GATGTGGTAGTGGTCACCGAATCGGGCAGAATCAATCGTATATCAATTCACGGTGTTCCTATTTCAGCACGAGCTAGAGCAGGTTTGAGTATTATTAAACTTGCTAAATGTGATACTATTAAAAAGATTCTTGTATGCAAGAACACAAATACTATTAAGATAACAACTAAGGGTGAAGTTCAGCATATTAAAGTAGCAGATCTTCAAGAAGGATCTTCTATAAGCACAGGAATCAAACTAGTATCAAATCCAATTAAAGTAGAACTGGAATGATGGGATAGTATGATTAAGAAATATAAAATTTTTAAATTAATACACGGAGCACCTGAAATGATACTACTGGATTCTAAGATCGATTCGTTTATAACTAAAGAAGAAGCTGAATTGACTTTGAAGACGATATTTAACTCAGATTCTATTTCTAGTAGGTATACAATTATTCCAATATATAGTAAAGAATAAGATATAAGGGATAGCACAATGCTATCCCTATTATTTTTTGTAATACTTAATATTTATAGTCATATATTATAAAGGTGAATATAAGAAATAGTATATCAATTACTATGATCCTGACTAATATAGCAGGCTATTTCACAGGAGTCATTTAAATGGATAAAAGTATAATAGTTGGTGATAGTGATGAAGAGGACAAAGTAAAATCACCCACACCTACAAAAACAGAAAGATTTGAAACGTTCGAAGAATTTAATAAATTCTTCATGAACCCAGACTCAGTATTAATACTATAAAAATAAAAGGGGATATTATATACCATGAAACGCTCAACAATTTTTAAAGGAATCAAATTCCAAAACAACACAGCAGATCATACGCTGCATTGCTCTAACCAAGATACACAAATGGTATTCCATGTAATGACAGCCAAACCAATTGTTATTGATGATAATGTAAAGTATGATTGTGAAGCTGCATTTAATGAACTATTCGCAGCTCATCGTATGTTTGGTGAGGAAGAGATCTTCGGAAGAAAAGGTGGAGAAATTAAAATAGCCATTAATGGTCATACCTTCGCTAGCGAAGGATACGACGAAACTAGTATTGTGTTAGATGATGGGAATACATTTACAAATATATTTATATCAACTAAGGGTGGATTTACAATAGATTCTTTATATCAATTTCATGATGATATAAAAGAATTTCTAGATCAGAATGAAATTGAGCTATAGAAATATATGGGCGATTTAATGTCGCCCTTTATTTTTTCTCGATGACATCTATTTAATTAGACGGAGGTGTTTTAATTGTGAAACCAACTACTGCTATTCTAAAGGGGTTATCCCCTAAAGCGGAAAAATCTTTAAGCAATATAAATAAATTTAAACTATGCGTAACGAAATTTATCAATGATAGGAATGCTCTATTATTCGATACATGCCCGTGTGATAGAATATACTATGGGGAAAACGATGCCAATGCTATGTTCGAAGCACTAGGTATAACTAAAGCAGAAATTACTGAAGCTGTATCTGGCACGTATTACTACCCTATTGTTTCTTTCAATCCTAGAGCAGCTAAAGATGAACTTACTGTATTAATGCTAACAGTGGTACGATACTTTGTTCAAAAGAAAGATAGACAGAATGCAGAATTAGCAATGTTATATTTAGCATTCTCTGGTAAGTTTTATCCATCAATTCATTACATGTCCTTTCCAAAAGTACAACCTTCAGAGTATAGACATGTAATGGAATATGTATTGAATAGTATGCTTAGCAATAAATTCGATTTAAAGACTAAAGGTTCTGTATTTGGCGCTGTAAAGAGTATAGGGTCTACATGGTTAGATTCTTATGCTAAAATGTTTGCATCATATAATGATGAAGATGTTGTGTATTTAATACAGCAGTTGCATAATCGTATTAAATCCTTTATGAAAAATATAGCATCATTATATTATGATGCATATGCCAATAAAGATTATATCACGTATGATAGTGATTCATTTGATGATTCTAATTATCATCTTGCAGATAATGATTCGCTAAAAGCGGAACGATTTATTGAGAGATCAATGGAGAAAATCAATACCGGATCTGTAGATTATAAGATTTGTAAAATGTCTTCTGATAATAATGTAAAAACAGAAGAGATCAAATCTATTATAGAATCTATCCTAAACGATAAGGAAAATATTCTAGAAGTTAAGGAACTTATTCGAATACTAGTATACTCGTACTTTGAACAAGCCAAGATTAAAGAAGTTTCTGATATATCATTTATAACCTTCTCAGTATCTCCAAAACCTAATACAAAAGACGTTAATATCATTAGGATGAAAGAACTACTAGAAGATTGGCTTGATAGCACTTCTGTATCATATAGAAAGAGAAAGAAAAGATTGGCTACTAGAAATAGTTATAATCGTGCTCTTCTTATGTATTTCACTCTTATTGTGCACATTGCAAATAAATCATAATATATAAGAGATAGCATAATGCTATCTCTTATATAAATTTTAGTTATATATTATATAAATGAGCAATAAAACGATTGCATCTTAAGGAGGAATTTATAATGACAGAAAAGAAGAGAGCAACTTTTGAAAAGCCATTAATAAAGACATTATGTTTTAGATTAGGGATATCAACAGATGATATAGGTGTATCGACATCGAACTTATATACTGATATTACATCTGCTTGGTGTGTATTTAATGATAAAAATTGTAAAGATGGAGGTATCTCAATACATACTGAGATACGAGAAGAAGTACTTACTGATAAAAATAAGAACCAATCTACTAGCGCAAATAAATATGTTGCTATTGAAGGAATGGATGATCCCTTTGGTGGAGATGAAAACGTATATATAGAAAACGTTCTTAAGATATGTAAAATGCTAAAAGACCATTTTAAAATGGAAGATTTCGGTTTAGAGTTCTTCTATCAAGATGGATATCTCTACCTGGTATAACTGAATATAAACTAACTCTTTATGGGTTAGTTTATTTTTTGTATATCTTCGTTATTTTAATTATATATTATATTAGCGAGTAGAGTCTAAACGTCTCTATATCTTATAACTGGAGATGTTTTATATAATGGAAGATAAAAGAAGATTTGGTATAATGAGCACTATGACTACGGAGTTAAGAAATTGTGAAACTATAAAAGCTAAGGTTGACTATTTCATGGCGCTATATGCAGATGAGTATAGTGAAATAAAAATAAATTTTGCAGTTTTTAATATAGACTGTAAATGTGTTAAAATACAAAAAAGTGTACAGATCTTTGAATTATTAAAATATATTGCATGGGCAGGGTTTAGAGGTTCGATTGACCAAATATTATTAAAAATGAAGTATTGTATAGAAGGTAATACTTCAACAATATATAATATTTGTTTAGCAAGAGATTTTAATCTTAATATACTGGTAGTAAAGAAACCAATTGAATTAGAAAGTAAACTAGCATAAAACTAGTTTATTTTTTATTTTTTTCTAATGCTGCATCAACTTTATCTAAGTTGTAAGTATTCGTTATAAACTTACTAAACAAATCTCCTTCTTTAATATTATTAAACATGAAATCAAAGTATGCCTTTCTAGCAGTAAAGTATTTAGGAGTTTTGTTTATATTAGCATACTGCATAGCCAAGAGATTAATATCAGATATTTGTCCCTCAAGTTCTTTTCTAAGTTCTGGTGTGAGGGACTTGTTTGTTTTAATCTCATGCTCTAAAACTTGAATAGCAGATTTCATTCTAGCAGATAGCATTGGAGTAGAGGTAAACATAACTTCTGTAGACATACTTACTAAGCCATATAGTAAATCTAATAATTTAGATATTTCTCCACTTGGTTCTTTACGCTTCTTATCATAATCAATCTTAGATAATACTGATGCTAATTCTGGACCATACCCATACATAGTTGCAAATTGATCTGCAAACTTCTCATCTATATACCTACGTTTATCTGTGTTCCTAGAGCTAGTAATTAAAAGCTCTCTAGTAAATGGAGATTTAGGAATATACTTATCTACAAATCCTGGAGCGTTACTTACTATATTGCTTATAGATTGTACAATATTTGATATGATTGGAAGATCTTTAGCTTTCTGTGTGCATACTGCCATAAAGGATATAGCGAATGCTTTAAGAGAATCTTTAAACACATCAAAGCATAGCTGTATTGGAACTACAGCGTCGGTAAAACTATGCCCTATTTCATGCAATATAGTTGCAGTTACTTCACCATCAGTAATATTCTTATCAAAGAATAACGCTGTTGTAGCAACAATAAGAACATCACATTCGGCATCTTCTTTATATTTTACACCATCTTTAGTTACAGTGTACTTTTCAGTAAGATTTCCATATTTAGATTGTCTTACTGGAACGGTATAGCAGTTATAGTGAACATCTACATCGAATCCAAAATACACTTTTCTAAAACCAAATGTATTGCTTATTTTATTACCCAACTCAAGTACGAGAGGATCGTTGACGATAGTATGTATAAGATCTGTTACCTTATATTTCTTTCTTATATCAGATATAGTTTTCTCTATACCCATTACTTCTGAGGTCTTCCCAAAATATGCTTCATTGATTGGTTCAAAGAACATTTTAATCACTCCTTCTTTATAATAATGTGCTTTTAATCAACAATCATATAATAGAGTAAAGGGAGGAATTAATAATGGCAAGTACTACGTTTAATAAATGCACTAAAGTTTCTTTAACAGAGGTTAGACAAATGGCATTAGATGCTAAAGAATCTCTTTGGCAAATGGCAAGAGATGTCGGAATGCCTGGCCCAAAGATTTATCTACATTGGACAGGTGGATGGTATAACAATCCAGATGATGATTATACTTTTCTAATTGCAGAAGATGGAACCATATACGCAACAGTTGATGATTTGTCTACTGTACTAGCTCATACATATCATAGAAATAGTGGATCGATTGGTATTGGGGCTTGTTGTTGTGCCTTAGCAACGACTGAGAATTTGGGAGATGCCCCACTAACAGATGCACAGATAGAAGCGATGGCTATGCTAACTGCAGTATTGGCTAAAGCTTTAGACCTTACAATTAATATCAACTGGGTAATGACACATGGCGAGGCAGGAGATAATCTAGATGGAGAATCTCCGCACGAACCATATGGTCCTGATAGTACATGTGAACGTTGGGATCTGGCTATTCTTAAGAATGGCGATGAATGGAAATCGGGTGGAGATACTCTTCGTGGTAAAGCTAATTGGTATTCGCAAAATTCTTAACTTAACATATGAGGATAGCATTACGCTATCCTCGTATTCGTTTGTAATATCTAGATATTACAAGTATATATTATAGAAATGAATAGTAATGAAAATTGCTATATCTTAATACTTGGAGTGATTAATAATGAACGATATTAAAAGAGAAAATTATATAATGCTAATTGAAGAGATGAAAACTCGTATCGATGATACTAAAAAGAAAATGGAATACTTAGATGGTAAATGGAGCGACGCTAAAAACGAAGGAAGATCTCCAGAGGCTGCTAAACTTGGTGTTAAACTTATGGTATTAGAAAATACTTTACAATTGATAGCTTCAGTTTTACTTGAAGGGTATGTAAGAGTATAAAATAAGACAGCATATATCCAGTAGCATTCAAAGTGCTACGGGATATATGCCCTCTTGAAAGGAGGTGAGAATAATGATATTATTCGCAACTGAAGACCATAAAGTGTATGGTCAAAAAGAAATAATACTTCCAGTTAGTGCCGAACTCAGTGGAAGTATTGTGGTTGAGAAACCACAGTCAAAAAGCTACATATACATTTTGTAGTGGATGTAGGGTTAGAGAATTAGAAGTTCTCTCTCCCTATATTAATGTTACCTCTTTATTTTTTCTTAGAAACGTAGACTTTGGTTTGTTATACTTCACTATTTTAAGCATATATTATATAGGTGAGTAGTAATAATAAATTGCTATATCTTATATCTGGAGTGATATAATATGAGTAAAATAGTTAAGATTACTTTCGAGGATAAAGGTTCTTTCAGTCCAATCAGTGTTATTGCAACTTTCGATAATGGAGTAGAGGAAAAGATATTTGATTACTTTTCTGATGAACTTCATTTTACAAAAGCTGAATTGATTGGTAAGACTAAAGAAGAAGCAATAGAATTACATTTCAAGAAAGATCAAGAATATTTAAAATCATAATAGGTCCGATATAGAGGCTAGAATTTCTAGCCTCTTAATAATTAAAAAGAAAATAATATAAAAATAGAAGCCCCTGCGTTACGCAGCTGGGCACCAGAGGTAGAACCAATGCCGTGAGACAATGAATAGGCGTGGGGAAAAGCAACTTACTTAGAGCGGATTAGTAAGCCGCAGCGGATGTGAACCGCTCCAAACAAACAGGAAATAAAAGTTAACGCTTTTATTTTTTGTTAGTATGCCGCAAACATGGTAATAAAGGATGTGATAAGATGTTTAAAGCACGGAAAGAAGTCGAAGAACTCATATATAAGACATTAGATGCAATGGACCCATCGGAGCAGAACTCTTCATTTTATAAAGAGAAGTTTGCTAAGATGAATGATGACGAATTTATGCAATTTTTTAAACAAGATTTTGCAATTAAATTTCAAATGAAATTATTTGAAATAGAACCTAAGATGCCACAGATAAAGAAGGCATTGGATATCATCAATGTTCCTCTTATGGAAAAACTTAATATGCCATTTATATATAGGAATAAACAAGGAGTTCCAGTTAAGAGTGAAGACGCCATGGTTATCTACGTTCCTATAAAGAAAATGAAACAATTTATCAGTAAGAAGAATTCTATGTCCACCAATATATCTAAACGTGATATGAAAACTGGATTGCTTTTGGATATAGATAAGAATGGTAATACATCTGATCGTGAAATGGAATGTTTAGCGGTTATGGGATTAAATAGCACTATAGCTGAACTATCTACATATAGAGCAGATTCTATGGAGGCTAAAACTGAATTTTATAATAGCATTAATACCACTGGTATGGTTTCACAGAAAGATGTGAAGGTATTGAAAGATGATTCACTCTCTAGAAATCTGCTAAACACTTACCTTATAGGTGCGGTATTAAACAGTAATCTGGTAAATGAAGAAGACTACTTGCCTTCTACGCTTAAGGATAAGGAAAGGAAAACCCAAAGAGAAGTATAGTTATATATTATAATAATGAAGTTTGAAAATATAACTAACTTAAATTAATATAGGAGGTGGTTAAAATGGCGAATGATTGTAAAATTGGAGTTATCCATGAAATCGGAGATATGGGTCTAGGATTTCAGGAATTAACTGCACAAGAAAAACTTGAACTCGAACGTGGAAAAGAAGAAACTGAAAGTAAACGTAAAGAAGGAAGCAGAGGTTAAAACTGCTATGCCAAATCCATACCAAAGATAAAGAGTTATACAAAAGTATAACTCTTTATCCTTTTGGGCAAATTTGAGGAGGAAATCATTATGACTAGACAAATTAAAAAAGAAGGCGTTATAAATCTAATAGTAATTATACTATTATTATTCACATTTGCGTTATCAATTGGTAGTTTTGGAAAAATCCAAACACTAAGTACTCGTATTATAACATTAGAAACCCTATTACAAGATAAACAAATTGCCGAAGATATATTAATAGAAAATAATAGAATATTGCAAGAAGAACAAGAACGATTAAGACTTATTACTCAAGAACTTTTAGAGAAAGATCAAAGGAGAACAAGAAGTATCTCGAATTTACAATCTAGGGGATTTAGTAGATATAACGATATCTCAGCAAATAAAGATTTGTCATCAGACGACATGAATAAAATTATTGATACTTGGGATAAACAGGTTAGTGGTGGAACACGCTTTAAAGGTCATGGGGACGCATTTATTGCAGCATCGAAAGAAAGCGGATTAAATCCGATTATTATATTAAGCCATGCGGCAGCAGAATCGCAATGGGGAAATTCTCAAATAGCTAGAGAAAAGAATAATTTCTTTGGTATTAATTGTATAGACAGTAATCCTGGTGCAGGATATGCTATGGGTAATGACATAGACTCCGGTATTATATCTGGGGCTATTTGGATAAAAAATAATTTTTATAATAATGGACATACAACTCTTCAGGCAATGCTAGATGCGAATTATGCATCTGATGGACAATGGGCTCGCACTATAGAAAGTATTGCCAATTCTTCTATAAGAATATTACGAACTTAATACATATAGAGGGGATAAATCCCCCTCTTTTTATTTTTTATTTCTTAGTTGACTTATAAGTAATGTAATTGGGTCCAACCCAATATAATTATAGACTTTATAAGAGAAGGAGTAGATAAAAATGTTACAAGCAAAAGTTATTGGGATAGGGGCGGCTGGTAATAAAGCTGCGATTAAATTAATTGAACGGGGTATTATGCAGACTAATGATGTGCTGTTATTAAATAGCACATTAAAAGACGTGCCTGCAGCGTATAAAGAATACGCAATCGAATTCAAAGGTGCGACAAAAGGTTGTGCTAAAGAAAGAAATCTTGCTAATCAAATGGTAATGGATAATCTTAGAAATGGGGATATTACACTTGACGGGTTCTTAGCTCCAGAAGATAAGATGGTCATCATTGTAAACAGTTCTGAAGGTGGAACTGGTTGCGGTGCAAGTACTGTAATTGCACAATATTTCGAACAAGTTTTGGATATACCAGTGCATATGTTTGTATTTGGTGGCTTTGAAGAAGATGCTCGCGGATTAAAAAATACAGTTGAGTATTTCAGAGATCTTTCTCCGAAATACGTGGTTCAAGCTATTTCTAATAAAAAATTCTTATCGGAATGCAATGGAAATAAAATCAAAGCAGAACAAGCAGCTAATGAAGAATTTGCTGCACGAATTGCTATTCTTCTCGGTAAAGGAATTGTAGAATCTGAAAATAATATGGATGATACAGATTTAATGAAGCTCACAACAATTCCTGGATATATGACCATTGAACATGGTACCCTTGACAAGCTTAAAAATGTAGAAGCATTTGACAAAGCTGTAATTTCTATTATTGATAAAACTCGGTCTTACGATTTCGATCCTACTTGCAGAGGGGTTGGCGTAATCCTTAATATCCATGAAAAAACAAAAGACTCTATCGACTATCTATTTAGAGTAATTAAAGAAAAATTTGGTGCTCCATTTGACATATTCTTTCATCTGCAAGATATACATGAGGAAGAATATATTCAAATTATTGTTGCCGGATTGAAAATGCCTACTGCTGATATTCAAGAGGTATATGATGAATATATTGCTAGAATGAATAAAGTAGACAAATCGAAAGATAACTTCTTTGGAATGAACTTTGATACAACTTCGAATGAATTCGATATGGGGGCCAAAACAACATCCGCTGCTAAGATCCAAGAAAATAAAGCAAATTTCTTTGGAAGTACTAGTGTACAAGTTAAAGGCGGAAAATTCCAAAACACTAAACTTCGTGAAGATTTTTAATAGGGGGTAATCTAATGCTTCATGCTGATAATTTGACGGAAACAAGTCTAGCCATAGATGGGAAATGGGTGGTGGCTAGACCATTACCCTTTTTTGGTATATACGGAATGATAATGAGGGTGAAAGATGCATATGTAGTATTAACTGGAAAGGCAGATGCAGTAAAATTCTACAAGCAGTAATAGGAGGGGAACGCAATGTTTGAGAAGTTCATTGCAAATATAAAAAATAAATCTAAGGTTGAACAAGAAAGGAATGTCGGCATAGATCTTCAACGTATAGTAGTCGGTCAAGCTGGAGCTTTATTGATTAAGCTGAAAAATATAGATGCAATGAGCGAGAAAGAAACTTATGAGGTTCTTAAGGATTCATACTCGCATATTCTAGCAGATATATTTGATTGTAATAATAAAGAGTATAAATTCCTATTGGCATCTCCCAAGTTTCTGACTATCTTAACACAAGTAATTAATGAGTCTCCAATTACTCACGATGAATGTGTTCATTGCAATAGGTTTATCTACGACTATATTGTATATGCCCGTCAAGATGAATATGTTAGGAAACTTCTATTCATGCTTGGAGAGGCAGTAAACAAAACTGTTACTAGAAAACTACTTGGTTGTGGAGTTGATGAGGAACTAGCTATATTCTTAGCAGTTGCAGTTAAATCCACATTCAAAGAAGAAGTAAATATTAAAAGATTAAACTTCACTCTAGCAACATCAAATCCTGGGTTTATGACAGTGCAGAAGATAATCGAAATATATGAAGCACTGTTTACCAGAATTGGGTTCTTATTCACCACGACGATGTTTGATACTAGCATATCTAATACAGAAGATATATGGGTGACTAAAGAAGTATTAGATGCGAATGATAATATCACATCAGCAAATTTATATATCCTTGAGAGTATGGAGCCAATTGAAATTACTAGAGTATTGTTGCTTTATTCAGAAGAGTTTAAGATGGTATACCGATCTGAATATAAATCCACCAGATGCTCATTGCATACTTTAACTCCTCCGAATTTCATTAAAACCTCAATAATTGTTAAACAACTAGAAGGGGATGACATCGTACTTCCTTAATACATAAGAGAGGCAATGCCTCTCTTATATCTTTTTATTTTTTCATAAACTTATGATTAAAAGGTTTAAGGAGGAATATATCGATGTATAACACACTCGATAATAAAAAGGAAAAAAATGTACTTTTATTGTTAAAAGGAAAAACAATCGAAGACGTTGAAAAACTTTCAGATGGCAAAATGGTTATAATATTCAAAGAATTTGGGACTCCAATGCTAACTTTATCCGCTATTATGCGTACCAAAGAGAAATCTTCTATTGATATAGAATACACGTTTCCATCTGATGGTAGTATAACAATTTAAAATGGAGGGGCCAGTATGTCATTATTAGCATATAATTTTAGGAAAACTGTATCTAAAGACAAAGATTATCGAATGAAGAAAGAAGCAACTTGTGAAGTAGGATATTCCACTGGATTTTTAAATTTTGACTTTACAAATGGTAGTGTTATCCATGTAAAATCTGAAGAAAAGAATTTGGACTTTAACTATTATTCGGTTGGTTTAACAGATGGTAGCATATGTACATTTATAGGACGGTCATCTTCAGGTAAAACAACCCTTGTCGCTCAAATGTCGGCTAATATAGTTAGACCATTTAAAACTGCATGTATATTTGAAGACTCTGTTGAAGTTGGATTAACTTGGTCTAGACGTGAAAACCTAAGCGGATTTCATGATGTAGAATTACATAACAGATATATTGTTAGAAATGAAGGCGTTACTGCTGAGAATTTCTACAAACGTGTTAAAATGATCCATGATATGAAAATAGCAGATCCTGATAAATATACATATAATACTGGAATGCTTGATAATTTTGGCGAGCCATTATTCAAATTAGAACCAACTGTATATATACTGGATTCATTAGCTATGCTAATGCCAGAAAATCTTACAACTGGTGAAGAGGCTGCCGGAAATATGGCAGGGGCTCAAGCAGCAAAAGTTATTACCGGAATATTTAGAACAATTGTACCTATGCTGAAGAGTGCTAATATTATACTTATGACAATCAATCATATATTAGACGACCCAGGTGCGGCTATGGCTAAAAAGAAATCATCTGTTGCGTATTTAAAACAAGGTGAAACTTTGCCTAGAGGCAAGACAATCATATATGTATCTAATACTATGATTCGGGTAGATGATATTAGTAAACTAAAAGATACAGAAAAATATAAATTCCTAGGTTCTATAGTAGAATTAACCTTAGTCAAATCAAGAACTGGTGGGAATAAAAAGACATCTATGGTATTCAGCCAAGATAAAGGGTTTGATCCCATTATGTCGCTATATTTGTTCTTATCCGAGCACGGCAGAGTAAACGGTGCAGGTGTAGGAATGTATCTTGATACCCATAATGAATTTAAATTCTCTATGGCTAATTTAAAGGATAAGTTCATCAAGAACCCTGCGTTCCAACAACTATTTATGAAAATTGCGCAGGAAGAATTATGCAAACTTCCAAAATTAATCTTTACCGATGCTGAAAAAGATTATGCTGTGTCTAATAATATATTGGATATGTGCCTGCAGGTACGTCCTAAAATGGAAGATATATTAACGGATGACAGTATCGAAGAGTTGCAAATCGATTCGACCCTAGATGATGAGGATGAATAAAGCCATAATCAGATAGAGCTTAGCTCTATCTGATCTAATATAAATATCCTTTGAGATATATATTATATAGATGAAGCTAAATTAGTTATATAAGGGGGAAAGCTTAATGGCGTCAAATCTAAACATAAAAGACACAACAGACGAAATTCAAGCGAGATTACCTAGCCAAGAATATGCGCTAGGGAAAGGGTTATTGCAACCATTTAACAATACCAACTCTGGTAGTCGTAAGATTATGCAGGGAATTCAGAAAGAGCAAGGTATGCAGCTGGAACATACAGAACCGGCTATAATCATGACAGGCTCTGAAAATCAATTTGGGGAATTATCATCCTCATTCATTAGGGCAGAAGCTAATTATATTGTAATTGATAAGATTCCAAAATACAGCGGAAATGATAGTATCAATTATTCCAATTATTGGTTAATACTATTGGATTCCGAAAATGGTATGCTACATGGCATAGAAAGGACAGATTATAGACACATTACAGAAAGCTATGGTTATAAATTTGATAATTCGTACATGGACGATCTCAACACTGGAGACCTCGTTCCTAGAGGAACACCAGTAAAGAAGAGTGCATCTTTTGATAAAGCAAATAATAAATGCGATGGCATTAATCTAACTACAGTGTATATGGCAACAGCACTAACAACAGAAGATCCTATTGTTATTTCTGAATCTGCCGCGAAGAAATTTGCCGCTCCATTGTTCGCTAAAATACAGTCTATTGTAAATGACAATGATATTTTACTGAATCTGTATGGAGATAATGACAATTATAAAACATTTCCGGATATTGGGGAGAACGTTAAAAATGGAATACTTTGCGGTGTTCGTAGAGAACGCAAAGATGACGAAGCGTTATACTCTCAAAGCTGGGAGAGACTAAAAGACATCATGATATCTGATGAAAGATATACAGTAGAAGGTAAAGTAATCGATATCAGTGTATACTGCAACAACCCAGAGAAGTTGCAGAATTCTATCTATAACAAACAGATAGCTAAGTATTACAATATGAATCAGGAGTTTTGTGCTAAGCTTATAGCATCAGTACAGCCTATTTTAGATACTGGTGTAAAGATGACTTATGATCTACAAAAAATATACTGCACCTGTAAAGATGTAGTAGAAGGTAAGCAATATATCAATGACCAAAAAGTCTTTAACAATATCGTTATGGAAATAGTTGTTATGGACATAATTCCACTTATCGCAGGAGATAAGATCACGGATAGATACGGCGGAAAGGGAGTTGTATCTAGAATACAACCAGACGCTCTTATGCCTAAAGTAAAATTAAGAAATGGATGGGAGCCGGTTGAAGCGCAATATAATAGTTGCACAGTTGTCAATCGTGAAAATCCAGGACAGTTATTTGAAACATCTGTAACATTTGTCGGCGAGAAGATTCTTGAAAGGATTGCCGATGGTACCAATACAATGAAACTAATAGAAGCCGAAGATATGATATATAGATATATGAAATGTATATCTATAACACAATCTGATTATTATAAAGAAATTATAGCCAGTATGAGTGAAACTGATAGAATTAGTTTTGTAAATTCAATGCTATGCGATGGGGCTATTTATATGAGCATTAAGCCTATATCTGAAAGTATGTGTTTAGATAAGCTTAGGGCGCTATATGCAGAATTCCCATGGATCGAATTATCCGAAATGCTTGTTCCTATACTTGACTCCAATAATAATTGGAGATATGTAGTAGCAAGACGTAGATTAGTAACTGGTAAGAAATATATTTACCGGTTGAAACAATTTGCTGAAGAGAAGTTCAGCGCAGTTTCTCTAGCTTCTACAAATATTAGAAGTGAGAATACCAAATCTAAAATGAATAAATTACATAAGACCGTTCACGCATCTACTCCAGTAAGATTCGGGGAAATGGAACTTGAAGATCTTATGCATACCGCAGTAGAGAACGTAATACAAGTTATTATGTTGCTCTCAACTTCACCGTTAGCAAGACGGTTACATCAACAACTTCTAACTGGTAATCCATTTGATATTGATATCAAATTGGATAAAGATTCAGTTAGTAGAAGTGTGGAAATAGTCAATGCTTATCTTAAGACAGCAGGTCTTAGATTAAAATTTGATAAAATTCCTAAGAAGAAAAATAATACAGCGTTAAGGAATATAGCAACACGAGTTCCTGGAGCTGTAGGATTAACTGATATCATTGATAGAGTCCCTGGATTCATAGAATCTATTGATTCTCTCAAAGCTTTGGTTGCGAAGAACAACCAAATAATTGGAAAGCCCCTCAATATTGCGTTTAGAGTACCAGACCATATCAAAACGCAAGATGGGGCAAACTTATATATTAAAGACAAAGAATTGTCTGAAGGTATTAGTGCTGTTATCGATCTAGTAGATTTCGAGGTCAAAACCGAAAAAGAACTAGAACATCGTATAGTTAATATAAGCACAACTGCTAAGAATCTAAATGTAGTGAATAGATGGGTAGCAGAAAGACTTCCAAATAACTTTTAAATACTAATATAAGAAGAGTATAGGAAACTATGCTCTTCTATACTATTTTGAAAGGAGTATATATGGAATATTATATGAGTACAGTGAAAGACGTATTAAAATCTGTACGAAAAGGAGAACTAGATCTTCTTAATACATTAACTATCGTTAATATTAACAAAAATGCTAGGATTTTTCTAGAGCATGATCCAGAAGTTAAGAGTGAATTAGAAATGATGCGAGATATACTGGAGATCTCGAATATACTTTATAATAATACTGATAGGGAAATGCTTCCATTAGAAGATGGGGTGTATGATCTTCTTGTTGTAAAGTATAATAATCTAACAGGGGGCAAAGCTCCAGTTGGTGCTCCACCAATACAATTTAATCAAGTATATCAGTCTAATTTATTAGAGAAACATAAAGCTGGTGATGGACCAATTCAAGCTGTAGTTAGAGTTAAGAATAAAGATGATATGTTATTCTTTAATGCATTAACGGCTAATTCTAAACCTATACCTTCCGATTTTGAGCATACTGTGAATAATACTCTAATCGGAAGGAGAATATCTAATGTAGCGCATACGTATCCAGAACTAGTTGGTACGTTAGATAAATGCAAGTTTGTACTAAATGCGCAAGCTGGAGAACGTGGTCTTCTAACTGGAGACGGTGCTGATACGGTCATGGTCTTTGAAAGAGATTTTCTTGGGTATTATTATGGAAATGGTATCGATGCCAATGAACTTATAGCTGAAATAAAATACGATGGAGTTTCAGTTGAAGCAGAAGTTGATGGCGATACTATTATTTCTGCTAGAAGTAGAGGGGATACCAATAATAATGAGGCAACTGATTTGACTCCTATCTTTGGAGGATATGTGTTTAAACGGGCTACTGGCTATGTTCCTAAAGGTACGATCTTTGGAATAAAGTTTGAAGCTATAGTTACCTATTATAATATCGATCAATTAAAAAGTAGATATGGTAAATCATATGCGAATGCTAGAAATGCAGTTATCGGATTGACTAGTTCTTTGGATGCTAGAAAGTTTAGAGATTTTATCACTCTTGTCCCATTAGCATGTTCACCAAAAACCAGTTTAGGTATTCCAAATAGAGAGGTAGAAATAAAGTTCCTAAACAAATATTATTCTTCTGGAATTGATTTGCGATATGAAGTATTACGTGGTGATTATACCACTCTACTATTCTTAGTAAAAAGATTTGTAGAAGAGGCTGAATATATGAGATCATTTCTGCCATTCATGTATGATGGTGTGGTGGTATCATATACCGATCCAGCTATTGTCCAAAGATTAGGTAGGTTCAATTCTGTCAATAAATATAGTATCGCCATAAAGTTTAATGCTTTAAAGAAGCAAACAATCTTTACAGGCTATACCTATTCTATAGGACAGAACGGATTAGTAACTCCAAAGGCGAACTTCAATCCAGTTGAGTTTATGGGAGGAATCCATGATAATACAACTGCCCATTCTCTTAATAGGGTTAATAAGTTAGCTTTAAGAGTTGGGGATATTGTAGATATTGAACTGGTTAATGATGTTATTTGCTATATAACAAAACCGCAAAATATCCATAACGACAATAACCTTAATCCAATTTTACAATTTCCAGAAATGTGTCCATCATGCGGAGAATCAATTTATGCATCAGATAGTGGCAACTCTGCATATTGTATAAACTTTGAGTGTCCAGAAAGAAATGTTAAACGAATGTCAAATATGATGAAGAAGCTAAATATAAAAGATTTCTCAACCCAAGCAGTAAGGCTATTAGGTATTTATAGTTTAGCTGATCTTCTAGACGTTACTAAAAATACAGCATGTGAAATATTTGGTGATGTTGTAGGGGCTAAGCTTATGGATAGAATAGACCAAATTAAATTTTCAAACTATCCTGACTATAGAATAATAGGAGCGATAGGATTTAGTTCTATTGCCGCCGAAAAATGGAAACGGATAATGAGTAATATTTCATTAGATACTTTGATAAATACACCAAGTAATAAATTGAAAGGGTTGCTTGGGTGTATCAAAGGTATTGGGCCCGCTGCAGTTGAGACGGTATTGTTTGAACGACCTATGTTTAAGAAAGATCTAATCGCTATATTTAATATGCCAAATGTTGTACACACGTTTGGGGATGTCTCAGTTAAACAGAGTGTACGGTTTACTGGCATACGAGATGAGGCATTAGCAAAAGAGTTTGAAAAGTTAGGGTTTGATGCAGATGGTGAAAAATCTGTTACCAAACAAACAACTATTCTTATTGTCCCGTACCAAGGATTCCATTCTAGTAAGATGAATAAGATTAGCCCAACGTGTATGGTGTTACCATTAGAATTAGCTTGGCAGCATATTAAGAATGGGACAATAGGCACATTCTGAAAATAGTGCCGAGCCATAAATTAAAGTTTAAAAGTAGCTAAACTAAAATATAATCATATATTATATAAGTGCTAGAGAGTTCTAATATAGTTCTCTCTAGCCAAATCAAAAAATAAAGGGGATATTACAACATGAAAAAATACGAAGAAACAGGTATCGACAATGAAATCCTTAAAGTTATGACCGAGAAGTTACATTACGGTTGGGATACTAGCTTCAGTCGCGATTCAGTTAAAATGTTAATTGAAGGCTTGGCTAAATATCTTGGCGAAGTAAAAGATAAGAAAGTTGTAAAAGCTGCTGTATTGGAAGATCTTAAAGGTAATTTCCACTTCGGCGCATTCGTTGAATATAACCAAACTGAAGATGGTAAGGGCAGCTTTAGCTTAACTTATACATTTGATAAAGATGATATTAAACCAGAATTTGAAAAGGTAACTGCGAGCAATCCAGTATTGCATCACATTCTTGCCGATGTTGGTCTTACTAAATATGGTATTAGTTTCAAATCATTTGAAGGTCAAGAATTTATCGTTCCTACAATGTGCGTTGTTGCTGATTGCATCAAAGCGTATTTACATGCGAATGTTAGTATTGACCCTACAGTTGAGCTAGAAGATTTCTTCGAAGCCACTGCACAACTCGATGGTGATGCTGTATATTATAGCTTAACACCATCTGCTATTGTTAAACAACATATCAAAGCGGACGCTGATATTGAAACAGCTGCCTAATACTTATTAATATAAGAGATACAGATATTCTGTATCTCTTATAAATTCTATTTAACGAAACTAGTAATTTTTTATAAGGGGCGAACAATAATGATTAAGAAAGTAAGTATAGGGAAAAAACTAATGGACGTTATTGATGAGCGAGAATATCATAAACGTGCTAAACTTGAAGATCCTTTATTCGAAGATACGTGCGTAGAAAAAGATGGCTTGCTATATCCAATTCAGAAAAAATATGACGGAACTCCTGGCGTGTATGATGCTGGTCCGTTTTTAAAATTTACCAAACCAGTCAACGACATAGAACAATACAGTTCTGACAAAATTATTGACTTCAATAATGCAAAAAACTTCAGAGATCTAATATCAAAACAAGACGATCTCAGACATGAAGAAAGAGCCATACTTAGTACAGTGAATAACGTCTTTGCTCCTGAAGTGTACGACGACGATACTCCTGAACTTGTAGCCATAAAGCAAATGATTACGTATAAAAATATTGATCCCGAATCTTATCGTCATAGATTCGGTGATGATTTTAGTAATAATATGCGACCACTTAAGGACAAGAAAAACAAATCAGTATCGTTCTATAAAGTTAGAACGTATTGTACCGTATTTGATACTAAGGCAACTCTTATCATCGAAGATAAAGAGGGTGCTATCAATCCTATGGGGCGAAGAATCGAAATAGAAATCACATCGGAGACATGATAAATATGAATACGATTGATTTTAGTAATGAAAAAACAATTTTAGCTACAACGGATAATATCTTCGTTCCTAGTGTGAACGAAGATGATTCTCCTGAAATAGTAGCAATAAAACAAATTATTGCTACTAAAAAAATAGATCTTAACGCGTATAAGCATAAGTTTGGTACTGATTATAGTCAGAATAAAAGAGTGTTAAAAACTGATATTAACACCATGAAAGAATTAGCAGCTAATTTTGATATAAAAGTAACTTTAGTGATACATGACAGCCCAATCCTAGGGGAGGTATAACATATTATGGAAAATTTAAAAAATAATACCAAATATATTGGGGCATTTGTAAAAGACCCAAATAATCCATCAATCCATCCATCTAGTCGTGATGTAGATTTCAAAAATATCGAACTTGATTATAGTGTATTGTATAATAATGAAAAATGTGCAGAAGTTTTAGCAAAAAAATATCTTTAATATTAGAGAGTGCAAAAATTACACCATACCCCACAGGAGGAATAAAATATGGATCAAGCTGAGTTTATTCACGGATATATTGAGAAAACATCAGATAAGTTTAATACAAAGTTATTTACCAGATCGGATGAAGAGATCATCCAAGAAATACAAAAAATAGTTCTCTCTTGTCAAAGAGAGAGCTTCTTTACTATCAAAGTGAAGAAATTTAGAGTTGTTGAAGACTATCGTGAAATAAATGATATTCTTCAAAAATATACAGAATATCTGCAATCTAAGAGTTCCTCTAATTCTAGAGGAGACGAAGATAACAGATACAATTTCATTGACTTGAAATCTTCTGACCTTAAATTGTTAATAGTTACATACTATATAGCAATTAAGGACGAACATGACACGATTGATGTAATCATCGCAGTACCAAGAGTGGTCGACAAATTCTATTTTAGAATTAACGGCTCCTATTACTCTGCGATGTACCAAATCGTGGATGCATCGACATATAACAACTCAACATCTAAAACCGCTAAACATAGCGTTACTTTGAAGACAACATTCCAACCAATAAGAATCTTCAGGAATGTATTAGAAGATAAGACCGCATTGAAAACCACTGCTAAGGAAGCAGTTAAATGCGTCAACTATGACAATAACACATTCACTAAGTCAGTAGAAACAGCACTATATATCTTAGCTAAAATGGGATATTATGGGGCTATGCAGTTCTTAGGAATATCTAATTCAATATTCCTTACTGAAGAAGATCCAGGTAATCCTGAACAGTATTATACTTTCCAGCCTAAGAAAACGGCTAACGTATTTATCAATGTACCAAGAATGCTATTTGATGGTAATTTTGTCATACAGCATATGGTAAATACTTTATGTGCTAATACACATAAAGATGCGACACTGAATGATATGTTTAGTACAGATTATTGGATCTCATGTTTAGGTGGTAACTTTAATCTTACTAATAGTTATGAAAAAGGACTTAGTGTTATACACTCTTTAGAGCATATATATGATATTAATACAAAGGAACAAATCCATCTTCCTATGGAATTTAAGAAAGATGTATATTGTATCTTGCGATGGATGATTAATGAGTATAACAATCTTAAACTCAAAAATAATCTTAATATCATGACTAAGAAATTACGGTGTGCCGAGTACATCGCATCTATCTATGCGGCTAAGCTATCTAAAGGCATTTATCGTTTATCAGACCAAGGTAAACGTGCCGATCTTAGTTCAATTAGAAAGGTAATAGTAACTAATCCTATGTTCCTAGTAACTAGTATGACTAGATGCCAGTTGATAAACTTTAGAAATATTGTGACTGACATGGATTCATTATTAGCATTGAAATTTACGTATAAAGGGATCAGTGGTATCGGCGAGAACGGCGGTAATGCAATTCCAGAAATATATAAACTTCTTGATGTTAGTAACATGGGTGTATTAGATCCAGATTCTTCTTCATCAACAGATCCTGGTATTAGTGGATCTATCGTTCCACTTCTTAAGATCTATGGTGATGGATATTTCTCTGAATTCCAAGAACCATTAACTTGGGATGAGGAGTATGCTAAACTGTATAACTCTTATAAAGAAACAAGAGGGTTGACAGAGATACTGGAGTTTAAAAAGCTGGTCTTAGAAGATAAGACCGTTAGCGATAATGATATTCTAATGGCAAGAGATTCTGAAGATATTAATAGGGGTCTAGTCTCTATGGTTCTAACCGAAGATGAAGAACCAGAGTATATTGGATTGCCATTAGAGGGATCTGGAAGAATATATTGGGAATAATTTTATTAAGAGGTGGTTTATTATGAGTAATATTTATGAACGTTGTTTCGTGTTCTCCAGAGAACAGATGGATAATAAGATCAAAATAGAAACTTCTAATGGCGGCAAAAAGCCAAAGTTTGGCACTGTTATCATTAATGGTATTCCTAAAACATATACTGATATAGTATTGTCTATGGATAAGGTGAGATTTTCTGATGCCAGTCTATTAATTAGAGGCGATATCAGAACTGTCAAATTTACAGAGCCAAAATAATTACATACCCCTATGAGAAATCATAGGGGTTATTATTTTTTAAGGGGTGAAAATTATGCAAGAAATAGTACAACGAAACAAGTTCGGTATCTGTCCAATATGTGGTAAAAAACTATTTCTATTTAATTCAACATATCAACTATATGCTATGTCTGAGAATGCATGGATATCTAAAGAGCTTGGTAAACATACTGTCTCTAAGGGTATATGTAAAGCATGTGGATTTAAAATGGATATGAAAACAACCATAGATGGATTGGTCCCAGTAAATTTTGTAGGAGCATCAACTCCTACTGAAGTACTGAAACCAAATCCAATAGGGAGTGTGCTAAAAGAATGAAAGACAAAATAATTGAATCTCTTAGAGTATTTGCAAAAGAGAATAAAGATCTATTTGTACAGCTATTTAGAGATAATCTTATACATGGAGATATTTTAAACCATAAAGAGTGTTTAGAATTAACAGAATTTGAAGTAAGAAGAATATATGGAAAAGAATATTTCAATAGTAGATTATATATTCAATTTATTATAGGAGTAGCTACTATAAAAATAGTAAAATTTAATCAATCCTATAATGGAGCTTTTATATGCGATTATGAAAGAAAAGAGATATTAATAGGAGAAGAGTCATATTTTGTAAAACGCATGATAGAATTTTGTAGAGCAAGCAATACAATAGAGGCGATAGACGGGTCTATCAAAGTATATTTATCATCTATTACTGAATTTATTATTTATATGCTCGCATTGCAAACTGATAATATGGAGTTGGTATTAACAGATTTTTATATAAGATCACATTTAAATTCCATAGTATCAGATATTGTACTTGAAATTGGTCTTGAAGTTAATAAAATAATAGAAAGTGAGGTAAATGTTAATGTTTGATTATATGATGCTAACTAGACTAATGCCTGTAATGTGTGATGCTCAAAGAATGAAATATGCTAGTGCTTTAAGACTACCACCTAATGTGGAAACATATCTTAAAGATAATGGTGTAGACCCTAAAGGGTCTATAAATTTCTTTAATGATAAAACCCAAGAGATCCGTATCTTTATTGTATACGGAGAATGTAAGTATGCTATGATGCACGACATAATCGATAACAAACATACTTTTTGTATCTTTGCTGATTTTATTCTTAAAGATGAAAATGATGCTATGGAAATCTTTGAGATAATCGATAATATAGTGCATCTTATCATATCATATGCATTTCCACCAGCTATGTACAAATCTAAAATAAAATATATTAAAGATACATTCTTAACTACGATCAATGAGCAACTTAAGAATGTATGCACATATAATGTTTGGGCTATTTTCGGTGATAAATTCTTGGATGATTATAAATTATTATACCCAGATGAGGCAAAAGATATTGATAAGATTATGGAAGTTTACGATCAAATTGAAAGATAGAATATAAAGGATATGCATTTTGCATATCCTTTATTTTTTAGTTATATATTATATAGCTGAGTAAGAATAAAAATATAATTTTAGGAGATGTAATTATGCAAACAAATGTAACAATCAAGGAGACAATTCGAAAGTTTAGAACAACACGGAACCTCAATGATATTCAAAATAATTTCATTAGCTCTGAGGAAGCTGAAGCTTTGACTAAAATTATTCAGAATATTACTGCTGGTAAATATTCTGAGCTAGAATTACAAAATTTTGTTGGGGGTAATAAATAATGGCACAACACACATCTAGAATAACTTATGTAGTACCAAAATATCATAATGATTTAATCAAATCATATTGTGCGGCAATAGGTGTGGATAAAGAAGTTTACCTCCAAACTACTGCTAATAATTGTTTAGAAAAATTCGATAAAGAAAAACAATCTAATTTTGTAGACATGTTCAATAATTTAGTCTTATCTAAAAGTGTATCCGATGATATATATTCTATATTTGAAGAAGCTATGAAATTTTATGGTGCTATAAAATCAGACTGTTTGCGATTTGGCTTATATGAATTAATATACAATCCCGTTTTGACACCTAGATTTAAAGAATTAGTTGCGATAGCTAATACACCCCCAAGATCTATAGGATGTAACGTCGCAGCTATTCCTAAATATGTAGTCGAACATATTGCAAAAATGCAAAAATGTAATTCATTTTATGGTATCATATTGGGAGACATAGTTCCTTTAGCCGTAGCTAAATTCGTAGAGCTTTATGAGAAAGATAAAGTTATTGGAAACTACACAAGATTCTTTCCAGAAAATGAGGATATTTTAGTTAAAGTTAAAGTATACAAAGATATCCATAAAATGTCTAAATATTATGGAAATATTCAACGGTGTGGTATTATAAGAAATATGGCTCTTTATTCCGTCATTATGGATGGGAATAAAAAAGAGGAGGTAATTCCTATGAAAGAAGAAGCCATTGTTACACCGCCAGTAAAGGAAAAAAATGTTATTATATCTAGTGGAGTTAAGTTTGACAATCCAAAAGTAAAAGATGTATTTACACATCTTTTACGAAATACAGATGTGGGAGAAATGTACATATCTGAAGCAGAAGCTGATTTCATTATTACGGTAATTTGTAATATGATAGGAGGTAAATATACAGAGGAAGAATTAGTAGATTTCGCTAATGTATAAAAATTATAAAGGATATAACACAATTGCCAATTGGATAAAGGCTAGCGAAAACTAGCCTTTTTCTTTTTTATATTCTAGTTGACTCTTATATAATAGGATAGGAGGTAAGGATATGAGATTACATAGCATGACTTTATATAACTACATAGGTATATATAATGGTATGGGTATATATATTATTTCTGTAGATTTTACTAAATGTATCAATGATATTGTTATTATCAAAGGAGATAATGGATCTGGTAAGAGTACACTTTCAAAAGCTATATCTCCATCAAATGAGGCTAGCTCAGATTATATTCCTGGGCTTGAAGGTGGAAAAGATATAGCGTATATTATGGATAATGGGGAGATTGTTTTTATATCATATAGATCGCCAGTAAACGCTGAGGGTGAAAGAAAGAAAACAACTTGCCATGTCAAGAAGCAATATTTAGATGGGCAATTGATAGAGTTAAATCCGAATGGTAATGTAAATGAAGGTAAGGATATTATCTTTGAACTATTCGACCTCGACTCTAGTTTTATTACACTATCTCAATTGTCTTCTGAAGACAGAGGTTTAGCTGATAAGAAGCCTGCTGATAGAAAGAAGTTCATAAATTCTATCATGGATTCGTTAGAAGTTTACAATCAAATTTATAAAGTCCTAAGTAAAAAATCAACAACGTTAAAAGCTTTAGTCAATTCGATAAGCACCAAGATAGATAATATTGGTAATGTGGAACAGATTCAAAACTCTATCAAGGTATTAGAAAACACATTGGGTTCTATGGAAGATAGAAAAGTTCTTCTTATTGCTAGTATTTCTACTGCAAAGGAAAAGATATCAAATATCAATAAAGATGGAAATGTTATAGATATTTATAATAGTTTGAATCAAGAATTTTCTAATCTTAATGCGGTTCTATCTTCTTCCCAGAATATTATAGATAGTATATTAACAGATAAGGATTTGACTAATTGCGAAAAAGAGCTATATATGGCAAAGACAAGAAAACAAGCTATAGAAGAGAAGCTTGGCGATCTTAATACACAATCGCTTGCCATCGCTAATGACATTGAAATTAAGAAGATAAAGCTCGGCTCTATTGGCGATATAGAATTATATAATACAATACAAGGGAGAGTGACCGAATTACAGCATTCTTTAGATGGAGCAATTAATATTTTTAAGGCTATAGGATTTGAAAATTATAATGCTGTATCCGAAGACGAGTATAAGTTCTCTTTAGGTACAATAGATAAGATCAACTTTATGATGGATACTATAAGAGAAAACTTTTCTTATTCTGTGATAGAATCTTCTTTCAAACATCTGTCTGGTTATCAACGAAAGTATACAGAAGAGACATTGCAGATATTAGTAGCCAATAAACAAGAGGCTGAGAAACTATTGGCTGGGCAAGAGATACTAAAACGGAGTTGTAAAGATTTTGATACTATTCCTACAGATTGCAACCATATTTCCAATTGCCCATTCATAACTTCAATAGTTAAAGCAAAATTAAATCTATTGCCTAATAAAGATTATGAAAATTTAGTAGGGTTAAATGAGGATTTGGATAAGGATATAAAACAGTTAAGGATAAATATCAATAAAGAAGATGGTCTTCTTGAATGTATTAGATACGTTAAAGAAACTCTAACTATTATACTAGAATCCTACTCGATAATATCTAAGTTTCCAAATATGAAAGATATCGGAGAAGCTAAATTAAAAAAATTCTTATTAGGTGGTAAAAGTATAGATTTAGATACTAGAGTTTATATGGAATATAGTAATCTTATCTCTATGATTAAAGCTAACCATGCCGATATAAAAACATTGAAAGATCAATTATCTTCTATCTCGGCTAACAAAGATATGATAGAAATGATTACAAGCGACCTCAATAAGCTTACCCTATCATATAAAGAATTAACTAAGATGAAAGATGAATATATTACCCAAGTATTTGTTTTTGGTACTCGTATTATAGATTTGGAAAGAGATATAGATAGGATAAAATACATCTTAGAAGAGAAGGCTAAAATGAAAATTAGAATAGAAAGGAAAAAAGAGTTAGCTATTCAATTACCTAAACTAAACAACAGCTATATCGAAGCTCAAAACCTCAATCAAAGCATATCTAACAATATGATCGAATTGCAAGAACTTAATAGTAATACCATTCCAGAGGTATCAAACGAGATTAATAAGAATAAGTATAAAATAGTTCTACATACTGACTATATTAAGGAGTATACCGAATATACTAAACAGTATGATATGGTAGAAACTATTAAGTATTATAGCTCACCCACCACTGGCATACAGACGATATTTATGGAAATCTATATGAATGATATCATTAAGATTTCTAATGAACTTCTAACTATGCTATTTGCTGGTGAATACGTATTACATCCATTCACAATTAATGAAACTGAATTTAGAATACCATGTTTGGGTAAGGGTATAATAAACGATGATGTATCGTCTATGTCTACAAGCCAAGTGTGTATGATATCTATGATACTTAGTTTTGCTTTGCTGAATAAAGCATCAGATAGATTCAATATTGTTAAGATAGATGAAATGGATGGAGGATTAGATACTAATAATAGATTACAGTTTATCGTCTTATTAAGAAAAATGATGCAGTTATTAAACTATACTCAATGCATAATGATATCTCATAATACAGAACTTACAATGTGCAATGCTGACATAATTGTATTGCGTAATAGCGATGTAAATCTTAAACTAGACGGTAATGTTATATTTGAAATGCCGTAAAAAGGAGAGTGCAAAAATGTTTATTCCAAAAGAATGTTATAATGCATATGGTGTAGATTTGGATGGTTGTATCACACAAGAGAATGAAGGGTGTTCTAAATGTTATTATAGAAAACGAAAAGAACAAGAACACACCGCTCAAGTAAAACGATCTGAAGCGAATATTAAATAATATATAAGAGATATAGCATAATGCTATATCTCTTTATTTTTTCTAATATTCATCAATTGCTCTATTACCAATAAGAACTAATGGGAAATCCATATTAGCTGAAGTGTTTCTAGCAACTCCAGATCTAACGTCTATTCTCATTTGCTGCAATAGAAAATCTGCAGGTCTTGGAACGTTAGGTACAGACTGTCCAGTTGAAGTATCCATTATATCAAAATATTTATCTTGCGTTTCTTGGTTGTATATAACAACAGCTTTAATGAAAGGATTATTTTCCATACTCATAGCATTCTGTTCTGGTGTTATATTACGCAGATAGTTTTCATATCCAGGTTCCCCACTAATAGGTTTGATGTCATTATCAATACCTATTCCAACCATACCCATAGTTGGACTATTAATTTGCATAGGGGTTATACCGCCGAATGGCATGCCCATACCTTGAACTGAACCGACAGGAGTATTGATGAATGCATTATACATATCCATGATTTTTTTATCATCGTCATCCTTGTCATTAAGTTTGAATTCCTTAACCCGTTTCATATCAAGGTTATGGCAGTTAGTAATAACAGAGTTTATTTCTCTAATAGCAGAAATCTTATTACCAACTAATCCTGCAGCGGCACCAGTTAAATCGCATAAATAATTATATTTATTCTTAAGAGTTTTACTAGCACGGACCAAATGCAAATCTGCTTGTATATTGGCACTAAGACCATCAATCTGATTGATAGATGCGGCTAGCATATTTGTAGTATCTTCATATGTTTTTCTATATGATATATTACCATCGATAGGGGATAGTTCTGCTCTACCCTCAACTGCAACATATTCACCGCTACCATCATCTATTCTTTTTTTACTAGGAGGGCGACCTCTTTTTTTAGCTGGCTCTTCAGTATTAGCTAGACTTAGAGCTTCTTCATCGTTGTTTACAAAGAATTTACTATTAAAGCCAAAACTAGTCGGTTCGACCCTGGATACTATTTTCTTTAATTCCATAATTCTCTAACCACCTTAGTTTATTTTATTTAAGTGTTTTGGTAATAATTTATAACCCTAGGTACAATATGGTAAATATATAAAAGAAAAGAGGAATTTATAATGAAAGAATTAAAACATCCACTTTTAACCAGTAAGTACACAAAGATTTCACATGAGGATGAACCTCAATTTGGCGCTCCTCATCATTTTCAAGTAACTCCAGTTATTGCAACCGAAGGATATACTGTAGTTAAAGTAGATTTCCAAGAAGGTCCTATTAAAGAGAATGGTGTTAATGGCATCGCTAACGAAGATGCTCTTGTTATGGTATTGGCTCGTTTGGAAGGATTTCAAAATACCCAATACGCATGCGCCGAAAACGAAGATGCTATTTTTCATATTGAAGCTGCATTAAAAGTATTACGATCGCGTACAGATAAACGTGTTGCTAGAAATGTTGAAGGTACTCATATCGTCTAATATATTTAAATGGGCTCGTAACTCAGCTGGTTCGAGTCCATTCGAGCCCACCTTAATTCTAAAACTTTATAAAATACATAAGACCTAGTCTTTTTGACTAGGTCTATTCGTGTGTCTTATACTTTTTTAATATGTCTAGAACATATAAATAAGGTTGTAATCGCACCTTATAAGGTGCAATTAGGGAGGAATTGAATAAATGATTAGTGGATATAAAGATGGTAGTGATTTAACACTTATGAATGCTACGTATCATTATGGTAGAAAAGACGATGATGGTAAATTTAAAAAAGACAATATGGTTATTGTATTTAAAGACAATAAAACTGGTAAGAAAGATTGTCGAACTATATACGAGCCACCTTATACTTATTACAAAACTAAGGATGATGCAACGGTAGGGTACAATCAGTTCTTTATAGATAGAGCTAAAGTTGAACCGATTACTGTTCCATATAAGAACTTAGAAAAGAGTATTGCCGAACAAACAGGACAATTAGAATTGTTTTATGATAATATAAAATGTGGGAATAGGTATGCTAATAAAAGACTTCACTTAGATGAGCGTATTTTCGGATCTGACTTGCATATTAATAATTTTTATAGAAAAGAATTCGATAAAGTATATGTAAACGATATCAAGCCTATAGATAAAGCATATCTAGATATAGAAGCAGATATTAAATACATGAGAGGAGACTTTCCAGAACCTGGAGAGTGTCCAATTAATGCCGTATCACTAATGGTTGAAAAGACCAATACGTTATACACTTTCGTCCTTAGGGATTCTCGTAATCCTTTGATTGCACAATTTGAAAAAGGATTAGATAAGAATAACTTCATTGAGAAATTTAAAGAGTTTCTACAAACAAATGTCGGCGGATATAAAAAACTTGTTGGGTTTAAACTCGATAAGATTCAAGTAAAACTCATATTCTTCGATGATGAACTTGATATGCTTATGAATCTATTCAGATTAATAAATATGATTCAGCCGGATTTTGTATTAGCGTGGAACATGGGGTTTGATATACCTTATATTATCCAGCGTTTAATAAATTTAGGAGCTGATCCTAGAGAAGTTATTTGCCATCCAGATTTCTCTGAGAAATACTGCGAGTATTTCGTTGATGAGAGAAATAAGAGTATAATCGAGCAACGTGGTGACTTTGCAGATATATCATCGTACTCTATATATCTAGATCAGATGATTCAATTTGCATCGAGAAGAAAAGGTCAATCTGCATTTAGTAGTAATAAACTAAATGATATTGGAGAAGCTGTATGTAAAGTAAGAAAATTAAGTTGGAAGCATATAACTTCAGAGATGGCAGAACTTCCTTACTTAGACTTTTGGACATTCATTATGTACAATATGATGGATGTTATCGTACAGAAATGTATCGAAGAGAAGACAGGTGATATAAATTATATATATAGTAAGGCTATGGCTAACTCTACAATGTATCACAAAGCTCATAGACAAACAGTTTACTTAGCCAATAGAGCAGTAACTTCATTCCTTAAGAACAATGATGTTATTGCTGGTAATAACGTAAATAAATTCAATGAAAAACCTACAGAGAAATATGCGGGAGCGTTTGTTGCTGACCCTGTACTAGTTTCAGATATGGCTAAAGTTAAGATTAATGGCGTTCCTGTAATGGTTTATAAGAATGCGAATGATTATGACTACAAACGTCTGTATCCTAGTATAACTCAAGAATTTAATATGGCTCCAAATACTCAAGTTGGTATGATTGAAATGCCAGAGACTATTTATAAAGAAGAAAATCCAAATAAAGATCCTAAATTCGTTAGAGCTGGAGCGTATGTGGAAAATCTAGCATCTCAAAATTATCTAGAATTCTGTAAGCGTTGGCTTCATCTTGGCGGATTTAGAGAAGTCTACGATGACATTGTAGAGTATTTCACTATGAAAAGAACTCCACTAAATGGCACTATGGATCTACAATTATCCCAAGGTATAAAAGACATAGTATTCAGATTGCATAAAGGGGAAAATCTACAAATTGCTCAACGTCATACTGGCAATATTAAGGTAGTAGATAGATATTTAGCAATGCCTAAACATGTAGAAGATGCAGTTAATGACTATAGGAAAGGGATGAAATTATAATGCAAAATATAATAGAATATAAAGTTGATGCGAAAACTATTCTATCTATAATCGAAATATCTAAAAAGATTAAAAGTTTCTCTGTGGTGTGTATAAACACACCACAGGGTATAGACATGTATGGGTATAATATAGATTTTGGACTGATGAAAACAATATCCGATAATAAATTAACATTACTATCTTTACCTATGGATATAGCAATATTATCTAGCGATATATCTTCTTTAGAAAAAGAAATAGTTGAACAAAATATAACTGAAGTGTATATAGGGGTCAGTGCCAGTGAAGAATTGACAACTAGCCCAATAGATGGGAAACCCATACCAATTTTTATATTTGGAAAATATATTAGAGGTGGAAATATAGAAGTTCCACTGTGCGATTATGATTTTTTTCTCAATATAACTATTAGAATAAATGCAGAAGTTATATATTCTACAGTACTTGAGCAAAAAGAATTAACAGATGATCTAGAATTTATAACCATGCGTAATACAAAAAGCGAAGATGGAATGTCAATGCTGCATATAGGAGATCATTTAGTTTACGTTACTCCAAATATGCTCAGTATTCTTAAAGGTGACGAAGCTTCTATTGAGATAAGAAGCGCTAATGTTGGAAAGCTTGCATTATTTACTATAACTAAAAAAAAGAAAAAATGCATAGTAAAAATTATATTCAGGATAATGGATATAAGAAAACAACCCTGAAACATCTAAATAATCTTAATGAGGAGGATTAACTATGGCTGATAAAAGTAATATAAACAATTCACAAATAAAAAAGTTAGAGAAAAATGTACAAGATAATCTTAATAGCTTACACACAGACATACATTTTTCTAGCCCAGAAACGAATACTACTATCGATTATATGCGAAACAAAATGCATCGCAGTATTGATAAACTAATGGCTAATAATGTAAGTAATACTGGCATGACCAATATATCTAGTCTATATGCTAGAAGTAAGAATATTCAAACCGATAGAAGTATAATAGATGGGATTGCCAATACATTTGAGAATGAGGCTGTTATGAATAACGTAATGAGTCTTTATTCTCAAAATTCTTATCTGAGAGATCTTGATAAAGAAATAGAGGTTATATGTAAGTATATGCCTAAACTTGTAGACGCTATGGATACAAGAAAAGAGCATGTATTATCAGCAGATCATTTCTCTAAAGATTCCATCAATATTAAAAATAGTTCATCTACAGATTTTGATGTTAGCTCAGCAAATAATATTAAAGAAATGAAAGAGAAATATGACATTGATGAGCTAATGGCTAAAGTGTATAAAGAAGCAGATTATAAGGGAGAATGTTTTGTATACATTGTCCCATTTAAGAAGGCTATCTCTAGACTGTTGAAACCTGATACTGGAGGTGGTATGATTAGTGCTAATGAAGCTGTCAATTATACATATGATACTAAAGCTCAAAAACTAATAAATGAAACAGTTACGGATATATCAGCTAACCCAAATGAAGGCGTTACCATAGAAATTAATAAAAACGGTATAATTGAATCTGCAATACAATCACATCAACGCGCTGAGAAAGTTATAAGCGAAACTGCATTTTTATCTTTAAATGAAAATGGAAAAATAAGTAGAAAAGTAAAACAAGATGAAAACGCTGCAATTAATGAAAGTAAGATCGCCGCAGCAACAAAAATTGGAATGCAGGGTCTTGCTAAGTTTGATAAATCATTGCAAGATGTAAAGAAAAAGTTCTATAATATGGATGCTACAGCGGCTGATGGTTTTATTGTTGGTGATAAAAGTGAAGATATGGAGTTAAAAATTCCAGGATGTGTTGTCAAAATTCTTGACCATACAATGGTTAAGCCACTATATATAGAAGATATATGCTTAGGGTACTTCTATATAGAATGTGATAAAAATATGGATATGGATCAAAATACATTTGCTAATACGTTAGGTGGTATCAAACCTGGAGCTAATAGAAACTCTAATATGGGGTTAGACCAAGAACAAGATAGTGTAATTCTTAAAAAGATTGCTAGTGAGATTTCTGACAATATCGATAAGAAATTCATTAATGCCAATCAAGATTTATCTAAAGAAATCTATCTTATTCTTAAATATAACCGTGATGTTGGCGCTGATGGTAAGATAAGTAAAATCAAAGTTACATTCATTCCGCCAGAAGATATGGTACATGCATACTTTGATAAAGATCCAAAGAGTAATCGTGGTATTTCTGGATTACTGAGAGCATTGTTCCCAGCTAAGTTATATTCTTGTCTTTATATCACAAATACCATTACTATTCTTACCAGAGGTCAAGACAAACATGTGTACTATGTAAAACAATCGGTTGATACAAATATAGCAAATGTATTGCTTAGTACAATCAATCAAATAAAGAAATCTAACTTCGGTCTTAGACAAATCGAGAATATGAATAATATCATGAATATCACAGGTAGGTTTAATGATTATATTATTCCTAGAAGCCCAAGCGGTGAAGCTCCTGTTGATTTCGAAGTTATGCAAGGACAAAATGTAGAAATAAAAACAGATCTCATGAATATGCTTGAAGAGATGGCGGTTAATAGTACAGATGTACCATTAGAAGTCATTGCCGCTAGACAGCAATTAGATTTTGCTACTCATTACACAATGAGTAATACTAAATTCTTACGTAAAGTCTACAATAGACAATCCAAATTTAAGAAGATCTGTGATAGAATACTTACAAAGGTATATGATGCAGAGTTTGATTGCGAAGACAGCATTGATACAACTTTGCCCCCTCCAATGTATCTAAATCTTATCAATACTGGACAGATATTCCAATCAACAAATGAAATGGTTCAAAACACAACAGATATGTATGCCGGAGATCAATCTGCCGATGTACAAGCAAATTTTAGTAGATCTCTTAAAAAGTATTATCTGGCTACGTTCTTACCTACCGATGAGATAGAAAAGATGCTTGATATGGCTAAGATGCTTGCTAAAGCAAATCCTACAGAACAATAGACACTATATATCCCCGTATACCAATTGGTATACGGGGATATATATTTACATTTATCAAACAATACTAGGGGAGACTGCTCCAGTAACACCAGTATTACCGGCAGTTGGCATTTTGGCGATTGCGCTATATCCGAATTTTGCATCTTCGAAGATAGTGTTTTCATTAATCCATGCAAGGAATGCAATTGCTTTAGCTGTAATAGCAGGACCAGTGATAGGGAAGCCATTGAATTGTACATTCAATTCTTTCCAGCCAATATCACCTTTTTCTGCATTGTACATGCTAGTTTCAGCAGTTGTTGGTTGTGCAGATACGATCAGGTAAGCCTTTTCAATCTTACGGCAAGTATTATCAGTTACGAAGTATAAGAACTGGAATGTTTCATACTCATATCCTGCTTCATCCATAATCGCTGTACCACCAGAAGTGCTTGCTTTTAACAGACCGTTGTATGTCTTAACTTGAGTACGAGGATCTTTAATACCACGAAGGAATAATTCATGAACCTTCGTAAATACAGAACCTTGGCGCTCGAAATACCGCATAGTGAATTGCGATGCAGATTGCATAGTTACTTTAGTAATTACATTCAGCGTCGAAATACCATTAGTGATTTCAGAAGTATCTGTAGTGATATCCTCGATACCATCAATACCTCTGAAGTCATACTCAAGAATATGGCGATAAATGTCAATCAACGTCTTATATTCTGAATTGCTTGTAGCAAGAGTTTCTAAGAACGTAGGAATCTTGAGCGTGATTAAAAACGGATACCCTGTCTCAAAATTATTAAACTGAGTCAGGTTCGAAAAGTCTGTAACGCCGCGACCAAGTGTATACGCGGTCACGTCGCGTGGACTTGCAGTGTTAGCAAAAATACTATTAATAGTCTCAGACATAATCTAATTCCCCTCTCCTCACGATGATTTCAGAGCAGAAATCTTGAAGATTTCAGTCTGAACGAAGTCTTTAAATGTTACTTTGATAACAGCATAGAAGATTTTGTTAGCTTCATATGCCTTATCTCTTGTATACACAAGTTCAATTGAATTGAACTTAGTTGTATATTTATCAATGATGGCTTGAACGTCATCCTTATATTTCGTTAAATCGTCACCAGTGATGAAGTTATAACGAATTTTAGGACATCTAACACGGATTTCTTTGATAAGTTCTTGAGTCATTAATACATTATGCAACCAAGATAACTGAGTCAGTTTTTCTTGAGAAGTATATTCAGATTCAAGAGTGAGTAAATCGCTGTAATACGTAGCATAGTTAATGCGACTATCATCGAAATACTGTTTCTGATCAACCTTGGGAGTATTTTTAGGAACGAAGTTTACAGTCCCTTTGATTACATCAGGGAATGTAACTTCATACAATTGACCGCAGAATGGACGAGATCTACCATTTAGGAAATGTTTAACGAAATTTGTACACAGCGTATACATAATCGTTACAGTGATTTGCTTCCTGGTATAAGGATCTTTAACATCCCAGCTGTTATGGTATGATGCACAGAAGCGTGATTTGTAACTAGCTACATTAGCCAATGTAATTTCTGCAATTGACTGAAGTGCTAGACCCATATCACGGAAATAGAACATATCTTCACGGAAAACTGTAAGATTTTCAATTGCCCGTTTTACGATGGCTGGATAGTCAGCATCAAAAACAACGTCTATTCTGCTATTATCCAAATCATAAATATCATCGCTTGCGGTGCCATTGAACACTTTTACAAGTTCAGTTGGATATGTAGCTGCAGTAATAGGACGATCGCCAAATAATCCATTAGTACCACCCATAAGACTAATACCGGTCAAAGAATCTAGTTGTACTGTCGCGTCTACAATAATTTGATCGTATGCCGCCCCAAATAGATTGCAACCAAACAATGCATCTGAATATTCAAATTCAGCTATATCAATACCAGAAATATATGCAACATTTTCCATGAATGCGGTAATTTCATCTTCAAAAATTCTGCAGCGAACTTGATTGGATTCGGTAGCAATAACATTTTGAAGAGAAATATTAGAGTCGTTTTCAACAATATCTGGATTCAAGCAGAATGTCATTGATTCGAGATCATTACCATTTTCCATAACTTTTAAAATATATTTTACATAATCAACAGGCCTGCTTGCAGATGTATCTGCATAAAGACGGAATTTCTTATTTGAAACTCCTCGCCCATTATCAGCTATCATGAATAATGGATAATGCCCATCTTCGCCAACAACATTTGAATGGATATTATCTGCTAAGAATGCAGATGCCATTGAAGGTAAACTATTACCAGCAATACTAACAGTTTTTAATTCATATGAAATTTTACATTTCTGAATCATAACTGGAAGCGTACCAATGGCATTTGTACTTTCAGTAACCCCATCAGTATAAATAGGATTACCATTCTCATCAGTTTTTTGAATAGTTTCCTTAGAGACTACAGCAACAACCCCTATATTAGCAAGAGTTGCATCTTCAGCTACAATACGTTTGCAGAAAAGTCGACCGCCAGCATTAATTACTTTAGCAGCCTGAATTAGAGTCTGCCCATGTTTGTAGAATGATGGAGTTGTTCCATACAATTTAAAGAATTTATCTCCCATAAGTTGTTGAAATTCCTCAGGACCTTTATCTGAAGAGAATCCTGTCATAAAGACTGGGCGGTCTAACGTGTCTACTGTCGGAGAAGTTATAGAATCAATATTACTCTGGTCATCCCAGATAAACTTCGATTGAGCATAAGACATTTAATTTTCCTCCTTTATTATACTATTTATTATTTAATTTATACTTACCACAATGCGGTAACTTTATTCATATGTTGGAATCTATACCTTCCAGTTAAACAAGAATTGATTTATCATTCTATTTATATTATTAAAACACATGATTAAATATAAAAGAATAAGAGGTGTTTATAATGGGGCAAAACTACCATTCATTAGTTTTATTAAACGATGGTACAGTAAAAGGATTTGGTTCTAATTATTATGGGCAATTAGGACTAGGTAATAATACCGATAGCACTACTCCTACGTTAATACCTAGTCTAAGTAATGTAAAACAAATATCATGTGGTGTCAATTATACTTTAGTTTTACTTAATGATGGTACAGTAAAAGGGTTTGGGCATAATGCTTATGGACAATTAGGATTAGGTAATACTACTACTACTATTAGTACTCCTACGTTAATACCTAGTCTAAGTAACGTAAAACAAATAGCATGTGGTGGTTATTATTCTTTAGTTTTATTAAACGATGGTACAGTAAAAGGATTTGGTCTTAATAGCAACGGTCAATTAGGATTAGGTAATGTAGATACACCAAAGAGTACTCCTGTATTAATACCTAGTCTAACTAACGTAAAACAAATATCGTGTGGTAATAATTTTTCATTAGCTTTACTAAATGATGGTACAGTAAAAGCGTTTGGGTATAATGTTCAAGGCGAATTAGGTTTAGGTAATGTTACATCCCCATATATGAGTCCTACGTTAATATCTAGTCTAACTAACGTAAACCAAATAGTTTGTGGTAATAATTTTTCATTAGCTTTACTAAATGATGGTACTGTAAAAGGATTTGGTCAGAATAGCAATGGTCAATTAGGTTTAGGTAATGTAGATACACCAAAGAGTACTCCTGTATTAATACCTAGTCTAAGTAATATAGTTTTATTATGGGATAATATAGTTCTATTAGTTATATTAAGAAAAAGATTTGTAATGTTTGTAACTGATACTAAATCAGCATATGGCATTAAATAATATAAGAGACTATTGCATTGCAATAGTCTCTTATATATTATCCCATTAATACTTTTTCTAAAGGAGAATTTACTTTCTTATCATTCATTGCAGCATGTACAATAGAATCATCAAAGTTTTCTGAAGTAAGGGCAGAATATGCACTAACCATCTTAGAAACATCTTTAACACTGATAGATTGGTATTCGTTCATGTTCTTAGAACCAGATAATCTAAATGGTGTATTTGGATCTTTTATTGCCCTACAAAGTTCCGATATAACAACACCGAATATCTGTAGAGAAATACCATAACTATTACCGTTAAGATTCATATTGTCAACAAAATAATCTTGTAACACATCGTATGGAATAGTGGTAGGGATATTACCAGTAATCACAAAGAGATTAATAAAATCTTCTACATTTTCAATCTCTTGTGGAACTTTAGTATCCACTATGATAGGATCTCCTTTTTTAAACCTAAGAAGTCTATAGTCTTGTGTTGTAGAAGATCCGATAAGTTTAATTTCCTTAACCTTATCAACGGTATAAGGTTTAGTTAAAAACCTAGTAGGATAATGGAACTGTTTTAAAGGACCTTTCTTTCCACTCTTATCTTCTATGGAGTAATCTAGTATTCCTAATATATTGATATAATCACCGGCAACGAATGCAGTTTTAAGATCAAAATACTTCTCAGGAACATAGAAAACAAACTCTCCTTCTTGGTCGAATAGAATCGCATTGCCTTTCCGTTTTAAGAACGGTGGTATTTTATTATCCATTAACTATGTCCTCCCATTTTCCAAATATCTAAAGATATCTTTCCTTCATATACAAGCGTTAACCATTGTTTCTCTGGGCTTATAGGAGTATCGCTTTTTTCTAATAATTTCAATCCAAGAGAATTCCTTGTTTTGTAATTAGCACCATGCTCAACTAAATATTTAGCGACTTCATAGTGCTCAAATCTACATGCAAATATATATCCCATTTCATCATTGATATTTGGATCTACATGTTTTTCTTCTATAAAATATTTAACTGCATCAAATATCCCATAATGGCAAGCTTCTGTAAAAATCATACCTGTTTTACCATTAGGATCTACATTGTGAGTTTCAATTAGAAATAGTAATATATCATTGATATTCTTCTTATAAATATTACCAAAACAAAATATCAATAAATCTTCAAGATTAATAGTTGTATTATTTTGTACAACTGCATTTACAACTTTTTTGAATAATCCAAAAGATAAATGAGTCGCTTGTTCAAGCTCTCTGTCTCCTAATTCAGCTGGATGTACTTTTATAATATACTCTATGGCAGGTATAAGATTTTCTTCTATAACGCGACTGTATAAATCTTGTTTATGTAGATAATCTTTCTTACTAATTCCTTTACTGTATAAGAAACTATAAAATTGTTGTTCATTTTTTATTACCATTATACTTCCCCCCTATTTATGTGTATACAAAAGAAAAAATAAAGGCTATGGATTAATCCATAGCCTTTTGTTTATTATAGATTAACTGTTCCAATATTACTTGAAACTCCATTGACTGATTCGTCTGTTACTATAAGACCATCCAATGGATCTGGCGATACCATATCAGGGCCAGATGTAGATTGAGTAACTGGATCACTAAATACATTTACAGGAATAGTGCCATATATGAGGGTACCATATTCTGTTTTACCGCCAACTGTAGTGTTACCAGTGCCAGTACCACCATAAATAATAGCTCCGACAATACTATTACCAACAGTATATCCCCCTACAACTGTACCACCAGAGATAATTCCACCTGATGTTACACCACCAGTAGTCTTTCCTTCCAGTATAGTATAAGTTTTATCATTAATATTACCAATAGCAGTGCCACCTTGGATGACACCACCGGTTGTGGTTCCACCTAATGCGATATCTCCGGTAACGACAGCGCCAACTGTTACCATATCAACTCCAGTAAGAACTCCGTCGCTTACAGTGGAGTTGTATAAGATCGGCTCGATAACAGCACCACCAGTTGTGGTTCCACCTTCTATAGTACTATTCAATGATATAACATGTGATACTTCTGTTGCAACAACAGTTGCCCCAACTGTTATATTTCCAGTTTTAACTCCACCTTCAACATTGCCTAAAACCATAATACCACTAACAAAAGTTCCAACTGTGATTATACCACCAGCAGTGGAGCCCCCAGATGTAACTATAGTATTACCGTTAGGATTAGCACCAGTAGAAATTCCACCTTCAGTACTACCAGTTACGTCTCCACCAGTATTTGTACCACCACCAGGAGTTACTGTACCGCCAGTAATATTACCATTATCATCTATCGTAGCATTGGTAAGTGTAACATTCTTTACTGTACCTACTGTAGTTCCATTGGTATGCTTGCTATTAGAGATGGTAGTATCTTCATCTGCGTATTTAATGAAGACTTTAACCTCTCTTATCTGACTAGTCTTAATAGTCTTTACATTAGTGCTACAAGCAGCAGACGCATCTATTTTTATAAGATACTCAATTGCTGGCTGTGGAAAAGATTTATCTCTCACGTCTGAGATTCTAGCAAGTCCAATTATCCTACCAACAACTTTATTTAAATTGGTAGATTCTAAATATGTAATATCATAAGTCGTTCCAACTTCTAATCTGATAGTGTAATCATTTTTAGGATCGGAATACCTTAGAGTTACATCTAAACGTAAATCTTGTTCAGTCTCTACATCTAGTAGTGTGATTATATTATTTGTTAATAAACTGCTCATTTATACAAAACCCTCCTCTATTATAAGTAATTTAATAAAATGTTAAGGCTACAGATTGCTCTGTAGCCTTCTATGATTTATACACTAAAAAGTTCAGTATGTCTTTTTTCAAGAACTGCAAAGAGAAGTTTAAGATGTTCAATGCATTGAGTAGAGAAATCGGTTTTTGTTGTCCCTGTTCTTGCAAGTGATACGATATTTCGCATAGAACTATACATGAACCAAATACCAGGTTTATCGTCTGGCTTGATATTCTTAGACACTTCTGCCAGCATAACAATAAATGCTTTACATTGGTCTTGGCTTAATTGTAAAATGTGCGGCATGTCAATAAGAGCAACGTTTTTGAGTGCAGTTGTTTTTAAAATACTTTTACTCATAACGAAGTCGAAAGAATCACAAGCACGCTCAAATCTTTTTACTTTCTTAGCTAGACCGCGAATGAACGCATCATCTTCAAGAAGTTTTAATTGACGTTTAAACGTATAAGCATCAGTGTATGCTTTAGACGTCGCAATTATAATAGCTTTTGTAACTTCATCTTCTGTCGCAGCTGCTTGTTCCAACAATTGAACTTCCATAAGTTCACGAGTATGTTCAGCATACATATCAACAATTTCAGGGAATGCCATAGCTTTAGACAATTCATCTTGGAATGCTTTACACTCTTTATCTAAAGACATTTCTTGAACAAGTTCAGTTACAACCATACGAGCGTATCGATTTATAACTGAATTTTGTCTAATATTTAAAGCTTTGCAGTTTTCTCGGATAACCTCGTATATTGCTGGTGGTAGTGCCGCAGCTACATTCATATTGGGATCTGCTTTTGCTTTCACCGCAACATTATAAAGTGTGATAAGATCTTTTTCATCTAATGAATCAATCATAAGGCTATTAATATTTTTAGATTCTGGCTTCTGATCGTAGATTGTGGAAGCAGATCCATCGCCAGCTTTAATATCGGTTGTTTCTTCAGCAACAGCTGCCTTAAGTTCCTCGTCGCTCATAGTAGCAATTCCAGTATAGAGTTTGTCTTCTTCTGCAGTATATTCTTTCTGGCTGTTAAGAAGAGCTTCCCTTGCAAATATATTCATAGGTTTCTCTTCTTCTTTAGGTGGAACTTCAGTTCCATCATCATCCATATCTTCCACAGTTTCTTCTAATACTGGAGTTTCCACGTTCATTTTTACGTTTTCGTATACTGGAAATGAAGCATCTCCGTCAATTACTATTTCTGCACCTTTTAATTCATTCTCGATTGTCATTTTAATTTCCCCTTCTTTTTAAAATTGTAAACTACTATTATTATCATTCGGCGTATTAATACGCTGAATTTCTAAACGTATTGCCGTAATCACTAAAGGATAGATTTCTTGGTTACGCAATAAAGAGCAATATGCTGATTGAAAGAAACTTACTTGTGGGAATAAATGCTGTAAGAATAAATTAGTTGCAATAATATTATTCCCGTAGATATAATTTAGAATTGTTTCCATACTAAATTCAACCTGAGTGATATAACCAATTACTTTAGTAAGATTGGAATTGATTAAAGCAATCTTTGGATCGTTATATAATTTTTTATTATATAACGTTGTGATATCTTTGGATTTTTTAGTTTCTTCTAAATGCAATGCTTGATAGATTCCATCTTTTTCTCTAGCAATAATCTTAGAGAAGAAAAGAGAAACATATGCATTGTAGTTAGAAATAAAGAAATCATACATATATTTTGCAGTGGTAAAGAAATCGACTGTCTCGTCGTATCTTATTTCCATTTGGAATTCCCTAGCGATCAACTCTATAATTTCTCTATAGGTTTGATCTCTAACCTGCAGTATATTATCCCGATCAGACGGAAACTGAGCGAGAAGTGTTTTGAAATTGGCTTCGAATGATATTACCAAATTAGGTTTTGGTAATATATCAAAAGATCTGTGCCTTTCAGATAATATATCCTGAATCACGCCAAAGATATATTCTGTGCTAAAATTAGATAAAAGAATTGCTACTTCGTTTTCGGCTTGAATATTATAAGCCTGAGAATTGGCAGTGAATGAACTCATAAGAATAAACCTCCTTGTTATATTGATTATAGTACTGTCACGAAGGATATAAAAAATAAAAAGGGAGGATGCTATTATGCATCCTCTTTTAAGTACTTAGCAAAATTAAGTCTCCTAAGAGCCTCAGACAATAGGTTAGAAGTATCTGTGTATATACCGCTGTGTTTTTCTTTCTCAGTTTCTACGAAAAGCAATATCATGATATATCTTTCTATATTTTTTATATTATCACGAATATTTTCCTTCTTAGTATTAACTGTGAAATTTGCGATATAATTAATTAGTGAAATTAATTTAGAGTTTGTAGATTTGATTTCTCCATAGTATTCAATAAATCTACAAATGTAACCTCTAAGTTTTATGTAATCGTATAGCTCATTATCATCGTATGTTTTAGTGCTGATGATAGTATCTATAGTATTAATAATAAATATAATTGTATTAAGAAAATTTGCATTATACTTATTAGTGCAGTTTTTACTCATGCACTTGAATAGATCCTCTTCTGCATATTTGGTAAGCGTATAAATCGATGAGTCATTACATATTATATTTGTAGATGCCCCATTGATAAAAGAAAGTCTTTTGAGAGTGTATATTTTATTCTTCAATACACCTTTATATTTTACGGCTTCATCCACTACACCCTTTCTTTCGGTTGGAGTATATGTAGATTCGGCTATATTGTAGTGAATATAATCTCCAAAGACATTAAATCTTTCCGACTCCCAAATATCTACGTTTATTGAAGCGAAATTAACTAATCGGTTTAGAACTCTTATCGGTTCTACATATTGTGTATCGATAGTTGCTGCAATTTCTGTATTCATTTTTTTAATCTTCCCCCGCATAATGTATTCTTCATATATTTTATCATATTTCATATTGTTCAACGTTTCATAGATATATCTAATTAGATCACTATGGAACACGCAGACTCCTACTTTACGAAAAGTCTCTGAATGGTGTTTATCTCCAACTTTTATAGTTATAGTTCTATCAGAGTTAGACTCATTGGATGTGATTACTATTATGCTGCCATCACTATTACATGGTTCTGACATTGGGATTGATGATACGAAGTCGTATAATACAATACTAAGGTTTATACTACAATAGTTCATAAAATCTTCCAAAGTCAATTGTCTAGATAATTTATTATTAATATACACATCAATTTTGTCTTCATTAGATCTGAAAACAATCGATCGTGTCACCCTAAAACCCCCCATAGATTTTTAATCGAGTCTATTTTAAATATTTTATCATATTTCATGCGCACCATTGTATCGACGATAGATTTGATAATGTCGCAATAAAATATTTTCTCCCCAACTCCATCTAAAAATAGAGTTTCTGTTTCTGTTCCCACTGTTATATAAATAATAAAGTTTACTGAAGACTCGGTAGATTGTATAGTAAAGGCAGATATTTTTATCTCCCCATCTACAATACACCCGCCAATATTTGACTGAGATACTAAAAAATTGTGTAAGTTTATATCAATAATAGGATTATTTGGAGTTATAAAAATATTTACTGGTATTTGGTTTATCAATTTATTATTAATATACGTTTCTATTTTATTTTTATTTTGCTTAAATACAAGATATATCATTTAATAACCCCCATAGATTTTTAATTGATTTTTCTTTATATAACTTTAAATATTTTAAGTCGTTTAGCTTTTCAAAAATTTCATCAAACCCACTACTAGTTATACCTGTAGTATCGGGAAACATTACACTATTATGCCGATTTCCGGCTATCATTATCATAAGGTTATTTTTATTTTTATATTTAACAAGTATGATATTTAATTTATCTAGATGGATTGTTGGGTAATTGTATCCTTTATCATGATTATATATAAGCTCGGATAGCGAGTCCATCACTCTAAAATTATCAAAGTTCTTTAACAAAATAGATGAGCAACTATTCGTTTTCTCATCATTAATGAAAGGAGCTATTTGACCATCTTCAGTTTTATAAAATCCAAGATAACTTACACTTTTTATTTCTGGATCGTCGTATTTTACATATTTTGATAATCCATTTGGATCTGCTTTCATACGAATAGCATCTATTTCCTTTTCAAACAGTGATGTAAATTCAGCATCTTTTACATTGTAATTGACAAGAGGTGAAATAATTTCATTAGCTAAAGTAACTGTTGTACAATCTATTCTAATAGATTTTAAAATAGTATTAGCTTTAGTATCAAGAGTGGTAATTAGAGTATTAAGCATAGTTTTATAATTTTCAGCAAATGTTTCTTTATCACAACATTCCGATTTCAAAGATTTAATTATAAACTCATCTAAATATTTATGTATCAATCTACCTGAAAGTACACCATAATATCTGTTAAGCATTGGTCCTATATCAGACGTACGAAGAATTTCTTTAAAATGTAATCTGAGAGATTTGTATACACCGTATTCTCCATCACCTTGAGACACAGTGGTATTTAATATTGTTATACGTGGAATATCAGTAAGATCTAATATAGGATAGTGTATACTATCATACTCCTGAGAACAAGAAGTTATTCTGTAATCTGGAGATTTACCAGAAATGTGTATATCGCGATATACAGGATTGCCATTTTTCATAATAACCAGGGTTGTTAAAATATTTCCATTCATAGTTGGTAATTTGAAATGTTTTTCTAATTCGCTTAGTTTTCTCATGTGTGACATCTCTCCTTAAATTTTGTTAAGAGTGTTTCTCTTACTATAATGATAGATAGGTTTTCAATTCCTATCAGTTATATAATATATAAACAAACATAAGTATAATCATATGTAAAAGTATGGTTGCTTCCTTACATTTCCTTTTTCTCGAAATTGTTCATCTCTCTTTCCCCTTATTTTACACGCCTAATGCCCATGCCACCTGCCCTGGCATGGGCACCGGTCTGTCAAAATACTCCCTCTATAGCAATGCTATAGAGGGATATATTATGTTTTATCTAAAATTGAAATTCTCATCCATCATTTTTTTATAATCCTCTTCAGGATCTGATGCAAAATTAGTAAACACTGAGTCTGGAATTGCCATGTTATCAAGATCTAAATTAGAATTCAAGTCGTCAATAGTACAGTTATTTTGTCTAGCATATGATTCTTTAACTGCTCTATTTTGTAGCATCATTCTAAGCATGACATTTTCTTTTTCCATTTCACTTTTCTTCCAATCGCTCAAAAGAATACCACTAGCTGCTTTCATTTCTTTAAGTTCTTTATTTACTTCTTCGTTTAAATCATTATCAATATATTCTATTTCTTCTACAATGCTAGAATACTTCTCTTCTAGCCCATTTATAACTTCATCAATCTGTTCATCCGTCTTGATTGAACTTTTTTCGATATGGAATAATTCCTTAAGGTTCTTGCCTTCATACCATACGTATAGAGCCATCAAATATGAGAATACTTGGTCATCATGACTTGTATCTGAATGCTCTACTCTACCGCTTCTTTTAACTTGCATACCCTTCAATTCTCTATGAAGTATAGGAGAGATAAATTTATCTTTATGAAGCTCCATTCTCTCTCTAAGTATTTCAATTAATAATTCACGGCTAGCTTTACCAGAATCGAAACCATAAACTTTTGTTTTCTGTTTCTTTCGTACTATACGTAATCCATCATTTGTTTCTTCTATTACTCTATCTTTAATTTCGTAATAGAGATTCTTCTTGATCTTAGATTCTATAAGCTTAGCAAGAACAGATGCACCATAACCGCCATTTCGCTCTACGTTTATTACAACGTTCGGCATCATAGTTGTTGTTATCTCATATATTACTCTGGCTAAATCTATAGGAGATATATAGTTGCATTTGAAATCTGCAAAGACTCTGGTTGTTTTAGAATCAATGATAGTTATGGCGGAAGCATCTTGATTGTAACCACCAGATACATCGACACCCATAACAGGTGGATATTTTGGAGTATAATCTGATTTCAAAGGAATCTTCTCGTAGATATTTAGAGTCCACTTACCAAGAATAAGTCTAGCATCAATAGGATCATGAACTAACCGACCTACTGTTTCTAAATCTTCCTTATTAAATGGAGAGTTCTCTGGACTATCGCTCCATTCTAATAATATTTCGCGACGTATTTCGTTCCATTTCCACTGCATTTCCTTACATATATCTTCAAACCATTTTTCATCTCGACCAACTTGTTTATATGTAAATTTTACATAGACAAAGTTAGAAGAACTATTAGCATTTATAATACCCATGATTTGTTGATAGCTTAGATCGTACCATTTTTCTGTAAAGTTTACAGCACCTTGAAGCATACGATATGCTTCTTTACCTTCATTAGTAGTTAGGATACCAGGAGTTGTAGAAAGTAGTATACCATAAGGAGCTCCAACTTTCTTAGCATTCAATGCTGCAGTTTTAAATGCAGGAATTGTGTTAATATAGATAATGTCATTATATGGAATAAATGCCCACTCATCTGCCCATAGTGCAGGAATGGTTCGACCACGAAGTAGATTAGCTGCTGCTATTTGATTTCTAGCAGATGGTGCTGTTTTTATTACGTTCTTATTAATAGGATGCTGAATAGTTTCTACAGTTGATGGCATCTTAAGTTTCTTATTATCCATACTATAAGGCTGATCCATTCGTAAATATGATGGAAGAGAATCTCGTATGTCTTTAAGTCGCTGTAGATTCAGCTTGGAATCTTTCATTGCTTTGTTTAAGAATGTAATTTCAGAGTTAGACGTAGCAAAGTTATATACGTACAAATACCAAATAACTGCAGATACTGATTTACCTTGCTGCCGTGGTAGTTCGAAAAAGATATTCAAATTATACATTAAGCAAAAGTTTAATGCTAAGTTACCCCTATGAAGATTATATACATCTCCTGTAGCTTTACCTGCAACTGGAACCCGTACAACTTCTCTTAGATAGTACCAATAATTAAATCGTACTTCTCTAAGAATTTTAGCTTTTTGAACCTGACTCAGATTAGGATCGTGTGGATCTACGCCAGCCAAATCCGGATCTAATAGTGTAAGCATGAATTTGTTATTTTCTACACCAGTCTTTTTTAGATAGTAGTGCATCTCTAAAAATGATCTATTGGTTGTAGACATTTGATATACTCTAGCTGGAGCAGCTTGTCGTTGTTGTGGTAATCGACTGTACTGCGCACCACCCTGTTGTATCATACTGGTTCACCCCTTTATTGAGCTCTTATACTCTAGTTAATTCAATAAAGGGGTAAATATGCTGAACGCATTTAGCGTTCAGTCTAGTAATGTTTTTTACTATAATCTAAATTGGTTAGTATTCGTGGGGTATATGTATAGTTTCTTTGAACGATAGTATCGATTTCACCGCGAATCTTATCAATTGCAACTATAGTATTGCTGTTACGACATATACAATTAAATATACTATTATGTATTTTTATTTTTCTACGTCTAAGCAATACATCTTGAAGCATCGAATACGCTTTCCATCCATCATATGCATTTAATTTAGAAAATTCTATATAATGTTCTATATCTGTTTTTTCTAAATCTATTTTAGAGAGTGCATCGTTATGCTGTTTTAGAAATTTATCAATTTCACCCTTATTCTTTCCGGTCAATAATAATAAAGTATCAATAATATTTATTATTTCATCCATCTATTATCACCCTTTCTACAATGGTGCGCTCTACTATGTTTCTCTGTGCCATATTCATTTGATAGTTGTATATCTGTTGAATATAAGCAATTTGTCTAGCGGCAACAATTTGATTATATTTCACATCAAGCTCTTTATCACTAATGAATATATCGGTAGACTCTGTAGCATACTTATCGAATATCTGTTGTTTCTGCTTATAATATTTCTTGATAGATAAGAACCCTCTATCTACTGCTTCTATATAAACAGTATCTCTGGCTCTTGTTCTCCCCAATGTTTGTCTAGCCAACACTTCAGACTTAAAAGGTTCAGCTAATACAATAGTTAATACAAGCCCAGGAATATCTATTGCTGCACCGCAGGACTTAGTAGTTGAAAGTATAACCCTCTTATTCAACTGCTCAGCCTTTATATTCTTAGGAACTAGAGAATTATATATTCCTATCTGACCAAGATACTCTGGGAAATAATAACTCATCCAATTAAATACTATTTGTATCGCACTATTAGTGCCTATATATATTAAAGTTTTACCATTCTTTTTCCTACTAATTTCCATGAGAATATAGATTAACTTATAGAACTCTGGTCTTGTTACTGCATAATTTGTATAATTGTTTCTATCAAACCCATAAGCATTCTTACAATCATTTATTTGAAATGCAGTAGGATGAGAGTTATAACTGATCCCTATATATTTTGTTCTAGGATCTTCCTCCTCATTAAATAGATCAATAGCAGGAACGTTCTTAAAGCACATTTGGTAGATTATATTTTCTTCTTCATCACTTCTAGCGGGAGTTGCAGTAAGATATATAGTCTTCATTGTATTAGTGAAGAAATCTATCTTACAAATATTATCGAAATTAAGATGAGCTTCATCGTATATCTTAATCCCAACCCCAAGTAGTTTAAATAACCCTCCAACTTTATCCCAACCGTGTTTATCTCCATAACTCTTTATAGTATCATGGGAAGCTAGAATAAACTTATACTTTGTAAAATCATTCATTCCATTTAATAGTCTAGCGATAGATCCACTGCCAGCAATAATATAAACTTCTTCTTTCTTTATATCTGTATACTCTACAATATTATTTTTCCATTGATCTATCCATCCTAAAGATGAAGTAATCATCATTGTCATTATAGACGTGTATGATGCCATAGCTATACTTACATACGTCTTACCAACTCCAGGATTTAGATTTACTGATAGTTGAGACTTTGCTTTAGTATAGCTATACTCATCCTTACCAAGAACAAATCTAATAGCTTCTTTTTGAACGTCATCTCTTGGTAAATATTTAATCCTAATTGGTTCTACTTTTCTACATGGATCGCATTTACTATCTAAATATGCCTTGCAACCAAATACACCTTCTATAAAGTATATATCTGCTCCTCTTGGAAGATACAATTTTTTATTCTCTTCATCATAATAAATTGCTTTAGGAAAACTTATATGTCTTATTTTATCATACGTACTAAAAAACTTTTCTAATCTAGGAGCATTTCCAAGCTCATAGTTATTAATAACTATGCTTGAATGTCTCACTTCTATTTTATTCATTCTAATCACCCCATTATAAAGCTGTTGGATAGCAAATTAAAATAAAATTATAAAAAAGAAAAGAGAGTGATATTTCTAGCACTCTCATATTACACACTTTATTCTTTGATTGGATAAACATTTTGCTCGTGTATGAACGATTTATATTTTATATCTTTTGTGGCAGCATGATAAACAAATCTAAGTATATTACCATCAAAGAGCAATTTAGGAACTACCATTGTGATGATTCCATTAGTCATACTAGCTTTATAAGATACAATATCTTCCTTTATAGCTTTAGGCAAGCTATCACCTTCATTGTCAATAAAATAAGATGATATATCATAAATTTTATTGAATACGTGAGGCGGAACTATACTACCAATTATCTCCGATATTAATGGATTATTTCTTTCTGGTTTGTGTATAAATATGAAATGTGAGATTAATGGTATTACAAATTTGACAAATAGACTAGTTTCCATAAGAGAAATAGTTTCCTCGTCGGTATAGTCCAATACCTTATATTTAGATTTTTTATAATGCATTTCTGAATTATAATTATCTAAATTCATTTTCTTAATCTTTTCAGATATAACTCCACTTAGTATATAATTTTGAATATCTGAAATAAACAATTCTTTAGTATACTCTTCTGTTTTGAAATTCATTAAAAGGCTCATGCGTTCATATGCTGAGAGTAAATTCTTCTCAGGATCATAGAACTTTTCGAAGTAATTAAGATAATGAGTTAAATGCTCGCGCATATACTCACTATTATATGCACGTTTAGATGTCATTACAAAATGATTTACGATACTATCTTGAGGTTTTACCGCAATAGATATAGTACCCTGTGAATGTTTAAATATTTGATCCTCTTCTGGAATGTTGTGAATATACACATTGGAGTTAGGACGTACCAAACACCATTTGTCCGCTGGAATAAAATTAGACTGTTCTGCTTTCATTGTTATCAATCTCCTTCAAGATATAATGCAATTGTCTTATTGCTCACTTATATAATATATAATCAAAAAATAAAAGGCTACCTATATAGGTAGCCTTTATATTAGATATCAAAATACGGATTAAATAGTCTTAGCATTGCTTGTATGGATGCATTCTTGGCTGATAGTAAGAGGGTTATACCATTTCTGAAATCCTCCTCGGTCATTCTTTCATCATAACTATAAAAGACAACACGATCACAATCAAAGCTACAATCTTGCATAAACTCAAATCTTGGACCGTTGTATATTTTTTCAATTCGTTCAGTAAACATAGCAAGAGGTCTATCCCATACTTGGAATTCTCCATCTTTAATATACATTGCTTTATAAATAACTCTTTCTTCTAGAGTTTCTGTGTCTTTAGCAATGTTCAATATAACGTAATAGTTACCCTTAAAATGTCTGTAAATCTGCCCTACTTTAACTTCCATATTAAATATTCTCCTCTTGTATAAACTCATTAGCTTGCTTTATGAAATTAGCGTATAACATATTCGATAATAATTCTATTCTTTGTTGGTTGGCTTTAATAGCAAACGCTGCTTCTTTATCGATTGGTAACACTAATACCATCTCGACACCTTCAGTGTTTAATAATTTATCTATAAAATCTTTATCCTCATCATCAAGTGGAGATTCTGGAGTTTTATAAGTAGACGGGTCTATAAATACATATATAAATTTATACCTTTCTTCTTTAATTATAGAGAAGTTTGGATATAAATTTGCAATATCATATTTACCAGAACCTACTCTTTTAAGCAACTCTATCAGCTCAGTATTCTTTTTATATAATACTCTAGCCGTGCGAATATCTCCTTTATTTTTATACCAAATTACCAGAGATCCAGCTTTATTGTAATCAAACATATTAATCATTCCTCTCTTTTTATAATACCTCTAACTCGCATTTCAAAACTTGTAAGTATTGAAGAGGAAAACGATTCCGCGTTTAATGGTATCGTTTTCATATGATCTATTAAATTTTTATTAATATCGATAGATACTACCATTTCAAAACCACCCATTTCTATTAGTTTAGGTATAAGAATATCAGTACTACCATCAAATGGCGATTTTAGTTTCATCTCACAGTAGTACTTACTATCTGCAAATATATACATAAAATTATATTTATCTTTAATCAAAGAACAGTTAGGGATTAGTTTACAAATGACAATTTCGTTTCCGTGTGAATATAATCTTTGCAATAATTTCACAAGAGCATCGTTCTTTTTATTTAGCGATGTGTCGCAACGCGTATCCCCATTAACAATATACCAAATATTTAGCGAGTCTGGTGTGTTAAAAAGGTCAAACATTGGCTATCTCCTTTCTCACACTTTCTATATACTTTTCATATAAAACTCTATATTGATTATCTTCAGAATCGCATATTAGATTTCCTACACATATTTTAGCCAATATACCAACAGCCATTCCAATTTCTTTATATATTTTAATAACTTCATTAGTATTAAAATATTTATCTTCTATAAAGATGCTAATCTTTTCAACCATATTATCAGTGGCGTGTTTAAATATTATATTAAATAATTCGTCTGATACTTTAGTTAATCTTCTCTGCAATAATTGATTTTCAGAGAAGCGTAAATCTTTTATTTTAATATTAAATAAATCAATTGAGTTATTACATATAATATCAATAGGATAATTATCGATAATTTTTATATCTTTATTTAATTGAACATCGTCTATTTCTATATTTGAAAATATCATATAATCATCTCCTTATAAAAATAAAAGAGAGTGCATATTGCACTCTCTTATGTAATTAATTTGTATCTTTGACTCTATGCCGTATAGCTGGACAGAAGTTTTCTTGCTTAGGATTGTCGTCTATGATATTAGACGTATCACTAAGAAAGTTCTGTGGCTGTTTCATGAAGAATAGATCCATATATGATGGAGAATCCTTCTTGAAGGATAGTGGATAATACAATGCTTTGCTTAAGTTTTGATAGAGCATAGATATTGTAATACTAGGATTATCAGTAAGCGCCTGATTCAAAGTTATAACCTGATATGGCTCATCTGGGCAATCCCAATCTGGATTGTCTAGAATACTACCTGCACTTCTTATTTGATTCATAAGAAGTATTTCTAAATGGACAGCCATAATATGTAGATTACCTTCTAATATAAGTTCCATCAAAGCCTGCAGTATAGCATCTTTAGTATAACTCTCTGGGCTTTCTTTCCTTTTCTTAGGATCTATTTTCTTATTTAGTGTGCTTTGAATATCATCAAGTGTCTTGCTTAATTCATTATTGTGAAGTTTAATAAAGAATAAAGCCAGGTCTTGTTTATTCAGTTCAAATAGATCTAGCTGCAACATATCATCTTCAGTTGTAATCGCATGTTTCTTTAAATATGTATTAAACTCTGACGATAAATACATTGGGTTATCATCTTCTGTTTTTATAATTGTACGTTCTCCCTCTTTATCCTCCATATAGAATTCTGTGGTGAACGTATTATAATCTCCATCTACAACGTCTTCTTCGTCGTCATCATCCAAATAGTCTGTTTTCTTATAATCATCTTCATTCTCTTGAATAAGTTTAAGAGGATCAAAAACCATATAAGTTCCTTTTGGAAAGTTAAAATCTGTTGATAACTGAAGGATATTAATATTAATCGCAAAATAATTAGTGAATTCTGGAACCCATGACATTTTCCGAATAATAGTTTCGAGTAAATGCTTAGCCGATAGTTGCCGCTGAGTAAGTTCGGATGAAAGGTTTTCAGCAGCGAACTTACCAATCTTGATATTATTATTGGTATACGCCAAGTCTCCGTAACATTTATAACATACACCATTACCTCTAGCGGCAGATGCACATGTCATTGGACTACGAAGATAAATTGTTTTACCTATTAGAGATGTATCTTTTGAGTGTATGGAATATTCTATTCCATTTGGATTGAACCGATAATATCTATCGGTTAGAAGATCAAGTATCTTTTTATTTTTAATATTTACTATTTGGAAATTACTAGTATGACAATCATAAGTAGAATCGTCATGTATCGTCGTATCTATATTATTCAAACCTAAGATACGAGCAAAGTTACCACTATACCCTACATTGTTCTTCATCTGAATTTGTGCAACCCGAGAAGAACTAGAGTCTATAAATTGGTTAAGAATACTATTCAGTGAACCACTAAGATAACTACCATCAATGATAGCAGGATGAACCCCGCCTTGACCATTGGGTTTGGACCCGATGTGGATTGCAAATTCTTTATATTGTCTTTCATTAATCCCTTCTCTAGATAAGAACGGATCTCTGAGACAATGATGGTACCCTATTAAATTTTTAGAATCGTTAATGATAATAGCTTTAGCTCTTCTAGCTTTTATCATACCGAAATCCTTAACATCTTCGATAGGAGTATTAGGGAATGTAGTATGCATGATAGCATCAAACTCTGGGCTAGCATTCATTAATGCAATATCATCTTCCAAATTAATTGTGTTTGCAATAAACATAGAGAACCTGTCGACATCAACAAAGTTATGTAAAGTATCATCGATAATGTTATTCATACGCACACTATCCATTTCCTTTCTAACCTCATCAACAAAATGATCGTCAATAAATCCTTTAATATTATCCTGAGTAATTGCAGTATGAAAATACAAATGTTTACCTGTGATCTGTTTCGCCGAACGTACAATCAGATACCAGTGAATTATATTAAAATAGAGATCCATTATAGACATATCGACGATGTCACCATCACCAAAGTCTACCGTGATAAAAGTTTTTTGTAGAAATTCGGTTTCGATACCGTCTCGCATTAGGTTTAGAACACCATCATAGTGCTCGTGCCAATTATTCATGGTTATATCACTTGTGTGCAAAACCATCTTTCCTGTCTTTACAAGCTCTTGGTAAATATGATAATTATTAAAATTAGTTAGCATTGCCCTGCCCCCTTACCTCGTAGTAATAATAAGTTGGATGAGATTTCAAATCCAATTCTCATGTATATAATATATAATTGAGACAGAATATAGAAGGATAGCAAAATGCTATCCTTCTAATAAAAAATAAAAGGTATTACCCTTTTATTTTTCGTATTTTATATATCTCTTGAATTACTCTATCATTGAATATGGTATAATCAACTTGATGATTGTAGGGATTAATTTTATTAAAATATCTGCCATCTACCTTCTTGCACATCTTCCCAATCCATTTCATCATTTTACTATATGCTTCATTTGTCGATTCTGATTCTTTGTAGTTTAGAACGGTGTATATCTTATGATCGAAAAAGTCTTCGTAGTCGAAACATCCTACAAACTTATCTATTTTTATAATTATTACACCTTTATCTCCTTTAGATACTATCGCATAGTCAATTTCACCTTTCTTTAAACCTCTACCTACACACATCTCCACACTAGATATATTAGGTATTCTATCAACTATAGCCTCTCCAAAAAATGACATAATTTAACCTCCAATATTATTTATTCACATATATAATATATAACCAGAATATAGAGGGATAGCATAATGCTATCCCTCTTATTATATTCTTCTCTTAGCGACCAAGTGGTTTAGTGAATGCATTAGGAGTGATTTTAAGCAAGCTGCGTTGAGCAACAACTGCATCTTTCTTAACACGGGTTGCATACTTATTCATAATCTTACCAATTAGTTCGCGTTCTTTGATACGGTTTTTACGCAACATTCCCCAGTTGGCATCCCCATCTTCTTTTGCTTTTTGGAAAGCAGCGATTTTGATACGGCGAGTTAAATCATCGATTTTGGAAAGACGTACAATTGTTTTCTTTCCGATAACACCAGCTTCTTCTAGTGCTTTTACTTCATCTGAAGCCAAGTATTCGTTTCTTTGATCTTCGTTCATCATTCCAACGGTTTGAACAAAGATCTGCTCCATTACAGCAGTCATGTCAGTTACACCAGTTTCGTTTATTGCGGTGTCTTCATTAAAGAATCCCATTTTCAAAAACCCCCTAAGGTATATTTTATTTTATAAATATGTCCACAGTATAGCACCTGTAGTTTATTTAGATGTTTGGTAAATACAAACCTGTTAAAATCATACGATATTAATTTTTAATACAATGGCTACATTAATTTAATGAGCTATACGTATTGATAAAGGGGAGATTAGAGATGTTTAATGGCAAATTAATGGAGAGATATACTGGAATACTAAAGAGGATTATGCCTTTGTCTATTCCGGCTTTAACAGACGAAGAGTTGGATGAGGCAATTCAATACTCAATTCAGAAAAGATTTAAGGATAGTGATTGCTCTATCCATAATAATTATAAACACAAAACGGTTAATACCACAATTGCACAGCTTACAAACTATATCTTAGACAAAGAACCAATCATGACTTCTTATGGCTGTTTATTTACTAAACATGGTAAAGTAAAGAACCCACTGTATGACTTGATTGAAGAGATTGTAACTATCAGGGATAAGTTTAAAAAGGAAATGTTTAAATATCCTAAAGGTAGTGATGAATACGAAAAATACTATCTATTGCAGTTATTAGCCAAGGTCGACTCAAACGCCCTGTATGGTTGCTTAGGCAACTACAGTTCTATGTTTTACAACATTTATGTTGCCACCAGTATCACCCGCCAGGGTAAGTCCTGTATTTCTGCTTCGATCATGCTGTTTGAAGGGTTACTTGCAAACAATGTAAAATTCGGATCTCTTAATGAGATTATTACATTCATTGACAACACAAGAACTGAAAAGAGAACCTTTAATGACAATGATATTCTAGATAGAGAAATATCTCTTGCAGAATCTTATTGCAAAATTATGGGCACTTGTGGATATAACTGGATTCCTGATAAGAAAGACGCTTTACTAGTATGGGATATTATGAGTAGATTAACTCCACAAGATTTGACTAGGTTATATTATAAGAATAATATGTATGAGTTCTTTAACAATAGCCGAATGAATGCTCTTCTTATTAAGATCCTTTGCACACTGAAGCTCCCATTCTTAGACCCTAACAAACCACCAAAAGAAATAAAGGCCGATATGCAACAACTAATCGCATATGTAAAAGAGTATGTGTATTACAGTTACCAAATCATTGATAAACTTGAGAGAGTAGAAACGATGATGCGTGATATCGTATTAGTTACAGATACTGACTCTTGTATCATTAGTTTAGAGCCATGGTATAGGTTTGTTTTGGAAAAGACAAAGGGTGTCGAAATGAATATCAAGCATGAGATAATTGATATAGTCGAGTATATGGAAATGGATTCTTTTGGGGATAGAGAGTTACTTTCTATCGTTGAACGAGTTGACCATTCATACGATTACGATTTCTACAACGAAGAGCTTATCGAACAGGCAAGAATGATTAATCCAGTACAGATGATCCCACAGGATGGTCTGAGACATTCTATCATAAATATCATGTCGTATTGCGTAAGTGAACTTATCTTGGATTACATGTATAAATATACGGTAAACCATAACTCTGCAGCACCAAATAGAAAGTGTCTTCTTATTATGAAGAATGAGTATCTATTCAAGAGTATTCTTCTTACTGATGGTAAAAAGAATTACGCATCTATACAAGAAATACAAGAAGGTAATATTGTTCCAAAAGATGCATCTCTAGCAATATCTGGTCTGCCAATTGATAAGGTTGGTATACCGCAATCTACAGCTAAAGCTCTTAAAAAGATTCTTTATGAAGATATTTTAAACTCTGATGGTATAGATCAGATTAAAACTCTTAAAGGAATAGCGATTCTTGAAAGAAAGATCTTTAATTCTATTGAGAATGGGGAAACTATGTATCATAAACCTGCTAGAATCAAATCTATCGGTACATATGATATGCCATTCAGAATTCAAGGTATAAAAGCATCCGTCGCATACAATGCTTTGAGGGATGAACATGAAGAAGCTATTGATTTGGAAAAGAGAAATAGTATTCTTATCATTAAGGTAAATATAAACAAGAAGAATATTGAAGGTCTTAAAATATCTAATCCTAGTAAGTTTGAACAGATGACCAAGCTTCTAGATACTAAAGAGTTTAACGGAGATGCAATAGCAGTAGCTATTCCGTCTAGTAATTCTATTCCTAAATGGCTAATTGAGTTTATCGATTACACCACAATCATTCATGACAATTTAACTAACTTTCCACTAGAGTCTATTGGAATTACACGTCTTAATAATAAAAATATAACATATTCCAATATATTGGAATTATAAGGGAGAAGATTTATTATGAAATGCATGAAGGAAATTAGACGGGATAATAAAAATCTTATTATCCCTCCCACAACTGCTGAAAATTTTCAAAAAGTATTAGATTATCATAAATTATCATTTTTCGAAGATATTAAAAGCTATAATGAAAACCTAAAAAAGTCTATTGAAATTCGGAGAAAAATGCTAACGGAATCAACAATATACCCAAATCCAGAAGACCGTAAAATTGCAATAGAAGCTTCTCTAGAAATATTAATTTTTGAACAGAAACATTTGCAGCGTATTATTGATAGACATACCATATAGTGTAAATATACCATCTTATATTTAAACACATCAATAACTATATAAGAATATAAGAGGTGTTTATAATGGGATTAAATAATCATTCATTAGTATTAATCAATGATGGTATAGTAAAAGGATTTGGATATAATGGTGAAGGAGAATTGGGTTTGGGTAATACAACAACCCCATATACCTCCCCTATATTAATACCTAATATAAGTAACGTAAAACAAATATCGTGCGGTCAATCTCATTCGCTATTATTACTTAATGATGGTACGGTAAAATCATTTGGAAGTAATAGTAACGGTGAATTGGGATTGGGTATTACGACTCAACAAAACACTCCTATATTAATATCAGGGTTAAGTAATGTAAAACAAGTAATAGGAGGGCAATCTTATTCATTAGTTTTACTAAATAACGGTACAGTATATGGATTTGGTCGTAATAGTAGTGGTCAATTAGGATTAGGTAATACTATCTCTCCGTATACTAGCCCTACGTTAATACCTAGTCTAACTAATGTAAAACAAATATCATGTGGTAGTAGTCATTCATTAGCATTACTAAACGATGGTACAGTATATGGATTTGGTGGTAATTACTATGGTCAATTAGGGTTAGGTAATAATACATCTATAATTAATACTCCTACATTAATATCAGGGATGAGTAATGTAAAACAAATATCATGTGGTACTAATCATTCATTAGCTTTACTAACAGATGGTACGGTAAAATCATTTGGTCGTAATATATATGGTAATTTAGGTTTAAATAATACTAATGATTACAATAGACCCACGCTAATACCTAGTCTAAGTGACGTATCTCAAATAACATGTGGCGCAGATCATTCATTAGTTTTACTAAATGATGGTACAGTAAAAGGATTTGGTGCTAATCAGTTTGGTAATTTAGGATTAGGTAATACTACGTACCAATATAATAGTCCTACATTAATAACTGGTCTAACTAACGTAAAACAAATATCAGGTGGTGGCAATTATTCAGTAGTTTTACTAAATGATGGTACAGTAAAAGGATTTGGTGATAATACATATGGTCAATTAGGTTTAGGCAATACTACATCACCATGTACTACCCCTACTTTAATAACTACTCTAAGTAACGTGGTATTATTGTGGGATAATATAGTAGTTCGAACAAGATTTGTAATGTTTGTAGATATTAACAAAGTTAGTTATTCTAAAATATAATAGCTTATGGAAAATTATTGATATGCATACAATATAGTAAAAATAATAAAGGAGGTTTATTCAAATGAAATTAGCAGAAATTAAAACAGTGAAATTATTATTGGTATTTTTAGCAGAATTTATTGTCAAAAAAGCAAATTTAGAAGCGGTGCAAAATGTTGTGGCTGTTCAAAAAGAAGTTAATACTATCAAAGCATCAATCGCCTTGGGTGACGATCGTAAAGTAGCAGCGGCTCTTACTCGTCTAAACAAACTTGAGGGTGGATTAGATCGTATCCAAAGATTGTACAAATCAGTCAGTGGAGAAACGGCTAAATCTTGTTTTGCAAAATACATAGCGTAAAATGATATCTCATAACTCCCATATCTCCATTGGAGATATGGGAGTTATTTTCTATTAAAGGAGGAATATATATGGAAATATCAAAAGAAGAATATCAAGAGTTACAAGTAAAAGTACTTAATCTAACTATTCAGCTAGAAGATGCAGATATAAAAGCAGAAGAAAAAGTTATACTTAATCTACTCTATGCTGAAGATAAAACTATAAATAAAATTATTCAACGAGCAACCACTGCCGAAAAGGAACTTATTGATTTGAAAGAACGATTTAGTAAACTTTCAGAGATAAATACTCGGGTACTTAAAGATCAAACTAATATTATAAAAAGTGCATATACCTTAGCATGTAAATATGAAGAGCTAAAGAAAAAAATTCTTAAACCCGAAACTTTAGATGTAATACCACACGATGAGGTTGTTTGTCTTTGCCCAGTAACTGGATATGGGACTATTTGCACATATAGCGAATGTCGATTAGCTGATAAGACTACATGTTGGCAGAATGGCGGATGAAAGGATCATAGAAAATGGATAACAGATTTGACGAATTATTAAGAAATATAACTCTTGTGTATACCACTGGAGAGAAGATAAGAATTGCTGAATGTATCAAATTAGCTAAAAGCTTATTGCTTACCGAGGATAATGAATTAAATACAGAGAACTGTATGCGTATGCTTAAATCTACCCCATTGCACCTTGTTTGCAAAACCTCAAAGGATATTGTAAATAGAAATTTATTTGCAATCCGATATAAAGATATTGCGATAGAATTCCATAGTACTGATACTCCTCCTTCTCAAAATTGATATATCTATAGTGTCAATAGTCGATATTTCAGTTATATATTATATAGGTGAGAATGAATAAAATATATAGGCTGAAGTTGAAATTATCGACCAGCCACGAAGGAGAAATTAACTATGTTCCAAGACGCTAAAACCTATGCCGATGTGTCCAAGGAGGAACAAGATGTTTACACTAAAGAGGTAAATCTGCTTGATATCATCACAGTTCTTGAGAACCAAGGGATCTCTATTGATTACAAAGACAGTCTTGCGGTGACTTGTTCTAAAATGAAAAAGATCTTATTTGATCGCGTTTCGGCTGCGATGTTTACCAAGAAAGCATTGTCGGTTTCCGATCAAGAGCTTACCTCTAAAATACAAGAATTTCTTGGTGAAGCAAATGATATCTTTATGCTAAGTGGCTATTGCATGAAAATCAATTTAGTTGCAAAAACAGTAAAAATATTTGATGGCGACAGATTGCTTATGACTTATCAAGATGGTAAAATGGAACTGAGTGCGGCATTATCTAAAGAAGAAGTTCAAGATATTAAAGATTCTAATCCTGATGTACCAATAGTGGATACACCGCTGCTTATCTCAGAGGTTATAGTTTTACCACCATTGGAAAAAACAGTAACTAAACCATTGCAGAAGTCTATTGTAGTAGACTCTACTGTGGTTGATGAAACTCCTAAATCTACAGAGATTGAAATTAATCGAGGCGGAGAAAAATTCAAAGTAGTTGATGGAAAATTCATTAGTAAAGATGATAAAACTAAAGCTACTGAGCAGCAGTTTATTGACGCTGCGAATGCTCGTGCTGCACAAATAATGGCCAAAACTCCTAAATCTGCAGAGATTGAAATTAATCGCGATGGAGAAAAATTCAAAGTAGTTGATGGAAAATTCATTAGTAAAGCTAATAAATCTAAAGCTACTGAGCAGCAGTTTATTGACGCTGCGAATGCTCGTGCTGCACAAATAATGGCCAAAACTGCTAGAAATGCTAGTGCCACAATTGCAAAGAATAAAAGTGTAGTAGAAGGCGTGAAAGTTATTAATAATCCTGAAACTACAATCACGTTAGAGAACACTCAGCAGATAGCCACAAGAATTGATATTGATCTGTTAAAGAAATATATCAATATCGACAGTCTGAAAAATGCTCCAGCTGAGCTCAAAGCTAAAATTATGGCTAGGCTGGAAGGTGCAATAAAAACAGTATTGAAGGCTGGTGGTTTCGACAAATTTCTTAATCTTAAGAATGCCAAATATGGTCTTTCTAAATCTACGTTTTTCGATAAGGATAGATATATTTTGTTTAATGGTAAGCATTATATGAAGTTTATCGATGCAGAGAACTTTGAATTCGATAATAAGCTTAATTAATATAACGGGGGAGATTATCTCCCCTTTTATTTTTTTAAGATCGTAAATGGGGTGTACTAATAGATGCAGGAATTAAAGTTCGAAAACTATAACAAGATGGAAGATATAATGTATTATCTTGGGCCTAATGCGGTTTTAAAGATGAATCTTTCTATGTTCCAAAGCTCTGAAAAATATGGGCGAAGAAGTTATCATCAAGAAGTACAATATTACAATGAAAAAGCAGGACAAAAGGTGGTCAATTTAAAACGGTCATTTGATTACTTCGCATCAATAGAAAATCTGAAAGCAGTTAATAGAGTTAAAGAATATATCATGATACGGCAACAAGATATATTCTTATTGCGTAAGGTAATAAATTCTGTATTTGACTTGTTCAATAAAGAATTCGACAATATGTTTGTCAAGAAAAACGGTATCGTTACTATTAGAAATAAAATAACTCCAGTAGAGTTTACAGGATTGAGTTTGGGGAAATATTTAGTATTTTCTCCTGATATAATGGATAGTTATAATGGAGAAAAAATTGGATGTATCCGTATGAACTTATCTTCTCCAAATAACTTTGTTCTTATGCCTATAGGTAAGTATAGTGGCTTCCTTGAATGTATAAATAATATGGATATGTTTTCATATGCTCAGGGTATGCTATCTTATTTTGGTAAGCCTGCATATGGCACAAATATGTATGACTTTACAGACTCTCAATCCATAGAAGACACAGTTGTGGCTAGAAGTGGAAGGAAGATACAGTCTAAATCTAATAAATCGTATTTCGCGAATAAGATAGCGGAATTGGATTAGAATAGGAGGTATAGCATAATGCTATACCTCTTTATTTTTTAGTTTGTTGTATACATAACTGGCTGATTAGTATTAGCCGCACTGACATAATTATCTTCCATCTTCTGTACTACTTCATCTCTCTTATTAGCTTTATCTTCTAAACTAGATAATTTGAGATCAGTTGTTGCAAATATAGTATCTACTCCATCGTAATGTTTAAGATACTCATATAAGAATAATGCAACGTCTGCTGTAGCAAGAGCTTCAAACAATTCCATCTTAGTTGGAGCTATAGTCATTAAATTAGTTGGGTGTTTTACTAATAAATTGATTGGAATGCTTCTTACAAAATCAAGATAATTATTAGCCATAGTAGCTGATAGTCTTACTTTATTTGGCGGTATCCAATCTACATAAATACCATTAGTGAATAAAGAACTATGATCTGCAGACATTTGACCCATGCAAATATCTTCTACATCATACCCAGTAGCCATCATATCAAGAGTGCCATATCCTCCACCACCTTGGTATGCAGTTGATTTGGCACTAAATTCATGCCAGTCTATATCTGCTGCACCTAGGATATCTTGATTTTCACAAGTATCCTCATCTATCAGATAATAGTTTCCTTTTTTATTTGATGGTCCCATAAGGTATAATATCTTATGGGGGTAATACCTACTGAATGAATCTAAAGTTTCATTAGCTATTACCTCCTCTGCCCATTTATTTTTAGCAATATCTGGTGGGAGACTAAGTGGTTTTGTTCCAAGTCTGCGCTCTATCTTATTTAAAAGATCCGTCATTCGATTCATTGGCATATTATCAACTCCTTATTAAAATGTAAATTTAATTATATATTATATAACAGAGAATGGATTGGGGGTAAGCAAAATGAAGTATTCAAATTATAAATATTATATTGATGCTGCAATGAAATTATTAAATGGACAGGTGAATAGAAATCTACGCTGTTATAAATTCTCTTATGTATATTCTAATGATGAGGTACATGCAAGAGAATGTAATGGCGCTATAACTTTTAATCTTCAAAGTATGGCATATGCACTAAAAGACATGGAACCGCTTATAAGGTTTACGTACATTATAAGGACGGTCGCACATGAGCTATCACATATAGATCAAGATGTGAACTATTATAAATATGAAAGAGACTATTCATATAGAGCATGGATAGAAAAATCTAATGAATTAAATTCTATTTGTTTTATTATGGATAATCTTAATATGATAAAAATGAATTTAGGAGACTTCAACCATACAATCTTAGAAGATCTCCATCAGTATGCAAAAATAAATGGCACAAAATATGTGCCATCATCTAAAAGTAAAATGGTAGCCAATATAATGGAAACCTATATGATAGATACGAATAGAGCCAGATATAAAGATCTTGACACTATCCTGTTAAATCTTAACGGGGTGAGATATATGATAAAACATAAGGGAGAGATAATAGATCCTAACGTGATCTATCCAGTAATAAATGAACTAAGTAACTTCAATAGTATGAAGGTATTCAATATGATTAAAGAGGATAATAGTTTAATCATCAAAGTGCAAACTGAAGATGAACAAAAAAGACTAGAAGAAATAATATATCGTATAGATAAAAAATATATTATGGCATAAGGAGTGATAAATTATGATATTTTTTAAAGTAGATGAGAAGAATCATATATTAAACGTAGGTAAGATATATCGCAATGTGCGCATAACTGCACAAATTTATAGCCAATCTAAAGAAGAGCATAGCGCATCTTTCTTTATTGGTAGTAATGGGATTGGAACTATCGATGGGTCTGGTGCGCTAGATAACTTTGTAGAAGGTATTGTTAAACCTGCAATAATAGAAATACTAAAAAATGCGAAAGAAAATATAGATTCTATAGATGAAGATATTACTAAATTAAGAAAGGGTTGAAAGAATGAAAATATTATTTGAGTATAGAGATGGTGTTCATATTTGGAACCATCAATTTTGTAGTATGAGAGTAACGATTATTATAGCACCAAGATTATCTGGGGGGTGCGATATAACAGTTTATATAGACGATGTACAATCTGCGTATTATCTATATAAAACTAAGACAATGAATGAACTAGTTGAACATATCAAAATACTGATTAATGATATACCAGGAATGAAACATATAATCCCAGAGAACTCATTTTATAACATTTTATTCGAATAAATAAAGAGAGTATGCAATTGCATACTCTCTTTATTTTTATTTTTTATAACAAAAATCCATAATCTCATTTTGAATATGCCGTTCAACCGATACTACGATTCTGTCATAGTTCTTATCAATCAATGTAACTTCTTTACCACTTTCTGATACAGTAATACTTTCATAGAAAGTATCAAAGTTATTGATGATGGTATTAAGATTAGCAGATTCGGATAAGATATAATCTCTGACAGATGCATTTGTAACAGGAGTTATAATTTGGAACCCCTCTTCAACCAGTTGAATATTCCCATTCTCTGTAACTTTTTCAGGAACATAGATATATTTCTTACCTTGTCGTGTTGTTCCTTCACTAATAATCTTAGTTGTATAAGCCTTCGGATGAGAAGGATAATAAACCCTATCATAAGTAATAATTTTAAGATTGCGTACATATGCTTTACCTGCACTTTGTATAATAGTACCTAATGCTCTAAGAGAGAAAGAAGGTTTCTGCCCATCTATCAAATCATCATTGAATGATTTACCTAATTCATTATTAGTACCACGGAAATTTGCTTTTACTAAATTACCTTCCATCCATAGTTTAGTATACCAAACTTGTTCAGTTGTAGGATCGATTTTTTGTTGTCGTGCTAAATCATTAGCAGACGGATGACCAGCTTCGCCTTTGAAATTACCGCTCGAAACAAGTTCCTGTTGTTTAGAACTAGTAATTTCTTTATATAGATCATCATGTCCATAACATCGTCTATTACGATTCTCTTCTTCAGCTTCCTGAATAATGCCTTCTGCAATGACGAAATTTCTATTTTGATTTACTATATTAAATTCTACATCTTTAGCAGACGATTCGCATATAATATACGCTAATGCATTCATTCGATTACCTCCTTTACGTTATATTTATGTTTAAAGCATGTATTGCTAGTAGAACCCAATTAAGTAATAGTTTACATTATCAATTATATATTATATAGGTGAGTAATAATAAAATTATATGAAAGGTTGTTGATTAGTATGTATAGTGTTACATTTATAGTAGAAAGAGGAGGTAAAGCTGGAGAGTTTAATATGGAAGTAGATATAGGAGTGTTTCCAAGTAATGTAAATGAAAATATAGAAGAGAAAAATTTGATTTCTGATAATCCAAATACAACTATTACCAAATATCATATTACTTCAGATATGAAATTCTCTGTTGTAATTGCAAAGCATTTTAATGATTTTAATAAAATATTTAAAACAACCGCACGAGTAATACATGCCACTGAAGGTAAAAATGATAAATTATAATAGCCGCTATTTTATAAAAGAACGGAGGCTATTAAAATGGATAACGAAACTGTAGGAAAAGAAAACTAATAAAAAATAATAGATATACCCGTGAATGAATTCATTCACGGGTATATTTTATTAATACATATGATTTATTTTTTATTAATTTCTTTTGTATTTGTTGTATACAGGAGCTTTGACTTCGGCTTCAACAGTATCGATTGCAGCATCAACTTTAACTTCTTCATCGGCAATTTTATCAGCTTCTACTGTTTCTGTTGGAGGTAATACTTCTTGTACTGGCTCGGGAACTATCGCTTTTACTGCCGGAGTGGTATCTACTGGCTCGGTGGCAGCTTCAATAATCAGTTTACCGCCTACTTCTTTAACGTTCATAATTTTAGCAGGTTCAATTTCTGCGACTATTTCTTGAATGCTATTGTTTTTATCATAGTTTGCAAAATCAAGAGGAACTGTTTTATTGAATCCGATAACCTCTTCGACCTTTGCGTTACCACGAATACAAACAAGAATCTCATCTAGTGTAAGGCTAATACCATTTGCCACTCCTGCAATTGGGTATTTAAGATTGGTAATTGGAGTGTGCGCTCTTACGTTTACTTTCTTTTTAATTACATTAACCATTTTAAAAATTCCTCCTTAAATATTCGAATCTACTAGATCCATTGGGTCTTCTTCACCCATTACAATATCAATAGCATCGCTATCAGAAATGCTATCGTTTAGTAAATCTTCTTCTGCATCGACTTCATCGTCAATGTCTCCATCAATTACTGACATAACAAGATCATCATCAAGAAATTCTTCATCAATAAGGCTCATCATTATACCTCCATGTATTTTTCTTCAGGTGGAAAAATGTCTGACAATTCTTCTTTAATAGACATACTTTCCATCATACTATCAAGAAGATCATCATCATCCATAAGCATTAGGTCATCCTCATCTTCTTTAACCATTTCATTGAGTAAAAGTGTATCGAAAGGTTTAGACAAAGTAATCGCTCCTTTCATAGCAATCTTATTTATATGTTAAGCTAAGGTCATTTTATCCGTTTTTAACAAGTTAATTGCATATTTTTCTAGTATGAATATAATCATTGGAATCGTATAGAATATCTCAACGCCAGGACTGTATTCTATTCTCTCTAACGCATCTATCATATCTTGAGTTATATCATTACCACTAAAATAACTACTAATAATATTGTAATATTCTTTAGGATCTCCAGCTTCAAAAATTTTACCAACAGTAATAGCCTCTACAAGATCACTATCAAACAAATCTATAGGATCGGCTAGTACCCCAAGTTTAACTTTATAATCTATCAGATAGTAGTCTTCCATTCTAGTAGTAAGTAGAGATGTTGGATCGTCGATAAGAATCCCATAAGCTCGTTGAAAATTGATTTTATTATTTTTTTGCTCTAAATATTTAAATACAGTTTTATCGTACTCAATACAAAATGTCTGCGATAGGTATACTTGTTGGGTAATGTAACTATATTTAGATGAGCCACTATCAAGTATACCATTGCGAATTATAAACTCAATCATATAAGGATCATAGAAAAAACAATCCCCATATGCAACTACATATGTTTGTATTCTTTTCTTAAAGAATAGTCCAGTGAAGTATTCTCTAAGAGTAGATGATATGTTTTGTATGCTCTCTATAAAAGTATACTCATTGCTAGTAATTACAGATTTATATTTACCGCCTATATTCCCAGCGACCATATCAAACTGACCTACAACCTGGGCATCTATCGCTAGATCAAAGTTATCTAATCTATATGTGAGCTTATAGAAATTATTGCCATTTTCCAGGGTATCAAGATTAATTCCAATTACTCTAAAAAAAATATTCTTTCCTAGATGATTAATTGAGAAATATCCTTCTTGATATGGAACGAATGTATTAGGAGGAAGCATAACTTCTCCCTCTATTGGGCTAGATTCTGTGCCCCACTCACTCATATCGATATCTAATGCAATTTTTTCGAATCCATATAAGAATACATTATTTATTTTGTTGAATCTTAATCCGCTTTGAGGTCCGATCGATTCGTATATTTGTTTTGTTCCCTCATCTAATATAGACGCGTCTATATTAGGGTTGTAATATGTTACAATCGTTGGAGGCTTATCTATAAAAGTATAAAACGGATTATCTAATCTTGATCTTACACCCTCTAGTAAACTATCAATAGTAACTTTCATATCAGTATTTAAAAATTTTCCACCCAATTGTATTACCTCCTTTCTTTTAATCGAATGTTTAACAAAAAATAAAGCACATTGGTTTCCCAATGTGCTTATATGCGTATAATCTGATCTTTTATTTTTTCTGATTTAACCCCAAAATCCTTTTCCCCTGGGAATATATTGCGGTGCATATAGATTTGTATCCCTATAGGAGAAAGCAAATTTGAGATAGCTTTTATTTCCGAATCTGATACGTCATTGTCGACGTATAAATGAAACACGCAATTCATTATTCCAAACCCAGATAGAAATAGTTTTATGACGTTTAGATAAGATTTACCTCCAATGGAAGTATAAATGTTCTGTTGTCTATTTCCATTGTTTAGATTATAGAATATTGATAGTATATCGAATGGGCCTTCAGCTATATGGATCTTAATAGGTTCAGGTGATACTATATTGCATCTTGTTGGTATATTATAATGCCGTCTAGTATTATCTTCACCTTCAAAAATACTATAGTTTGTATATCTACGGTCAATATACTTATTAACCACTCCTGGTTTGTGGAGATTCTTAAGATTAATAAATCCATTATCCATAGATAAGAATCCTATGAAGCTATCGTCTAATTCTTTAACGATATTATCATATCTAGTATACTTTTCTATTCTATTACCATTTAATAAATCTAATAAATTTAAAACTATTTTATTTTGTAACAAGTCAGCATATGTAAGATTAAGACCCAAGCGTCTATTTATATAAAGGAGCTTAGCCTTACTTAACTCATCATCTCTTAAATATTTATTTGAAATTTTATATGTCTTATTGGATCTGAGTCTGTTCTTGGAAGTCTTAATTGTTTTAGCATTGTATGATTTGAGCTCATGTATGAGATCTCCATCTTGGTTGCAATCTACTAGTGATCTTAGTATATCTGGTGTTAATATGCCACATTGATTGCATTTGAAGCAATTATACATAGGCGGTTTATCATCATCATTACCAAGATAAATATATAAATGTGTATCCTTTAGATTAGTAGAACTATCTCCACAGAATCTGCACCGAAGTGCAACCTCTTTATTCCCAGACGCATTATGAGCATCTGGGAACTTACCTAATAAAAATGCTCTTAATTTGTCTTGGAACATAGAATCTAACCTACTTTCTTAAAAGTTTACTGCATATCATATATACACATGTGATTGATACGCATATCAAAAAATCTGCATTACTTAATTTAGACGTACCCCCAGTTACAATATTGATGATAGATGCCACTGCCAAACACACCGTTAATATAGAAAGTAATCTCTTTACACCTTTATACATTTGGCTTCTCTCCTTTAGCACTATTATGTGCAGAATGTAGTAATATGTGATTTATCAAATATATACTTACCACTATTAATATATATTCAATCCACATTTTCATCCCCCCTCCAAAAAATATAGGAGTATGCTAATGCATACTCCTGTGTATTGGTTTAAATTAGTAACGTAAGTACTAGCATTTCTTCACATATTATTTCTGGCGTATGTGAATAATCGACAGTAATGCCATTTAGATCTTCGTTGTAATAATCGATATTCTTAAACTCAGATGCTAAAATCTGAGCGATGTTTTTGAGTAGAATCTGGTCTTGAATCTTTTCGTTACGATACTTATCAACAACTTTAGGGAAATTATCAGAGATCATCATTCGCTGTAAGATTTTCTTATTTACCGTCTTCCTTGTAACAAAACGACTAATTCTGCCACCAAGAATAAATGGAAGCATAGTTTGTCCTTCACGTATTAGTTTCCGTTTAGCTGCTATCATAAGCACTAGATAGTCTCTATTGTTTATGAGTTTTACAGCTTGAGTATCACAGAAATTTCTTAAGAATAAATATGATATAAGATTGCACTGGAATTCATTCTTTAGTGGTTTCCCATCAATGGTAAGTTCTTTCCTATAGAACTCAATCTCATCTTCTGAAAACGGACCAAACTCTTGAATGATATTCCGCATTGTGGTTTCACAGTTTACATTAGTCTGAATAAGCATAGCCTCATCTTGTTTAGCCATATGCGCTTCAAACTTATCGCTTTCACTATTGTTATCATCATCCCTGCTAGATGATGATACAGTTATCAATGCAAATTCATATGGAATATCAGTAATTTTATACTTAATATCTCGCATGATTGCATCATAATTAAAATGAATAATATTCTTGGAATATGTATATTTTGGAATTATCTGCATGATAAGATCTTCTAAGGTATACATAGAATGTACGGTCGCGTTTCTTCCCCGTATATCTTGCATATCAAAAAGTATCATATTGTTATTGCGGCTTTTGTTTACATTTGTTGTTGTTGTTTCAAAGAGTTTAGATATCATATCTATACCATGTTTGTGTACAATCATAACAAAGATACGATCAAATGCCCTAAGTAGGATTCTTTTGATTTCAGGGGCGGGTACTTTTCTAGTATAAATATAATGTGATACCAAAGGTATAATTATATTTTGTAGCATTGATATTTCCATCAGTATAGTTGCATGGAAATCTGTATACTCTAAACATGGATTTTTGTTATTTCGATAGGTTAAATGAATATTGTAGTTGTCCCTATTCATGCATCCTATTTTATAATGCAATTCTGGAGACATTGTATTATCAATGATACATCTAACAATATCATTAATAAAATGATCTTCGGTATAGTTTTCTTGATAATCGATAAGATACTTTAGTTTAGCATATATAAAGAATAATATATGCTCTCTATCATAGAATTTTTCAAAGTAATTTAGATAGGTAGTATTGTGTTCTCTGAAACCAATTACTAGCTTCTCTTCCTTCATTTTAGTATCACTGTTGTAACACCGTTTAGATGACATCATAAAATAATTGATATCACTATTTTCTGGCATTCCATAGATTGGCGCTATGTTTGCAATGATAGCTCCACGCGCATGAGCGAATATGCAATCTTCTGGTTGCATAACCCATTCATCAACTGGTACGAATTTAGGTATGATACTTCTTTCTACTATAGTTTTCAAGTACATTTCCCCCTAATCTCCATCAAAAATTATTATATTATATATTTCACCTCATAGATATAATATATAATCTACTTTCTTTTTGTCGTTTTAGTATGAGCAACAGTTTTATTAGTAGTTGTTTTCTTTACCATACTATGTGTGTTGACAACAGTAGTTTTTGATATGCCCTTAGTACTCCGGTTCCCACCAATTGATGGAATATTAGGTTTATAACCAGTAGGATTTTTTTTCTTCTTTTCTTCTTTAGCTTTCTGTTCTCCCTGTAATTGTCGAGCTTCTACCTTTTTATCTGCATCTTCAACGAAAGCCAATAGGTCTTTCTTTACATATGGGACACTTTCTGCTAACCATACAACCTTTTTGTCTAAACCTTTTAGTTGTATAAATATGTATGCGAAATAGATCGTTTTTACATAACCTATAACGTTTTTAGGATTTCTAATATCCGCCTTTTCAGTTAATGCCCTTTTACTCATCTTAGGCATTAAGTCTTCTATAAATAATTTATTCTTGGCAAATGAATATGCATGGGTAAATACGAAAGCTGGATCGTTAGAGAAGAATTTAACTTCGTAGTTTTTTAAAGTATTCTCAGCTTCAATCGCTATATTGCTTGCTGTGAATTCAATAACGACGTCATAGTAAAATTTGGCAATTATTTCCGAAGGAATTTTAAAGTGCATGATATATCTTCTGTCGGTATCTTTATATAATCGATAGTTGATCTTACCTGCATCTCTCACTATCAGAGCATCAAACTTCTTTGTATAAACTTCTTTAAATATACTTCTTTGGCTAAACACCGCATTGTTTTTACCCATAGGGTTTTTGATATATTCATCTAAAGTCATTACCATATCCGTCGCCTCACATGGTATGGTTTAATTTTCCTCGATTTACCATTTTTTTTACCATCATCATACTTGGCAAGGGTTATACCTATAATTATAGATATAACCATAGCTATTATAAATACAATCAAAAATATAATTTTCCCACCCATTCTCTATTCTCCTTTTTAAGTAAAATAGACAAAATATTAAGGCTACGGAACTCCGTAGCCTTAATATAATTCTTTTATTAAAATGTAGTAGATTATATAACTTTTTATTCCGGTGTGATATAAACATTATATTCTGGAGCTTCACACAGGTATTGGTTTGTACTAAAAACCATACCGATGATCGTAGCGATAGCATCTAAAATAATCTGTTCAGATTTGATGGAACTTAAAACATCACCATCAAATTTTTCAGTTCTGATATTGAATGGGCAGCCATTCAATAGGCATTGCAATGCCAAATCAATAGACACTGCTTTATTTCCATTACAATGTACCAAGTATAACTGAGAAATAAGTTCAACGTATGCTTGATTAAGAACTGAATATATATTGAATACTTCTCCACTTTTTAATTTCTCAAGATCCTCTTCTGTATAATCTTTAGTGGCTTCTCTTTCAAGTTGATTAAATGCTCTGAACCCTTCAAAGTTGGCACCAAAACCATAACCATCTACAGCCGAGCTTCGGCAATTTAAAACTGCATCTTCGACAAGATCTTTTACTGCATCACGATCCGTCATAGAAATACCACCAACAAGATAATCAACCATATTAGCTTTAAGAGAATTAATACGTCTCTTTAGGACGCCAATCTTTGTGATCTCTTCTTTGGTTTGTTCATAATTTTCCAAAGTTGCATTAAGACCGTCAAGAAGAGAATTATAAATATCACTTTTAGTCCCATCTTCATTATTCATGAGTTTTGGATTGACAACTTTAGTTTTCATGTTGTCAGACTCGATAAGTTCAGCAGAACCTGCGAAATCATGAATGTTTTCAGGTGTAGCAGCTAATCCTGTAGCTACATCCATTGCTTGGATTTTAGGATCTATGTATTTCTTGATTAGTTTTGCTCCGCTTAGTTTAGCTAAATCCATAAGTAGATCACCTTTATTGATATTAGTAACAATAGAAACAGGTGGACGGTTTTCTGGAGCTGTAGCCGATAATTGTTTAATCATTTCATCGATTGTTGCATCCATGTCATTACTTATCATAGGGCAGAAAATAACGGTAGGAACGACTGCTTCATATTGTTTTTGTTGCCGTTGCAGTGGTTCGAAAATATTGTCATACATGATTTTATCCAAGAACATACGCATTTCTGGAGTATCGATAGGATGCTCGAAGACGTATATTTTTGGATTGCGGATAGAAGATACTTTTCTTTTACCGTCATTGATAAAGGCAGGGTCTGAATACCCGCTATCGAATGTTAAACCATCATAAATCTTTAGGATATTATTAACGGAATTTGAAATACCGACATCGATAAATACATCCATGCCATGATCGGCATAAATATTTTTAATATTGGTAGATACTTCTTCATTCCCATTAGTGGAGATCATAGCAATACGATAAATATCATCAAGAGTTGTTTCTTTCTTATTGCTCTGGATAATAACGATTGCTTCAGCAATTGCCTTTTTAAGATGTTTAATCAGCTCATTATCCGAAATACCATATCGTTTACTAGCATCTACTAGCATATTAAAGACTAGAAACGAAAGAATAATAGCAGATGTTGTTCCGTCACCAACAGTAGTAACAATTCTACGGGTAATATCTTCAAGATCGTCCCGCATTGTAAATTCGATAGGCTTGTTGAATTTAATTGCGCTTAGAATAGTATGTCCATCCTTAGAATACCGTGTCAGTCTATCCTTATCACGAATAGCAGTGACAGAACCAGTTGGACCGTACGAGCACAATAGGGCATTTGCGATAATTGATAGTGCGTTACTTTGAGCTTCTCTTACCTTTTCTTTTGGAACGATATTTGTATAAACCATTTTTCATTCTCCCCCTATTTTTGCTAATGTTATTCCTACATATGGATCTACAGTACGTATCTTATTAGAACCTGAAACGACTAATATAATTTTCTTTGGCAAACCAGTAGCAATATCAATATTATGCATATAATTTGATAAGAAGATATATTTTCCGCCCATATTCTTATATCGTAGTACGTCATCCACATATTTTAAAAATAAACAATCATAGTTAGACATATCGGTTTCATCTATTAAAACCGTAATTGAACTATCCAGTTTATTAATATATTGTTTTTGCAATTGATTTTTACAACTAATATTGCAGTTAATAATCCCATCTGATGATTGCAACGTCTTGATAAACTTTAAGATATCATTAGGCTTGGAATGGGTTAAAACTTCTTCCATATAATTCTTCTCTATATCTTTTAGCATATCATCCGCACTACCAAGATATTCTTCTTTAAGTAATATTGTAATAGGATTGTTATCAACTCTAGCCAATAATAAATTCTTTTTTACATTCTCACTACTGGCATTGACCACGTACTGATTGAAATAAACTGATTTTTTATACTTATCAATCATATAGTTTATAATACCAAGTTCAATATCGACTACAGTTTCAAACGTTAATAGATTAGAGTAAGAGTACGTTGCATCCATTTGCGCATCCCCCTTTAATTTAAAAGTATGGACGTATCTGTTTAAGATACGTCCACATATTTTCCATTAATCTTCTGAGTCGTTCATAATTGAGTCAATAGTATTTGTTTTACTATTATTACTAGCTCCTGATTTGTTAGCGAAATAACTAGAACCGCCACTCTTAGCAGCTTTTTGGCTATATAACTCAACACCAACACCAGATGCGATTTTATTTAAAGATTCATCAATACGATTCTGTGACCATGACATATTATCAACAACACTGAATGCCACAGCTCCAGTCATTGCATTGTAATAACTTTCAAGCATTGTGATAAATTGTAATAACTCAAGATTTTTAAACGAATCATAATCACTTGAAAACTCTCCTGTTTTTTCATCAAACTTTTCAATAGCGCAATGATAGTTACGTTTGAATTCATATGCATATGAACTTTCTACCTGTCCAGCTTCATTAATTTTGCGAATAACAATGCATGGAGCAGATTTACCGAATTCCTCACCAGTTGAAATTGTGATTAGACCCTGACCTGCATTTGTACCACGCTGGTTGAAGGTCTTGGGTGATTTTAAGAATCCTTTAAGAGTTTCAGCAAAAATACGAGCTTTAGAATGATTCAAATAGATTAATGCTGCACCTTTACGGTCCCAACTAGGATTTTCACTTTTATCATTTTCAATTCTAGGGGCTATAGCAATTTTAAGTGTGCCTTTCCACATTGAGAATGATAGATTTGTTACATCAATTTCACTTTCTGTATTACTCATTGAATATCCATAAACTGATGGACGATATACCTCTTTTTCGTTATTATTATTATAAGTATTTTGCCCTAATGCCATTATGACATCCCCCTTTTTATATTTTATTTATATTGATTATAGAAATGTATGCGTCTGAATCAAAAGCTATATGGAGCATAGCCTCAGCTATGCTCCATATAAGTTAATTATCAAAGCCATAATTTACGTAAAGGCGAGTCTTATTTTGATAGATTTTATTTTTGGAGATAGTGCCGCGAAGAACATTGTATTTATTATATAAGTCAGCCCATCTTTTATAAGTTACCTTATCCATTTCTTCAGAAGATAGATAATCGTCAATTACTGACATACGAGAATTAATTTGATGAAGCAGTAATACTGCATCTTCTTGAGTTTCCATATTATTCACATTAAACTCAATTTCAAAATAATCATCATCATATTTAGAAATACCATTAATCTTCATCTGTTTTGCATTACGCTTAAATACCTGAATGATATCATCGACAAAACTTTCTGTTAATAAAACATCATCATCGATTCTTTCTAATCGGCGAATGATATTGGTAAACTCTTTACGTTCAAGAACTGACGCGGTAATTTCAATACCTCTAGTCAGAGAATGTATCGCTGCAATACGATTACTTAGAACGTCTTTATATAACCGCATTACCCAAGATAATACAACAATCTTATTATCGATGGAATGATTTACATTATATCCATTGCTTGCTATTTTACTCATTGCACTAGTTAGAAGATCAGAATTACCACAATCAATATCAAACTGATCTATGATCTTATCTTCCTCTGCTTCAAATATAGAAGTTACTTTTCTTAAAGCGTCTCTAATACCGTATGAAAGAATTTCTATATAATGAATAGATTCGGTTAGTTTAATAGTTTCATTACGTTGCAGAAGATAATCATCAATATTATTTTTTACAATTTCCATAGGATTGGCATCGGTAATTAAATGACCAACTTCATGCATGATAATAGCTGCAATTTCACTATAACTTAAAGCCATCGCCTCGTCAAATAGTTTAGAGTCTAGTTCAAGATAATACTCAGTAATCATATATTTATCATCATTTTGAACTATTCCAATAATGCTTTTTGCAGGTATGATAGGCATAACACATACACCGAAAAACATTTTATCAGTATTTTCGGTATATATTACTTGCTTACACCCTCCAGATCCAAATAATCTATTTATTGAATCTCTAACTTCAATAAAAGTATATGAATCTTTCTTTGCGATAAGAGTTCGTATTGCTGCCTGGAAATCAAGAATATCATTTTCTAATTTTTCACTAAGAGCCATTAATTGCACCTCCTATTTAAATATAAAAGATATAGACCTACAGATATACTGTAGGTCTATATCTATTTTAATTATACGTGTGGATAAGTTACACCGTTTGCAGTGTAATCATTTGCAGCATTAACACCAATTGGATCTGGGTTAGTGATATCTTCCCGAAGACCAGTTGGGTTCATGATTTGGATACGCCCTTGTACAGCTTGATACTGTAAGAACATCCAGCGTTCGAAGCAAGTAATACCAGGAAGCTGGTAATTAACTGTGTCACGAATTTCATTGGAAATATACATTTGATAATCAATGATTTTGTACATAATCCTTTGAGTATTACGTGGGCAGAGAATTACAATCAGATTGTTATTATCGCGCATCTTCTGACTGGAGATGAATTGATAGATACGTTTCTCGCCAGTAACAATGGTCTTTTTGTAGTCAAGCTCAATAGGACCAATGCTTGATGGAGTAGAATAAGTATATTCGCGAGGAGTGATTTTCTTAATCAATTCAGGACGACCGAATACTGTAATTGACATGTTCTCATCATTCAAGACTTGTAGCATGTACGTTACTTGAGTATCAAGATAATCCATGAAAGTTTCTTGTCTCCATGATACATGGGAAGCCATGTAAGAACCTTGAGGAGGCACGAAGTCAAATGCTCCAGCAACCTTTTGATTTGAAGGTAAGCCCAAGAATGATTTGTCCAATTCATCATGAATTGTATCATCTTTGTAATGCATTAATGCCAAACGCATCTGGCTCATAATTTTTGTGATTTGATTTACATTATAAAGTGCAGTAACATCTTTTACTTCTTCAGGGGACACAGTCGTAGTGATATGTGGAGCCTCTGGAATTTCAAACATGTCTGTACGTGCACTCCATTTAGTACGGCAAGTCTTGAATGCAGCAGATGATACATCAACTACAGCATGAAGTCTTACAGCCTTTACGTCAGCTGCATTCATACAAGTAATCATGAATTTATTTTTCTTCATGTAACCGCTGATGATACCCTTAACTGTTTTGTTGGTGGTAGCGTCAGTTTTTGCAATAACTGTAAATGAAGCCATGATAGAACGATCAAATTCGCCATAAGATGGAACGAATTTCATTTCGCCTACATTGAATAATACTGGTTTAACACCGGCTGTTTCAGCAGGAATTATTGCTTTAGTGGTTGTATCATAATAGCTTGCGCCGATAGCAACATAACTATCAACAAGAATTCCAGTAATACAAGTCTTAATACTTAACGCAGCATCAACAGAATTGACTCCGAATTCAGTGCTAAGAATATCAAGAGTTTCGTTTTCTGGAAGAGTAATAATAAGATCTTTTGAAGGTACGCTATTTTTGATAGCATCCTTAATCTTATATTGCTCCAAATACATATCGATCTCTTCGCCGTCTGGAGTGACAAGTGTACGAGTTTCCATAGTCAAAGTGAACTTAGGAGAACGGGCAACGTCCTTAGGCATTGATTGATCGAACACCGCATTCATCAATAAATTTTTATGCATTGGAAAAGTGATACCAATCATTGGATTGAACGCTCCAAGTGAAGCGGACTCCATTACACCTTTACGGTCATTGGTATATAATTCAGACATATCTTCTTCGAGTTGTGCAACGTCTTCGATGTCTTGATACCGAGGATCGGCAGGATCATAGGATTCCTTAAGGAAAAGTTTTCTCATTTCATCATTTGTGGAATTCTTTTGGAAAAACTGGGATGGAGCATCATATACACTAATCCCCGATTCCGTAACACAACTTTTTGCAAGATCAAGGAACTGTTCTGCTAATTTATGCATTGGGTCTTTTCTATAACCTCTGGATGTAGCCAAAGGATTTTCGCGCGTACCTACAGCTGGCATAATTTATTTCCTCCTTAATGAAAATTATTATTTAACTTATTATATTTAACCTAATCAGGTTTAAATATTTACTATATTGTTGTATTTGGCAAATACTATTCAATTAAAAATTATTTCTTGTTTTTACCCAATTCCTCCATAATATTGGTAAGGGTAGCGAAGATTGCCATATGCCTTTGAAGTATTATTTGATTCTCCACGTAGCTTCTAGTGTCATATGACTGAATAAGAGAGTCTCTTACTAGGTCCTTTAACTCCAAAAGCTTGCGTGTAACAAATTCGATGGGTCTGATATTGTCTTCGATTCTATTTACTTTAGAGAGACGATCTATCACTTTTTCTACATTTCCATAGAGAGTAACAAACTGAGTTTTCAAATCGGTTTGTTTAATAGCTATCTGTTCTGGAGACATATCAGAGAATAAATCCGTTTCTAATTGTTTTATTTCGTCATCGGTCATACTTCCGGCAGAAGCATCATCCCCATCAGTTGCGTCGGTTCCATCGCCAGTTGCATCGTCGTCTTCGGGGGAGTCGGAAGTATAATCTGGAGATGAGCCATCATCATCTTCTGCTCCATCACCAGCAGCATCTGCATCGTCTCCAGTATCTGCCCCATCGGTTGCCCCATTATTAGTATCTGCTGCGGCTGGAGCTGTGTCAGCGGTCGTATCAGTATCATCATTTGCTTCTGGAGCGTCTGCAGTATAATCTGGCGTGGCATCGTCGTCTTCAGTTGATGTATCATCTGTTCCAGTATCAGGTGTTGTATCTTCTGGTGTGGCGCCGTCATCTGGAACGTCGTCGGTATCATCTGGTTTGTCTGCAGTATAATCTGGCGTGTCATCACCATCGTCCGGTGGAGTATTATCGTCGGATGCTGTTGCAGTTGGCTCTGTATCTTCAGGATCTGGGTTATCATCTGTGTAATTTGGAGCTGGATCATTATCCACAGTATCCACCGCAGCAGGTGGCGTTTCAACATCGTCTGCAGGCTTGGTATCTTCAGGATCTGGTTTGTCCGCAGTATAATCAGTTGCATTCTTTTTATCATCATCGTCATCTAATGATTTTCCATTAGCGATAATTTCTTCATTTAATATAAACCTATTAAAATCCATGTTGTATTCCTCCCCTCTAGTCGTTATTATCTTCTTTACTACCTAATGATTTAACGTTTTTGTCATTCCACTCGACTTTAATCTTATATCTTAGTCTTGAATCTTGAGCTTGCAATTTTTTCTTAATAAGAAGAAGTTCTCTAATACGTTTCATATCTTTCTTATCTTCAGCCATTGTAATATATTTATCTATCATAACAAGTTCAACTTCTAATTCATCTAATACTAATTGGCGCTCTTTTGTTCTTATCTTAGAATTCATAGCAAACCTACCAAGTAGCATAATAAGAGCAACCGCTGGATGTATCAACCAAGCGACACCTGCAGTAGTTATAGCCATTTTAATAACCTTAGAAGCAGATGGTAAAATATCGCCACGAATAACAGCCTCTCTATTTTCCATAGTCATAGCTTTTTCAATACTTCTTGAAACCATAGTACATGCAGAATCTATACCTCTAGACATAATCTTTTCTTTATCTGAAAGATTGCTCACAACATTAGCTAGTTTTTGAGTAACTAGTTTGAGATTACTGGTAATGCTTAATTCATTTATACACTTTACGTATAAATTTATAGATTCGGTGTAACTGTAAAGATCATTCAATCCTGCAAATAATCCCTCATCATCGTCTGCTAAAATATTATCACCAAGATCAATTCCTTTTAAGTCGATGGAGTTAAGTTTAGAAATGCTTTCAGCATAACAATTAATCTTATTATAATTAATAAGATCTTTAGAAGCCATCTTATCTGCAAACTCTAATGCTTCTACAAATTTATCTCTATTTAACATATCTGGATATTTGACACAGAATTCTGTAAGGAAATCTACATCTTCAAGTTGCATATTAAGAATAGTTTCGCTGGCAAATAGAGTATTCTCATTAGCGATTTGATCCCATTTAATTGAAGCGATCGCAGATTCTATAACAACTATATCAGTTGCTATACTTTTAGTTTCTTCGTCGAAGTTCATATTAAAATCAAATTCATCATTTTTATTAGAATACCCAGAAGGTCTGCTATCCCAGCTTTTCTTTTCATCGTCACCACGAAGACCATCAGAATGACTCTCTAAACTATCAATACTTTTATCTAATTGTTTTAGATACTCTTCAAGTCTAGCTTTTTTCTTTTCATCCTTACATTTATCTATCTTCCTAGCGACAGAATCTCTGTTCTTATACCATACTTTAATAACGTCGTTCATGTATTTACGCTCAGCTATAAAGTTTATAGTTTTTGCAACAACTGCTGCAAATATACCAGCATACACTCCAACCGATATACCTCCAACTATACACAAAAAATAAAAAGCTATTGATAGAAGGTTCTTAGTCCCATCTACTATATTATTATCCTTATTAACTACAAGAATATTAATAAGTAATTGTCTAAAAACTTCTGGACTTTTTGAAGGGATCATCTTGAACTTATCTATCATTTCTTTAGTTCTGTCTTTGATAGAAGCTTCCAATATAGAATCAAATGTTTCTTCATTAACTGGTTCTGTTGTTGATTTATGTAGTTGGTCGATGTAACATGCATCTTCATTAGTAAAGAATCTATTCTGTTTAACAGTTTCTCCTAGAATGCATAATAACTCTTTAGATGAATCTTCTCGGTTCATATGAGTATTAAGAAAATAATCAGTTACAGTTTCCACTATTGTTTCGGATGTAGCTTTAACGTTATTCTTAGAAAAAGTAAATAGTACTTCTTCTAGTGCTACGCTATATTTAGAATTTACGCCCATTTTATAAGTATCTACAAAAGAGCAAAGTTCGTAGATAGTATCAACGATACTATCACCATATGCGTGTTCTCTTACATAAGAATCAATATTAAATCTTTTGGAAATCATAATATGATTCTTAATCATCCTATCACAATGAGTAGATTCTTCTATCCTACTTAAAATCGAATATAAGCAAGACTTTTTACCTTTAGTTGCTTCTTTAATTTTAGTAATAATACTTGGTTTAAGCAATGCTGGTTCGTCTAATGAAAAAATAATATTTTCATTAATTCTATTGGCAATCATATCAAGGTGCTGAGACGTTCCTTTTTTCGAAACGATATCAACTAGTTCTAAAACCTTATTTAGTGATTTTCCAATATCTTCTGAATATGCTGCCCACCGTTCTACAGACTCCCTTATATTCTCAAAATTATAATTTTCTTTATAAGATTGATATAAAGGGTACGGTATAGATCCCCTAAATGGTTTTGTTCGGCGATAACGTTTAGTCAAATCTAATGTAGAAATGCATTGCTTCATTATACGATCCTCTCCTTTTAATTCGTTTAATATAAAGTTTGATGTTTCTTTATTGCATTAGGTACAATACAAAAAATAAAGGCATCTCATATGAGATGCCTTATATTAATTATGCGTATCGCTTATAAATTTCTTCATACTCGCTTGTAACTTCTTTAAATCCAAGAGTTTCAAGTAATTCGCAAAGAATCCCATCAGCTTCTAGATGATTATCTTCTGGTTCTTCACCATTTGTTTGTAACTCTTTTAATTTAACAATAGCTTCTTCTTTTGTCATTATAATTACTCCTTATTTTTTACAAATTTTATATTCTCACCCAAACCTTTAGTTCTAATAGCTTCAGGTTCTGGATATCCTCCAGAATTTTTAAATTTATCAGATAATATTTTTTGGGTGCGATCCTTCTCTTCTTGGGTCGTATTTTCAGTTCTTGCTCTTATTTCATCACCAGAATCGTTTTCGAACGGGATCTCAGTCGTGGATATTTCATTGCCTTCTTTATCTACAACTTTAAGCCCAAATGGAGCAGTACCATTTACAATACTATACCAATGTGATAATAGGCATTTAGTAATAGGGCCATTACAATATTCTATTTGAAGTTTGGCTTCGTACTGTAGCCATTTCCACGCATCTTCTTTAAGTTCAAGGAAACGATTACAATCTTTAGATACCCAATCTGGATCTAAAAGTTCTTTCAATATAATATCACTTATGCTTGAAAGAATACAGGGGTTTGGGACACATTGATCGAATGCTCGTGATATGCGTAACCCATCTAATCCATCTGGATTTGGCCCTTTATACTTTTTTAATTTTGTGGATTTGTGTAGGTTTGTTTGTACAGGTTTATCATCTTTATCTACAACTTTAAGACCAAACGGAACAACTCCATTAACAATAGATCGCATATGTGTCGCGACATCATCACTCATCATACCAGGATTGTCTAGTTCTTTTACAGCTTCTTTTTTCAACCAATTCCAAGTATCCTCGCTGATAGTATTAAACCTGGATTCGTATTGAGGGTATAGAAGATCACTAAACTTAATTATCTTAGCAGGTCCCGTTAATCCATTCCAATTTTTAATAAATTCCCATCCAATATAACCAGCTTGAAATCCAGTAATACCACCTTGTTTAGAATTATCCATAGCAGTTGCAGCACCAATCGCAGCTGCAGTTAAAGCGTGACAAATCGTTCCGTAATCATGCGAATATCCATTTGCCAATTTATCACAAAATTCTGGTAAGGTTTCAAGTGTTTGAATCTTTGCTTCGACATACCATTTTTCTTGAACATTGTCTTCTTCCTTAATATCAATTTTTTCAGTCATATTAATTCCTCCTAATATTTTTATTTTATAGACTAATATTAAAATCTTTGATATTTTTTCCATCAGATCTATGTGATCTAGGAATTTTATCATTTTTATGAAATTCAAGAAGTTTTATTATAAATGACGCATCTTTACCTTTATATTTACTATCATATGGACAAACCTGTTTTACTACAATTTCTCGATCTGTAATACTAATTTCCGCACCTATGTATATGTGAGAAAATCCAGATTGTTTATATAAAATATCTATACCTCTTATAGTTGTTTTATAAATAGTACCGATAACTACTTCCCATATAATACGGATAGTAGGCTCGTTTTGGCATAGACTTGGTAGCCCTTCAAAATTTTTCAATACTTTAACGGTATCCTCTAAATTCTCATCGGTTAAAATAATAGTTCTGTTTTCCATAATAATTCCCCCTAATATTTTATAAATTTTCATTCCAATTTTCAAGAGCTTCTAATTGTGCAATAGTAAATGAATCTTTATTGCTGTCACTCAAACATACTTGGATCATTAATTTAATAAGAACTTTTTCTTCTTCGGTATACATTATATATTTCCTCCTTAAGATGCAATTATATTATTGCTCATCTTTATAATATATAACTCAAAGAAGATTACGGTATAACTTAGTTATACCGTATATATTATTTACAAGCATAAGTAGATTTAGTATCAGCCAAATACATTATAAATCTTTTTCTTAGAATAATATTATCCCATAATAAAGATATATTACTTAAACTAGATATTAAAGTAAGAGTAGTATATGGCGCAGATGATGTAAATCCTAATTGACCATTATAATTATTACCAAATGACTTTACGGTACTATCATTTAATAATACTAAAGAATGCCCCATACCACATGATATTTGTTTTATATTAGTTAAACTAGAGATTAGTATAGGAGTAGATTGCGGAGTAACTTTATTACCTAATCCTAATTCACCGTATTGATTATCACCAAATCCCATTAATGTACTATCATTTAGTAATACTAAACAATGAGATTGACCACATGCTATTTGGTTTACGTTAGTCAAACTAGGTATTAACGTAGGAGCGAGATATGTCGTAGTATTTCCTAAACCTAATTGGCCATAACCATTCTGCCCACATGATTTTACAGTACCATCGTTTAGTAATACTAAAGAATGATTACCACCACATGCTATTTGTTTTACGTTACTTAGACTAGATATTAAAGTAGGAGTAGTATATGGAGTAGTGATGTTACCTAAGCCTAATTGCCCATTAGTATTCATACCAAATGATTTTACTGTACCATCATTTAGTAATGCTAAAGAATGACTACCACCACATGATATTTGTTTTACGTTAGATAGACTAGGTATTAATGTAGGAGTAGTATATCCTACATTAGTATTGCCCAATCCCAATTGACCATATGTATTCTGCCCACATGCTTTTACTGTACCATCATTTAATAAAACTAAAGAATGATAACCGCCGCATGCTATTTGTTTTATGCTACTCAGCCCAGATATTAACGTAGGAGTATTATATGGTGATGTAGTATTACCTAAACCTAATTGACCATTATAATTATTACCAAATGACTTTACGGTACTATCATTTAATAATACTAAAGAATGTTGGGCTCCACATGATATTTGTTTTACGTTAGATAAATTAGGTATTAATGTAGGAGTACTAATTGGGTTGACTACATTACCTAAACCTAATTGTCCTTGATCGTTACTACCAAATGCTTTTATTGTTCCATCATTTAATAAAACTAAAGACTGAGTATTATTTGACATTGCAATCACCTCTTATTTGTTTCTTTTATACTTACTTAGATGTTGGGGTATATTGATATTACAATAAAAAATAAGGCACTTTATACAAGTGCCTTATATATTAATTATTTCATTTTATGCATAAGAGCAGTCTGTTCAGCTAATGATAGGAACATAGGTCTAAACCATGCTTCAGGGCAATTATCGTCAATATATTTTAACGCAATTGGTTTTGCAGCAAGTTGAATCATTGCTACTATTGGAGCTAGACCGTAATCTTTAGCTTTGTCATCCCATCTACATCTAAACTCCTTCATAGATTCGTCTGCTACAATTAGTTTAAATACATCATTGACTTGGGTTTCAAACATCCCGTTTTTATGTAAGAAGAGCTGTAGCTCTTCCCCTAACGTTAAGTTCTCACCTATCGCTTTTAATTTAATCGTGGTTTGTTTTAATACATTACTTTCATTCATAATTAATCCCTCCCAAATCCTATTTTTATTTTATCTAAAGCTTTATTCATATCAGATATATCATCGGAACTTATAGTAAATATTTCATCTGCAGTCATATCAATATATTTATTATCTTCTGATAATCTAGTGGCTTGACGCATAATCGCTTGTTCTAACAAAGTACGTACAAATCTACCATTGCCAAAATCTTTAGTGCTCATCGCAGTAGATATTTGTATTTCTGCAAAAGCTAACGCCTCTTTGGTAAGGGTAAACTTTTCTTTCTTTGCCATATACGATAATAAATGCATAAGCTCAGTTTTACTATAATTATCAAATTTAATATGAAACCCTATTCTACTCCTAAGACCAGGATTTGTATCTAGAAACTTTTCCATTTTATCTGGATAACCGGCTAGGATAATTATAGTATCATCTTTAACTTTATCCATTTCTTCTACTAGAGTATTTATTGCTTCATCTCCAAACATACCAGCTTTATAATCGACCAATGCATATGCTTCATCTATGAATAGAATTCCTCCTTTGGCAGATTTTATAGCAGCTTTAGTTTTTACTGCAGTATGCCCAACATACTCACCTACTAAACTAGATCTTCCGACTTCTACGATTTTACCATTTGTTATAATATCACTTTCTTTAAGAATATTTGCTAATAACCTAGCTACTGTTGTTTTAGCAGTTCCTGGATTGCCATAGAATACCATATGTCTACATAGGGTAGACGTGGATATTCCTTTTTCTAAATATACTTTTTGCATCTTAACGTATGATAGAATTTGATTAACTGTATCTTTGACATTACCAAGCCCTATCATACTATTTAATCTTGCCATAGGGTCGAATGATAATCCTTTCTTAATATCAAGGCTATTTATTTTGTTATATCCCATAGACATGATAAGATGATTTGTCTTCCATTTAGTATATAGAACTTCTAAATCTGTGGGTGTGTAAACAAGTTCTTTTAATGATTCACCTCCGTACTTTTTAAATCCATCAGATTTGGCTTTTGTATTTAAAAATTTCATAGCAATTTCAGTATTAACATTCTTAGGTAGTAAAGGAACATATATAATATTATTGTCTTTTGCAATTCCTAATATATTATCTTTATCATGAAAGTCTTTTACTGAAATAATAGTTAATACAGATGAGGAATATTCTGCACTTAATTGTATTATTTTTTGAATAGTGGCTTCTGAAGTTGTTCCTCTAAATCTATTAAGTTCAGGAGTATTTGCATCTTCTATTTTATTAATTTCAAATATTATCGTATTTCCTGTACCTATACGATATGCCATATTAAGATCTTTGCTACTAATATCAGAAGCGTCAACAAAATTAACACATACTGATACTCCTCTATTATTTTTATGAAGTGAATGGACTAATGCCATTGGAATAGTATGTCTCTCTTCATGTCTTATAACATAATGAACTGGATGACCATGAAACGATTTAAATTTATTAGCCTTTATTCGATTAAGCTCATCTGTAAAATCTCCTAATAAATCTATATTATATATAGAATTAATATTTATATCTTCCACTTCAGTGGTCGATGAGTTGTTATTCCCTCTAACTCTTCGCATAATAGTTTGTACTGAAGATGAATAATCGTCAATGCCGATTAATTTATTAACCATATCAGAGCCTATAATTTTTATATTATACGAATCGGGATGAACAGAAAAGGTTGAAAATATGAATTCATCTATATATTTATATACATTTTTATACATAATACTGTATGATGGAGTTGTTTTGTTGTCTATTGTATAAAACGCATATACATTAAATTCAGTATTAGTAAAATTGACAGATGATAATATAGGTAGGATATATGCATTCTTATTATACATAGAAATAGAAAGTGCGTCATTGGTAATTTCTACGACCTCAGGTATATAATTTTTATCAGTAGACCCGTCCTCTTCTAATAATGGGTGTTTGACTGGTTCATTAAATTTTACATGTACTTCAAATAATAACATAATTCATTTCTCCTTTAGTTTTTATTTTATATTGCTCATTTATATAATATATAACTAAAAGAAAAGAATATAACGGTATAGCATAATGCTATACCGTTTATTTTATTTAATAGCATATACCGATTTAGTATCAGTTCTAAACATTACAAATATATTTCTTAGGATAACTAATAATGTATAATTATCCCATAATAAAGTTACATTACTTAGATTAGGTATTAAAGTAGGAGTGGTATATGGGGTTACTACGTTACCTAAACCTAATTGTCCATAAGTATTATAACCAAATGCTTTTACTGTACCATCATTTAGTAATGCTAATGAATGGAGACTACCACATACTATTTGGTTTACGTTACTTAGACTAGGTATTAAAGTAGGAGTAGTATATGATATTGTAGTATTACCTAAACCTAATTCACCATCACTATTATATCCAAATGCTTTTACAGTACCATCGTTTAATAAAACTAAAGAATAATATACCCCTCCTGCTATTTGTTTTACATTACTTAGATTAGGTATTAATGTAGGAATGGTACTGTTAGCAGTATTACCTAAACCTAATTGTCCATAATCATTCCTGCCAAATCCTTTTACTGTACCATCATTTAGTAAAACTAAAGAATGAGCATTACCACATGATATTTGGTTTACGTTAGTTATATTAGGTATTAATGTAGGACTCATATATGGAGTAGTTACGTTACCTAAACCTAATTGACCTTGAGCATTATAACCAAACGACTTTACTGTACCATTATTTAATAATACTAAAGAATGACTACTACCGCATGATATTTGTTTTACGTTAGTTAGACTAGGTATTAGCGTAGGACTAGTAATTGGAGTAGTTACATTACCTAAACCTAATTGACCATTAATATTATAACCAAATCCTTTTACTGTACCATCATTAAGTAAAACTAAAGAATGACTATCACCACATACTACTTGTTTTACGTTACTTAGACTAGGTATTAACGTAGGACTATTTTGTTGTGTGGTATTACCTAAACCTAATTGTCCATTACCATTATAACCAAATACTTTTACTGTACCGTCATTTAGTAAAATTAAAGAATGATTACCTCCACATGATATTTGTTTTGCATTACTTAGATTAGGTATTAAAGTAGGAGTAGTAATTGGTGTTGTAGTATTACCTAAACCTAATTGACCTTGAGTATTCATACCAAATCCTTTTACTGTACCATCGTTTAGTAAAACTAAAGAATGATAATTTAATCCCATTATAAAACACCTCGTATTCTTTTATATTTAATACTTATCTAGGTGTTGATATATATATATATTTAATACAACAAAATATAAGAAAAGAATATAACGGTATAGCATAATGCTATACCGTTTATTTTATTTACTCAAAACATTCATCGTATATTTCACGGCATCTGGTAATATAAGTTTCTAAAGAATCTGTAAAGTAATCTCCATGATACAGCGCAATAACATACTCCTCTAAAGTAGTTGCTTGGTCGATACCATTCTCGATATAATATCCTAGGTATCTACCAAAATAGCTTGCATAATCTTCAGGTGATTCGAATACTTGATATGGATTACCTTCTGGACTCATATCATCTCCAGTAAACCATTCTGGCTGTGGTTTAAATTGTTTTAATCCACCGAAATTATTAGCAACAGTTGCACCCCAATTAGTAAAGTTTCCAGTCTCGTGTTGCCATTGGGCACGCAACCACCGAGGATCAATATTTGTTAACCCTTTCTTTTCAACTGCTTCTTGAACTGCCATTTTAGCAAGTTCAAAAAATTTATCATCTATTGCCATTGTATTTTCACCCTTTCATTATTATTAGGAGTTCTCCCCCTATCTTAAAGTTAATAATAAAATTATAAAAAATAAAAGAGGAGTATAGAAACTCCTCATATTAACCTATTATTTTTTCATTATAAAAGTAGCATTCATTTCTTTTCCTTTGGAAGTAATTATAATATTGAGATCTATACTTTCAATATTATTAAAATCTTTCCATTCTCTATTAACTCCGAATAAATTAGGATTTAACATATAAGTTCCAGAACTTTGTTTTTGAAATATATTATTTTTATTCAAATCTGCTATACAATTTCCGATATGCCCCATAGAACAATTTAAAGATTTTGATATTTCTTGCTTCATCCCAGCATTAATATATATTACCTGACCATTTTCTGTTAGTGTAATTCTTTTAGTTAGCTCTTTAAATACAGGAACGTATCCTTTTGCAAGATTATTAAATCTAAATATATTTTCTAAATACTCGTTTATTCTCTCTTCTATAATATTAATCTCCCCCTTATTATTGCTCATCTATATAATATATAACCAAAAAATAAAGGTAAGACGTAATGTCTTACCTTTATATAGTGGTTTAGTCAAACACTCCCAATGCAGCAAAAGCACAAGTTACATTGAAATTAATTCTATCTTGCATGTCTATAACTGGTATATACATTCTAAAAAGTGTATCACCATCTTCTTGTACACATTCTATCAGATCCTGTATAGTATTACCCTTTAAAGTTATAACCCCTTCCCAACTATGAGTATTATCACTTTTTACTAATGACATAGGTGTATCTGAATATACTCCATTATAAAATTCCACTTTAAATCCTGGTTTGAATGAAACTACACATCTATTTGGGGATATGTAATCTATATCAATACAATCGCGTAAATATTTAGCATGTTCTCCAGTTACATACACTATTGCATGACTGTCAAATAAGATAGTCGGAGAGTATGCCTTAAAAGTACAATTAATTTGTTCCATTTTTATCACCTCATAAATATTTTTACTAGGTTGTCTGGAGAAATTTATTTTCTGACTAGTTCTAATACGTCCAACTAGTATTAAAAAATATAAGGTAAGACATTACGTCTTACCTTATTATATCTAATTCCTCATCTATTTTACTTTCAAGCCATTCTGTTTTAGTTTTACCTAATTTAGTAAGCTTAGCCTCAAAGCTTTCAATTTTAGTTTTATCGAGATATACGCTAAAGTTTTTCTTACTTTCTCGTCTCTTTTTAAAATATACTGCTCTGCTATCTGCCATAATATCACAGTCCTTTTTATATGATTTCTATAGTGCAATCTGGTACTTTAGAAATCTTTAGAAATTCAGTTAACTCCGCTAAAGATGGAGTATGTATCGCTACAGTTGCATCAAAATTAAGTTTTGTGTAATCATAATTAAAAGTAAAGCTTTTATTAATAAATATAGAATCGGTAAAATTTAGCTTTTCTCCATCCCTATTAAATATTATACTCATGAAATGACATCCATCCTCTAAAGTATAATCCTGGTCAAGTAAAAGTATATATTCACTTGCGTTTAATACTTTAAGTAACAATTCTGGGTCTTCTATTGTTATCTTACATTGAATTTCCATATTAATCTCTCCTTTTACTTTGCTATAGGAACTCGTTCTACTATTGTTCTTTGAGCTACTGGGATGGTATTACCATTTTTAAAGAAGGCTTGTTCTGGTAACTGATTTAATCTTCCTAGTCTGTCATATAATATTCTAGGAGTTATAGATAATAGTCTAGCCCATTGAGATATAGTAATACTTATCCCATTACATTCAACGAATATATTATCTCTACGATTATTTGCTTGGGTGTAATCATCAGCCCATCTGCAATTTGAAGGACAATAATTGCCATTAACATCTTTCCTATCAATAGACATATGATCTGGTTTGTCTCCCATATCTGAATAGAAATTTTCAAATGATTCTACCCACGAATTGCATACAGTTATACCTCGCCCACCATAGTCATTATAACTATTACATTTATCAGAAGAACATCGTCGAATCATTTCTTTCCATATTTTATATTCATGATAATGATTAACGGAAAATCTTTCGTATCTGCACCCACAGTTTATCGTTCTACCATTCTTTAAAGACCCACCAAGTACTGATATTAATTTACCACATTTAAGACATTTACAGACCCATTTACGATTTAATGTTTTTCTTTCTAGATCTTCTTTAATAACAATTAATGTACCAAATTTCTGATCTACTAGATTATCTTTCTTTTCATGTCCGCAAGATTGAGATGTACCGCTTCGTAATGCACTAGATGAAACAGATCTTATTTGTTTGCATTCGCATTTACAAATCCATCTAGCGCTTATGCCACTTCCTGCACTAGCTACTTTATCAAGTTTAATAACTTTCCATTTTCCAAATATTTGTCCTGTCAAATCAATAACTCTTTTACCCATAATACACCTTCTTAAATCATACAAAATAAGAGTAATACCAATATGGTATTACTCTTTATTATAATATATACTTAAGAATTATAATTAAAATACTGGGTTGGTGATACGTTTTTCATCATCAGGAAGGATTAATGTAAGGTTATATAATGCCATCATTCCTTCATTTGTAGTCTGCATGATATTTTCTCCACCCAAAGAAATATAATGTGCTTTTGAGTTTAGTTGATTTCTAAGTTCCTCATTCGCTTCCACACTATAAACCGATTTGCATGAAATCTGGTCGCCATCATAATCACCACCTATACTCCCGAGATATGCGTTGCATATCTGAGCTGTATCTATGAAAGTATTAGATGTATTCTTACCAATATCCTCTTGTCTAATCTTAGGATAGTGTGGATAAAATGTATTGTTTATAACCATAGGCTCTATTGACTTTGATGAACTTACTCTTATCTTTGTAGGGAATTGATTGTAATAACTATCAATAGGATATCTTGTAATAAGAACCATCTTATCTTTCGTCACTTCTACCGCTGCCATATAGATAAGATCGCACCAAGTGAAATCTCTATCCATGATTGGAAATTTAAGAATATCGTCTCCGTCTTTATATTGCTTTTCTGTTATACCTTTGCCCTTAAATCGAAGAGTTATATCTTTCTTCTCATCTTCTAATGGAAGTACAATTGGACGGAATCTATTTGAATATCCATGCATGAATCTATCAAGTTCTTCTTTTAATATTGTATCAGAAAAAGAGATTTGATAGTCCTTCATTTTATATTGCTTAGTAGATCCATCTTTCATAATTACTTTTCTTAATGGATCATTGGCAAATTCATTTTCAAAGAATCTGCGCATGTAAAAGATAATATAAGGAAAAAAGTTAGATACGACAGATGCTAATGGTACTGCCGTGTGGTCTAGATCGGTAATCATATCTTCCATACGCTCAACTTTAAGGTTAGGAGCTGACAGTACCAAGCGAGACGAGTAATCTGTTGTTTTGCTAAGATTGGCTCGTCTAAGTGTACCTCTCTTGCCTGGTATATTAGGTTCTGATGTGAGCCAATCATATATACTAACTAAGATCTCTTGTATTCTTCCTCTAACAGAATCTGCAAGAGTTAATCCATATTCAGCAGATTCTTTTAAAGAGTTAGTTGCTATGATTAGTGCGTTGTATAACTTATTTACATCTCCGACACCCACATATCCACCATCACTATTTACATCGCGATAGTATGCTGGAATAACTATCATATCTTCGATAAACATTAAGTCTTTATATTTCTTCAAAAACTTAATATTGTTTTCTCGCTTAGAAGATTCAGTAGACTTGATTTTAATCTTATCAATATTCTTCTTTAAGAAGATTAATCCATTTTCCCCATCTTCATCTTCTACTAGTTCTCCAGCTGAGTTAATTTTAAAGCTACTTGTTCCGTGGACACATGCTCGAAAACGACTATCCATTTTACATAGTATTTTATACATCAGTGGATGTATAAAAGGAGTTTTGCCTAAAGAGATTGTAGCAAAGGTATTAGCCCTCTGTTCTTTTGATATACCAAATATCTCATTAGATAGGAGCCCGTCAGACGTAGGGGCGTTGTTTTTTGTGAAGAAGACGGCATTCGAAATTGATTGTACCTTATTAACTTTAATAAAATTAGACACGTTGAGTGGTTTTAATGAGAAGTATTTTTGTTCATCCGGCATAATATATTGCTCCTTTTATATTATTATACATTATACTTATTAATAATAAGTAGGATTGGAGATGTTTAAATTGGGTAGAAATATTATAGATTTGACTGGGCAGATGTTTGGCTCTTGGGAAGTATTAGAGTATGATAAATCTAGTTATGGTGCCTCATCAAGATGGAAATGCCAATGCATTAATTGTAAAAAAATAAAAAGTCTAGCATCTGGGGATTTAAGAAGTGGTAAAACTAGTACTTGCAGTTGTTCACGTAGATTAGATTTGACTGGGCAAATATTTGGAAATTGGGAAGTAATTGGATTTGATAATACAAAATGCAAAAGAATAGTAAAATGCACAAAATGTGGAGGAGTTACTGAAATTTCAACTAATAGTGTGATATATGAAAATATTCGTTGTGTTGTATGCAATTATATAGATACCAAAATCATCGATAAAGATAAACACCACCGTACTTATTCTTTTGAAGATTTGACTGGGCAAATATTTGGAAATTGGGAGGTTATGGGGCGCTCGTCCACTAGTACTGCAAATAGAATAGTAAAATGCACAAAATGTGGAGGGGTTAAAGAAGCAGATCTACATAGAATATCTAAGAAACCAGATACTATTTTTTGTGATTCTTGCGGAGTAAGAAATACTGCATGGGGAGGTAATTGTGCGGAATATATATCAGAATATAGAACGTGGAGTTCTATGAAACAAAGATGCTATAACCCAACTGATATAAGTTATCATAATTATGGAGCAAGAGATATAACAGTTTGCGATGAATGGATAGATGATTTCAATACATTTTTAAATGATATGGGACCGAAGCCATCTAAAGAGTATTCTATAGATAGAATAGATGTGAATGATAACTATTGTAAATTGAATTGTAAATGGTCGGATAGGACTACTCAAGGAAATAATAGAAGAAATAATGCATATGAAACTATCAATGATACAACTCTAACTAGAGTTCAATGGTATAGACTAACCAATCAGCAGAGAACATCAGTCATATATAGAATGGAAATGAATGGTATGAATTTCGAGGATGCTTTATTTAAAACATCAAGGCTATTACAAATAGTAAAACGAGTAGATATAAATAATCCCCATTCGTAGTATATATTATATCACCCCCTTTCAATTATATCGATGTTTAAGATAACAAAATAAAAGGATATGCTAATGCATATCCTTTTTATCTATAAATCTAATATAAATATTATTTTTATGCATAGTAGCTTCTACCGTAAACTTATGAGAAAATAAGTTTACTCTTATTTTATCGTAAAATGCTTCCATGTAAGAAATATCTGCAGTTTTATTAGGATGGAGCACATAATAACACCCACATTCATCTTCTTTCAGATCTATATTAATATCACTGAAAGTCCTGGCTAACAGAGAGTATAGTGCGCAGTGTTCATCGAAATATTTGTACATTTCCTGTTCTTGATCTTTATGGCTAACTAATTTAGAAAAATCGTTTAGATTCATGGTTATGCTCCTATCGCATCAGTTACTGCTTTATTTAAAGATAAATTATTATATAACGGGATACAAAACTGTATCCCGTTATTATTATATACCCAGTGCTTCCTCATCAGCTTGAGCCTGGGCATTGGCTTTTCCAACATCAGTTTTAGCTTCTTGTATTGCTGAATAATATAGATAATGCAAGAACCCCATCGGCTGTTCTAGAGCTTCTATGAAACTAATTCTACCTTTGTAGTATTTAGTTATCATATTTATTCGGTCTAGTAGCTGCCTATAGTTAGCAACTGATGCCGTGAAAAAAAAATTTGTAAAGGCGTTCTAGGATCTGCTGGGAAATGATGTGTGCATTTAGCTCCATTTTTAAGAGTACCATTACAATCAGCTTCAGGGATCTGATAACTGATATCATCTTTAAGAGTCTGTGCAATTTTAGTAACTTCAGCACCAACCAAACTGTATTGATCGGAATTAAGTTGTTTGATGATATTGTAATATGCAATAACTTTGCGGCGAACAGTTTTAGTAACATTTGTTGGATCTGGATTGGTATCGATTGGAACGATAGTATTCGATTCTTTATCAATAAGGTATACGTTTTCGATATAAGCAAGAACACTAAGAATATCAGCATATTTAGTGCTAAACTCTTCGTCAAGTGCGCTAGTTTCGAAAATTAACCCATATACATTTGGTGCTCTGAATGCAATTGCATATTCATCTGAAATTTGCACAAGTTTTGGCTCAAGAATAGAAGGGCTAGTATCCTCACCAGTAGCTAAAAGATGTTCAAACTTAGTTTTAGCTTCATCATTCGGATATTTAATCATGCTGTCGATTTTAGTTTCTTGTAAATCTAGATTTGAACATACTGGGCAATTATACGTTACAAAATTAGATTTATCAAACGTTGCTTTATACAAACAGAAGTACAAATGGTCGATATCAAATCCGCAAATAGTTTTTAACCATGTATCCATATTTTGTGGTTTGTTGGCATCAACAAGATGGTTAAACATGATTGAATATGCGGTTCTAAATGCCTGCATACGATTCTTAAAGTTTTCTGGATTTAGATTTGTGATTTCTTCACCGCTTAACGCAGAGAACGTAATAAGACGTTTAGTGTTAGGAAGCGCCCACTGTGCGGTGTTTAGTTGCTTAGTGCTGTTTCTGAGAGCCTTTGTCAAAGAAATGGGTTTAGTTGAAACTCTGAATTCTTTGAGATCAACAGTGGAAGATGTAGCTTTAATTGTTTCACGAATTTGTGATTGATATGTTTTGAATATTCCTTCTTGGCGGGTATGCTCTTCCTCTTTTAGTTTCTTTTCTTCCTCAGTTTCTTTCTTATCTTCAGCAGGGTCTTCTTCCACTTCAGTTTCTTCTTCCAATTCATCGTCGCCCATAAGTTCTTTAAGATCGCTATCATCAATAGAGAACCTATTGCTATCTTCCAATGCACCAAGATCTATACTATTAAGGATTTTACTTTCAACTGATTCCATTTTTGCCGTCTGAGGTGCAGCAACTTTTATGTCGTCACCACGAGTAGGAGCTTCAGCTTCAGCTTCAATTCTTGCAGAAACCACTTTGTCTTTTAATGGATTAATAACATTTTGCAATAAGTCTTGTTTAACCCTATCCATATTATCATCGATGAGTTTCATTTCGTTTTCCTCAAACTTTTTTTGAGGTTCTACTTTTAATACGAAAGGAGCTATTTCTCCGATTTCCGCTTTTTCAGCGTTAGCATCTACACCACCAACCTGGGTTGGTGTAATAATTTCAGCTTTTGCTGTTGTAATTTCAGGTTCTTTTACCGTAGTACTCTTGACCCCAAGGTCTGCTAATGTAATTTTTTTCTCTTTGTCTTTTCTCATTTAAATTACCCCCTATTTTATAATGAATCTAATGTTTTTGTTTCTTTATCAAAGGTTAGGTTGTACACAATTTCATCTACCACGATAGCTATTTTAACTGCCTTATCTGATTCTGATATAGCAACTTCAGTGGCAATCAATTCTGGTAGGTATGTAGTCATCTGTTCTTCGATATCAGCTTTAAGCTGTTCTAAATCTTCACTAGACGAATAGCGATATCTAGACACAATGCCAATACCCATATCAGGTCTAGTTGGAAATGTTCCCTTTTCTAATAGTATCAATTCTACAAGTTTGACGCATGTAGCATCTTGATCTTCTAAAACTTTGGGTCTGTTGAATTCATTCAACGAAAGAGTGTATTCTCTCAAAGTAACAACACTCATTTAGTCACCACATCCCCTTTATAAATTTACTATTAAGTTACTAGCGTAAAATCGTACATCATACACAAATTAATAAAACCAGAAACATACCAATAATTAAAAAGGGAGGCGTACGATATGGCTAAAAGAATTGGCAGATCGAATTTAGTGGGAAAAACTTTTGGATATCGTGAAGTTCTTGAATATGATGAAAAATCTAGAGATACTGGGGCGTCTAGATGTGTATGTGGAAAAATATCCAGTGTTAGTAGCGGGTCTTTACGAGAGGCAACAAATTGTGGATGCCTAAAAATAAAAGATCTTACAGATCGAAGATTTGGAAAATTGGTAGCGATTAAGAGAGTATATACTGATAATGCATATGGTGTACATTGGTTATGTCACTGCGATTGTGGTAATGATAAAATTCAAATAGTTGAAAGGGTTCCTATATTAACCCAAATAATAAATAGAGTTGATATAAATAATAAGGAGAGCTGAAAGGATTATGAAAAAATATAATTGCCCATATTGCTCTAAACGTTTTTCTAGAGATGAGTTAAGTTCACACTTGGATACTGAGCATATTGAAATGATTCCAGACGGTATAACTGCTATTCAACTTGTATTTAATCTGGTAAACAAACGTGATCATGGAATATGTGTTGTTTGTAAAAGAGCTACTGAATGGCAGGAAAATAATGGAAAATACGGTAGGTTATGTGGACGTACACAATGCGCAGACGCGTTAAGAGACGCATATAAAAAGAATATGATTAAAGTACACGGTAAGACTACTCTATTAAATGACCCTGAAATACAAAAGCGTATGTTAGCAAATAGAGGCATCTCTGGTAAGTATAAGTTTACTGATGGTGGATATCATGTATATACTGGCAGTTACGAACATCGTGCGCTTGAATTCATAGATAAAGTGCTAGGATTTAGCTCCAGTGAGATAATGTGTCCAGGCCCGATATTTGAGTATGAATATAACGGGGATAAACATCAGTGGATTACCGATATGCTGATTATTCCTTTCAATCTAGTCATCGAAGTTAAAGATGGTGGTAATTCGCCAAATAATCGTACTATGACTAGTTACAGAGAAAAGCAAGTTGCTAAAGAGAAACTCATATCTGAAATTGGGACGTTTAATTATTTGAGATTGACTGATAATGATTTCTCTCAACTGTTATTCAGTATTGCCGAGCTTAAAGCTCAAATGATTGATGATAGTGAAGATAATAAGAAAGTTATTATCAATATCAACGAAGAGGTAGAAGCTTTACAAGAGGGTATAAATTATAAAATGATTAAAGATAAACTTATAGGATCTAAGCCTAAGAATTATAATATTAGGTTAGAGTCTTATACCAAAGCTAAAGAAGCAATATATAACTCTGCAGATGCATATGGGTTTAAAAAATATATGAGAGTATTTCCATACGATCAAAATAATAACCAATTAACTTATTATGTATATGAAGAATCTAAAACTTGTTTATTATTTGCAGTGGATCTAAAAAGTATATCTAAAGAAGAAGATCGTAGAAATATTGTGTCGAAGATAAAAAAGTTTCTTAATGAGATAAATATTGAATGGCAAAAGATTAGCAAATTTAAAGATTTTGAAATAAAACTACATTTAGACACAGATAAATATAAATATGGAGAATTTGCTATATATCATTATAATAAAATAAATGAAGGTATGGAATTTCTAGAAGAAATGTCTGTAGAAAGTAAATTAGATAAAGATCATACACAAAAAGGAAATAAATCTTTATCTTCATTCAAAAAAGTTTCTATTAATTATACCGAGATTCAGAGATATAAATCGAATATGAAATCTCTATCTCATATAAGAACCACTAGAGAATACAAAGGAACTATATTCTTAGATAAAGACAAACCAGTTTGTTATGTAAACGTAAATATTGATACTGGAATGGTGCAAGCTTTAGAAATATCTAAGGATTATCAAGGGTATGGATTATCATCCCAGTTGGTATCGTATGCAATGAATGCACTACATGCTACTTCTCTTACTGTAAATAAAAATAACGAAGTAGCAATAAAAGTATATAAACAAATGGGATTCAAGATTATTAAAAGTAGCGATACTATGATAACTATGTCTACTAAAAAGAATATACAAGAATTCATGGGATGCGCTGGTCCTGGTGGTATGCCAGGTGCTGGTCAAGGTATATACATGACGCAGTATGGACCTAAGAGTACCTTTGGAGATGATAACGTTGAAGGTTATGCAATCCATAATGATATTATTACTGATAGGATATTACTTGTTGACAAACGAGGGAATCTTACTGTAAAAGAATCTTCTTTTTTACAAGGAAGAAAGCTTAGAATATTTAAGTACGTAGGCGAGAATGCGCTTGGTTATGCAAATATCATAAGCTCAGTAAACAAAAGAGCATATAGAGAATATCTGTATGAAGCATTAACCGGAAAGAGATTATTATCTGACGATCAAGTTATTTGCGATGACTGCTTTACCGAAGTATCAGCCGCTAAAATATTTTCAGAATATAGTTCCGTTGCTCAAACTATCGTAGACCAATATAAGAAGATAATGGGAGAAGAAGTAATAAGACTTCCACTAATGAGTAAAGCTGCTATAAAAGAAGCGTCTAAGCTTCTAGGGAATAATAGGAGTATAAACGTATTTGAGAATATGAATGGATACTTTGCTGAGAACGCAGTAACTCGTGAAAGAACTGCATATTTTAAAAGGATATGCGATATTCAGATTGAGGTGATAAAATGTTAGGATTAGACTACGAGGTTGTCAAACATGTTTGTTTAGATGATAGAGAGATAGCTGATTGGCGTGTGGCGCATAATAAGATCCTTTTATACAGTAAGTATGAAACAGAGAAAAAGTTAAAAGAAGACTGGGGATCATTTACCGATATGCAAATAGGGGATAGACGGGAAAGCGATTGGAAGTCTATAGATCTGTTTGGTCTTAGTAACACTGCTAGATACGAAGATATGCTATCAGAATTTCTTAAGAGCGATATTGAGGATGAATTGTATGATAATTTGTATGTTCCTGTAAAAGAATCTGCATATTCTCAAGCAGATGAATGGAACAAGAATAATATTAATAAAATTATTACCAAAGCAACGTCTTTAGAAGACTTAGAGGATCAATGGGATGCATATAATAGAATCCCAATTGACCGTAGATTCGAAGTAAATGATGCATCCAATGATCTATTTAAAATGGATAATACCCAACATTATTCAATGCAAAAAAGTGAATTTCTTAAACAGGATATAGATGATGTGGAACCTACTTTACTCTATAGCCCAGTTAAAGAAGAAGCATTAAGATTATACGCATCAAAGATAGATACTATTGGGGCTGCGGAAACTTGTATGAAAATACAAGAATCTACTTTAGGGATAGCAACTAATATTATATTTGAAAGTGCAGTAAAGAATATTAGTGATAAAATAGATATGGATAATATGATGGCTCTATCTATTACCCCATTCTATTCTCCGTATGAAATGGAAAAGCTAGGTATATCTGATATAGATACTGGTATATATAGCGGCGACCCTGATAATCTTCTTATTGGATCTATTACAACCAAACAATGGTTCCAAGAATATAAGAATAAGTTTAATGGGTTTAATGACGAAGACTATACTAGCCAATCTACATGGGCTGAAACTGTACGAAAGCTATACTCTAATTATAAAGATATAAAGGAATCTGGAGATACCTTTGCTATTAATAATAGAAAGCAATCTATTCTTGATCTTGGATGGAATCCAGAAATAGAGTTCAATGAAAGTAATAGAATATATGCAGATAACCGTATAAATTCTATACTCAAAGAACAATATTCTCGATATAGAATTATTGATGTGGAGGAAAGCATATCTTTATTTAAAGAAGAAGCTAATGAAGATTATCTTGGAGCTCTTAGACAGGTTGCTGTTCGCCCAGTCTACATTGTATTCTTTAACTCTAAAACTATATTCAATAAATTAGTAAGAACTATGACTAAAAGTGTGTACAGCCACGTTGCTATATCATTTACACCTTCTTTAAAAACTATGTATAGTTTCGATGCTAAGCGTGGTGGTTTCTCAGCCGAATATATGAAGGACTATATAAAATCTGGAGAAGTTAAAGCTATTCAGGTATTTTGCACTTTCATAGATGCAGATAAATATGAAATATTGCAATCTAGGATACATGAATACTCTAGAAATAAAAAGAAATTAGGGTATTCGTTTATCAATCTAATTACTATACCATTTAAAATAAATTATATTGATAGCTCTAAACAAGTTTGCTCTCAATTTGTAGATGGTATGCTTAAATTAATAGACTTGGATATTACTCATCGTAATTCTAACATGATATCTCCAGGTCAACTTAATAAAAGTCTTAAAAAATACAAAGGTGATATGTATAAAATATACACTGGTGCACCAGCAAAGTATAATCCAGATAGAATAATTGCGTTTATGAATAGAATAGCTAGCACAGTTATTAATGTAGAATCTGAAGTGCTAAGACCATTCCTTACCATATCTGCAATCAAAGAAGCTAAAGAATTCCCAGTACAGTTTACAGATGATGGTGATCTTCTTATATCTAAAGGTAAAGACTTAGACTTCGAGGGAGAGTATTCTAGATGTCATATGGCATTAGTTCAATACGATAAGGCTAAAAATGCAGAAGCTATGAAGTATTGTTTATGTAAGTTATGGTATATGAATATTGTTTTGGAAGAAAAGATCCATGATGATAAATCTGATAAGGATAAGATTAAAGAATACCATAAAGCTAGAGCTAAGATATTGAATGATCTTAATGGATATATGACTAAAGTACAGAAGTTAGATAAAGACTTCGATATGCTTAAGGTATATAAAGAAAGTCCATTTGATAATAGCGAGATTAAAATAAGAAGATCTACACTAATTTACACTATCGATTTATTCAAAAGACTTATTGGTGCTACCAAATAATATATGTAGGATAGTATTATGCTATCCTACTTTATTTTTTGATTATATATTATATCAATGATAATATATTAGGAGGGTGATAATATTGAAGAGTATTAATGTGACAGACAATAATATCGAAGAGGTTATCAACATTTTAAACGAAGCATTTAAAGAAAAAGTGTTTAATATTTATTTTGGTAAGGTATCCAATATATACAACGCGCCGGAAACATTTTTTACTAATATTCCATACGATAGAATTGGTGGTATGCGTATACCGCAAAAGGTGGAAGCTAACAAATCAAGTGATAAAATAAGAGAAATATGTGGATGTATTATAGATTTCCGTACACGCGGTGATTTTTATCATGTGTATGCAAATAGAAGTATTATTGTTATTGCAGATAATGGGAATATATATCTTATAACATTAGACAAAAATCTAGAAGAACAACAAACTACATATGAATTTAAAATAGCGGCGGCATAGAGCACTATAATGTGCTCTTTTCAATTTCTAATACATTTGTTACAATAAGATAAAAGAGAATAGGGGGTTTTATAATGAGTAATAAAACTAATATATTTATAGGAGCGAAGTTCTATAAATATAAAGAAGATGGAAGTTTAGAAGTAATTAGGGTGATTAGAGTTAAAAGTGAGAAAATGTACGTTGTAATCAAAGATAACGATACTAGTCTCAAATATATTAAAACGGCAGATGAATTGCACGAATATGGTTTACTTAGATCAGATGCTATATATACATTCAGCATTGTAGTCAATGCTGAAGATAATGTACAGCTTCGTGATATAATAGTAACAATGAGTAGAAAGAAAGATAAGAATGAGCCATACGTCGTATGTCGCCAAATGATGCACAATATGTATTCTCATATGGTGACAACTGATACGGTTCTAGGCTGTTGCGTATCACAAGATTCATGCCCAGCTGATGTGAATTTCAAATCTACTCTTATATGCAACCAATTAGTTAAAACCGTTTCAGTTCATGGATATTTTGAAGATATGCCAGAGGTTATACTTAAGCTTGCAGAAAAGCTTATTAGACAAGGAGATAAGATTCTTGCAGAACAGCGCTCTATATTAGGGGATGCATATAAAGGATTATGCAGTTCTGTTAAAGAATTATTAGAGGAAAACTTATTTTGGGAAGAGGTAAATAAAGGTTTAAAAATCACTAAACTAAATGATAAAATAGAAAATTGTTCACTCAATCTTGAGCAACTAACTTACCTTGAAGAAGACATTTCATATCTAATGGATAAGGTGCATGTAGTCGAATATGGGCCCGATATTGATTTCAGTCAACTTAAGTCTGATTATATGCTTATCCGAGATTCTGAAAATAAACTTTATTTTGTAAGCTTTTTGCGTGGTAGTTTTATAAAACAAGAACATTTGAGTGAAGAAGAACTTGAGAAATTTAACTCTATAAAAATATAATTGATTATATATTATAGAGATGAATTAATAAGCTGGTAACTACATATGTGGGTAACAGCAATAAAAATTAAAGGGGTAATTAGAATGAACTTTGAAGACAGAAACAACCGATCCAGAGGAAATGCACAACCACAGCAGGAAGCAGTGGAAGAAAAGGTTAATGAAAAAGGCGAAAAAAGAATTCCTGCTCGCATCCAAATCAAGTCAATTGAAATGGAAGGCACCTTCAAATCAAAACTTGTCACTTCAACTAAATTGTGTGCTATGATTAATAAAATCATGCGCGGTGTAAGTCCAGATTTTGATGGTTCCCGTATTCAAGTGCTTGGGGCAAATGTCGTATGCGAATTGTTCTTTTGTGAGAATCCACATGTGCCACTTCGTGAAGGTCAAATTCAAGTAATTGATCGTCGCGATAATATTTATGGTACTAATGGTAAAGTGAAAAATGCTGCTAGTGTTATTGAACGATTCAATCGCAGAAATGCGGTTGCCACTCAATACGAAGTAACTCAAGAAGGTAAAGAAGCATTTGGTGAATTCGTTCCATCTCACCTTATCACTAATCGTGAAAAGAAGATTATTGATTGGGGTCGCGCCGCTGCAGAAGATTGCGAATCTGCATACAACGGTCGTAATAAAATCTATGTAAAAGTGCAATTTGACTTGCATAAATTCTTACGCAAAGTCTATGGCGGTAAAGCTGCAGATGGGTCTGATTACATCTATGAGCTTTCAGTATTGAAACCATTGGATGCAATCAAATTACCAGGCGGCAATATTGTAGCCACAAAATGGCTAGTAAATGTTCTTCAGGTTGATGAAGCTAGTGTTCGTACAACCTATGAAGAGAGCGGTTTCAGCCCTCTCCAGAACACACTGAATATCATTCGCTAACATACATATACAGGAGTAGAGAAATCTACTCCTGTATATATTATTATTATTTTTTATTTGGAGGTAATACAAAATGGATTGCGGAGATGCAGATAAAGATACCCCAAATATAGTAGATTTGATAGAATATACAAAACATATTTTATCAAATTTTAAATTTAAAGAGGGAAAAGAACCTACAGATAATGAGATTTCTGAACTGTCTACTTCGATATCAAAAGATTATTTTGATGCGTTTACTAAAGTATATCATTATTTTAAATGGGACGAGAGAATAGAAAAAGGACCCTTCCCGGGCACTAAATCATTTTATTAGGGGGTATAAGAAATGGCTGCTATTTTTGAATATCATGTTAATGACGAGGTTGATGAAGTTATTGATGAAAAAGGTAATACCGTTATCCTATTTAGAAAACTAGCATGGGGTAAAGGTGCAGAGAAACTTGAATTAAGAAAATGGTTTGTTGATATAAATAAAGAAACACCTTCTAAGGGAGTCACTTTCCTAACAGAAGAAGGCCCACATAATCTAGTGCATACCTTTATTAAGAAGGGGTTTGGCGATACTGAAAAGATTTTAACAGAACTAAAAGCCAGAGATGGATTTGAAGATGCTCTTTCTAGTGTAATTGGTAAGAAAAAGGTAAAAGAAATTAAGGAACAAGATGCCGTTGAAGGTGAAGCGGTTTACTACGATCCTAAAGAAATGCTGGGGTGATTTAAATGGCAATCGAAAATGAAGTTCAAGGTGGAATAGCAGAAGGGCCATTTGAGCAGTTTGAAATATGCACCTATGATACAAATTGCAAGTTTAAAGACACCGATGGGTATTGTATCTTTGAAGTGTGCATTATTCAACACACCCTACCGCCACTTACAATGCTATGGTACTTTGAATGTGTAATATGTAAAACTATAGATTGTATAAGACCAAACGATATGAAGATGCATATTTGCTCAAAATGTATTGAAAGAATACATGCAGTAGAGGCTCTTCCTGTTACTTGTCGATGGTGTGGTGCCACTATAACCTCTCCACCATCATGGGTATTTTCAGGATTGTGCCCAGACTGTTTGGGCAGATTAAAGAAAGCTGCATGGGAGCATGATTTTAATGATTTACGATGATAATACTCCAATAGAATATGTATTATACGGCCAATTTATAAAGTATGAATCATTAAAGAATATGGTTGCACTAGAGTTTGCAAACTCTAATGCGGAAGAAGTTAATATCTTTATAGATCTTAATCAAATGCTTTTACCAGCATTTAGATATCTTAAGATTCAAGATTATAATGTCATCAGCTCTACGATTATAAACTATTGCGCCCATATGAGAGCGTACTTCAGAACTAGACATGGGGTACAATCTAATATTATTCTAGTATTTACACGCAATATGTCTAGTAACAACACAAAGTTTTGCGCGGAATATAACAGCCATTATAGACTGAGAATGCAATCAAATGAAAAGATTATGGAAGCAGTCTATTATAATTTAGATATTCTAAAAACCCTATGCCCATATTTACCAGATATATATCTGAAGATCGGCACTGTAGAACCTGCTGTTATGATACATGATCTTATAACTAAAACGTTTACCGATAAGCCTAATATAGTTATATCATCATCTCAGTATGCATACCAACTACCTGCAACTACACCAAATACTGTTGTGTTTAGAAAGAAGACAACCACTAAAATGGATACTTCTTACTCATACAACATGGTTAATGCAATGAATGCTTTTATATACGAGACAAAAGGAGCAGTTGTAAATGAAGTACTTAATACTAAAGCTATTAGTTTGCTTATGGTATTAAGTGGATTACCTAAACGTAATATAAAAAGTATATTCGATATCAGGAAAGCTATGAATATTATTCAAAGCATACCAGATACATGTTTAGGTGACATTGATGCTATGTATAGCTATATAACAACATATCTAGCTTCAACAAAAGTTAAGAGAGCTCTTTCATATGAAGAGTTTGTTAATAGATTCAAAGCTATAGATCTTTTGTATCAGCATAAGCTATATGAACTATTGCCTGAGTCTAAAGAACAATCTTACTTACAACGATTCAGAGATCCAGCTACTGTAAAGGATATAAATGATAAATATTTTAAAACAGTTCCACTGGATTTAGAAAGATTATAATCTAAAGGAGATACTATACATGGACTATGAAGAATTTACTAAAACTGCATTCAAGTTTATTGTAAAGAGTGGAAATTATAAGAAACTTAAATATATTAGACTAAAAATTCATAAAGGTAATGCAAATATGCATGGTTTATGTTTTCGATGCACAATTATGATATTCATAGATAAGATATTGTTAGCTAAAGTTAACGATTCAGAAGATGATATAAAAGCTTATATCATCTTCGTAATAGCTCATGAATTATCGCATTCGCTTCAAATTATAAATTCTGTACGATATGGTGATGATATGAAATATCGATATTTCATAGAAGCTTCAGCTGATCTGGATGCTTCAACTTATATAAAAGAAAATTATGAAATTCTTGAAAAGAGACTAGGGTATTTTTCTTTAGATACTATAGAAAGTATAGAAGATAAAGCTATAGAATATTTGAAGAAATCTACTGTGAAGTACAGGATCAAACATATTAGGTAATAGGGCAACCTATTACCTTTTATTTTTTGTAAGGAGGAGATAATTTTGGCTCAATACAAATATTATATTGAAATGAACTATATAAATGAAAAAACTAATCTAGCAATAAAACCAGAGAATATAAAGCATTTTTTTATAGATAGTGATTATGAAAATGCACATATCGCAATGATGTATGCCGTATTGAATATCGATAAAAGCTTTTATGATGAGATTATAACTAATGCTAAAACCGCTACCATAATCACTAATATATATAAGATTTTAACCGATGATGCAACTGAAACTAAGATACTGACCAGTTACAAAGGAGAATGCTCCTATTTCATATCTGGCGATATTAACTACAATAAAGAGATTGATTATGCTACAACCAGTGATGATACAGCTAAGAAAGAAGACATATATAAGCAGGTTCAGATAGGTCTTATGTATAAAGAGTGTATCGACAATAATAAGCAAACAAATAACACTACTATCAAAGATACCACGATGATAAATGCAGTTGCATCATATTTAACAAAGGTTCCTCTTCTTATAGAGAACTTTACGTATAACGATAATATATCACAACTAGTAGTGCCACCTCAAGATTCTCTATTCAAAACAATAAATTTCTTCAATTCAATTAAAGTATTCTATGACACACCATATAGGTTCTTTATAGAGCCAGGATGTACCTATCTTATAAGCAGTTCAGGTAAAGCTGTACAAAAAGCTAGTGAAAAGTATAATACGATTATACTTAGCATCCATTCTATAATAGATGACGATGCTAATATATTAGGAATGGAAGAAGACGATACTAATAAATGTTATAGAGTTGATGTGAATGTATTAGATACTCATTATACAATAGACAATGATACTTGCAAAACTGTTAATAATATCAGCTCTATCATAAATCCTAGTAAAGAAAATTCTCTTATTGCTTTAGGTGATATTCAAAAGGCAATGGCATCTGTAGAAAAAATACGAACTAATATACTCAACTCTATAACTGGAAAGCTGAATGTGCTAAAAACTATACCAAGTGCTATAAACAATTCTAAAATACAAATTAATGCAAGCACAAGTAATGTATCTAAAGATACCGATGGCAGCGTAGCTTTAGTATCCCAAGCTATAGAAATAATACAAGCCATACCAGAAGAACAGCCAACACCAGTAGAAGGAGAACCAACACCAACTCCAATAAAAACAATGTCTGCTCTTGAAAAGGGTACAGTGATAGCTAAACTAAATATAGATAAACAGAGTTTGATTACTAATACGACTAAGTTTAATAATCTTAATACGAGTTTTGCTGAATCTTCAAATAGTATGATGAATTGTATGGGGAAAACAACAACTGTAGTTCCAAGTCTACTCAATGCTATTACCGCTATAAATATTACAGATAATACTGCACAGATAAAAAGTACTGCAACCGCAACTAAAGTAGCAAATATTGCTAACCAACTTTTTACTACAACCACACTACTTCCTCATATAGATAATGGGACTGCGTTGATAACGTCAACGCAAAACATAATAGCAGATCTAACGGCAGTTGGAGTTCCTGAATTAACTGAGACTGTAACTTCACTTCAAACTAATCTAGCTAGCACAGTATCTGAGGTGGCAAATGTAACTACTCACCTTAATGCGTATAAAGCATTCCCAGTAGAAATGGGTTCGGTCTACGCTAATATTAGCCCATACATTAATAAATTTGATGGTCTTACTGTAAATCTTAAACGGCAATTTACGAATCTTACAACGGATATTCAAGATACTAATACAGAGTCTAGTACTCTAAGCAGTATAATAAATGATAGCACTAGTATTTTAAACTCATTAAAGACTAAAGGTATTAGTCTAAGCTCATTGGCTGACATATCTAAAGATATAAATTCGGTTAAAGATATATCGCAGATAGGTAAAGTTGGTGTAAGTAAATTTAATGTAGGGTTGAATTTTAATGGTACTTCTACGATTAATGATGGTGGAACTAGAGTAATAAGAATAAACAATGATAATTCAAATAAAATAAAAAATATTAAAGCTAATATGGAGAATAAATCTAATAAACTTACTCTAAATAAGAACGATTTAGATACTTCAGTATTTACCATTAATAAAGAATATGTTGTAAAAAACTATGATGCTCATTCTAATAAAGATGGTAGATTCTTATTGAATAGAAAAGTAGAAATCTTTCTTAGAGAAGATACTAAGTTTCTTCTAAATACAATGCTTGAGTTTGATAAACTTGCAGATGATAATATAGGGGCGACTAAAGCTGCTGAATTGGGGAAGAAAATTATAATCGATAAACTTAATACAATTCCAACGGCTAGCCAAATAATTAGCAATGCTACTGATATTATCAATACTATTAAAAACGCGACCAAATGACACATTATACCCCAGTATACAAAGCGTATACTGGGGTATAATGTGTTTATGCTTTAGGAGTGGTAGCGGTTGCAGCAGCTTTAATAGCGTCTATTCCGCCTGGAAAATTAGGATTTGCCGCAATAACTTTAGTGTTAAGCTCTGAAGTTAATTTGCTCTTTGTATTAGCATCAGTTTTAGGATCTTCTATCTGCGCAATAGTCTTCAATATTCCAGCAGGATCGTCTAATTTAAGAGCGATTCTATGGTCAGTTCCAGTTTGAGCAACCTGAGTATCTCCGTCCTTGCCCACATGCGCACCTACATGCAATTTAATGAGTTTCATATAATCTTTATAAATTACATGAGATGATGTCATCTTAGCAGTAACAACTGCACTTGCCGCACCATTATAAGATCCAATCTTTTTAGTAAGAACATCAAGATCTTCGGTTGCGGTTGGAACTACAGCTGGTTCTGTAGAAGTTTGAACAGATGCCATATTGCTAGATGCTTTTGTACCGCCAGTTGTTGCTGTTGTATTGGCAGCTGCATTAGGATCGGATTTAGTCCCAATAGTCATATTTCCTCCTCCAGCCGCATCTACTTCAGAGAAGTAAGAACCAATATAATTATCTAAAGAGTATGATGCATGTATAGGTTTTCCATCAGGGCCTAATATAGGTTTTGGTGTAGTTATTTGTTGTTGATTTACAGGTTTTCCATCAGGGCCTAGCATAGGTTTTGGTGTAGTTGTGGTATCAGTTACATTCGGTTTAACTTCTGGTTTAACTGGTGGGTTCTGAGCATCGCTTTTAGATTTCTGGATAATCGCTTGAGCATCATTAAACGTTTTACTGAGTGTATTCTTATCTTTTTCAATTGTTACTTTAATCTTATCAAAATCATGGCAGAAATTATACAGATCGGTCATGTTCAGATTGGTAAGATTAGTAGACTTCTTATCTTCTCCACCTTGGAAATATGCTACCGCAAATCCAGCGAAATCTTTTGTTGCATCTTTGTAGTCAGGAATCAATTTGCTCTTAAATGTAATATCAGCTTCATCCACAGGAATAGTATCTTTTACTGTATTGAATGGTGGAACTGATACTGAAGTCATTCGATGTATACCTGCAGCATAATCGCGCATTTCAAGATCAACATCTTCTGGTTTCTTATTAAGAATAATATCCTTATACTGCTCAAGATATCCTTTATCTGAGTTGACTATTTTCTGGGTAAATTCAACAAACTTAGCCCATACACGGTTTAAGAATGCAATGAATTTATCCCATAGCGCTCTGATTTTATCTCCCACATCTTCATGAACCGTCCAAAGCTTTTTAGGGGAGGCAGACTCGGATACACCGACAATACTTTTTACAAAACCATTAATCTTTTCAGTTTCAATAGCTGATTCTACCATAAACTGAAAGTATCTAGCATCTTCAGTATATGTCATATCAAATCCCCCTCCCCATTTAATATATCATCGTCTAATATATCATCATCCATATCTGATACATACTCATCTGGTATATTAGAAAGATCTACTTCTTCATTCTTAGCAAGAAGTTTCTTGAATGCCCCATACATAATTTGCTTATCTTGTGTAAAGCAATCTTTAAGAGCATCCAGTTTAGCAGAGAAAGCAATAAGATGCATATTAGAAATTTCTTGAATCTCTTGAGACTTTGCTTTCATGAATAAGTCATAAATCGCAATTTTATTTGATGAAGTATCACCATCGACAATATCTTCGATACTAACTTGTTCTTTTCCATCAACAGTTTCTTTTGTAACAGTATCGAGATTTTTCTTAATGCCATTATAAAGCTTTTCAACATTATCAGCATGACGCTGTGTCGAAGTTTTCATCTTATCATACCCAGTAAAAAATGCTAATGCTTCATTAACAATAGCAGTAGTTACTGTGATTTTAACTTTAGATGAATCACCATCTCTAAATACTTTAAAGAGTTCATCTTTAAAGTCGGACTCATCAATATTTGACTTAGCTCCAATACATCGTTTTCTAGTTGTATCTAAATAAGAATTTGAATTCTTCTTATCTAAAAATGTATTATATGAAGCTTGTAGATCTTTTGCAGATTTAGCACTATCTGTTTTATCAATCTTAAAATCTGCAATAGAATCACTAAAAGTCTGTAATATTTCTAAAGCAGGAACACCTTCTACAAATTTGTAATTGAATCCAGAAATATCAAATTCATGAGTAGATGTGAATTTACTTAATTCCTCTTTATGCTGTTCAATATACTTGTCTCGCATAAAAAGAGAATTGATCCTTACCCAAAACTTAGCAAGAAGTTTTTTAATAAATGTAATGATCTTACCAATAAAAGCTTTAATCCCATCGAAGAATTCAGAGAATGATTCTCTTACTACAATAGGGTCGTTGCAAGATTCATTAATATTATTATACAATCCAGCATTTAATAATGTAAAGCTTTTAGTTTGTTCAGTTAAGAAGTTCAATGTTTCAATAAAGAAAGAATCATCATTGTACGAATCTGTACTTCCAACTGGCATAATAGAAGTATGCTCATCTAATAGTGATAATGGACTAAACAGTTTACTCATTTAACTTTCCTCCTTATATAATAAAACAGGGAATACCATTTGGTATTCCCTGCGTTATATAGATTACTTGAAGTTGACAGCGCCTAAGAAATCATCTGAAGCGTTTTCATCATAATTAGTTGTCCAGCTTCCTGATTCTTTAACAGAAGCGCGGATTACCTGAGCGGCAAATCCTTTAGCTTGGCTAACTTCATTAGAGATTGCTTGCATTTGAGCACCAACATAAGTTTGTTTAATGGCAATCATGCCTTTAAGCTGGCTTACGATAATAGGATATGCTGCAGTTTTCTTTGAAGCTGAAGATTTTTCACCTTCAGTACCAGAACCTGTTTGAGTGTCGATTGAAGTTTTGCTAGCTGCATCACAAGCTTTGATAGCAGCTTCAATACTTTTCTCTAACGCTTTATAGCTATCGGTAATAGTTTTGGAAAGTTTATCACTTCCAAGAACTTTAGCGAAATATGCTAAATCAATACCATCAACTTCAGATTTGGCACTTTCGCCATTACGGAAATATTGGAATAGCTCTTTACTGAATTCGCTTGCGGTAAAAGATCCACCGCCAATTAATACACCACGAGCAGTTTCCATTGCCTCATCAGCTTTATCTCTACCGGCGACCAAAGCTTCAGCTTCAGCATCAGTAATATTAACTTTTGGTAATGTATCAGTCACAAGTTTAGAATTTGAAACGTCATGGTGAGTAAACTTGTATCCAGTAAACTTGAGTTTATCTTTATCAACTTTACTGAGTTTTTCAGCTATTTCTTTCTTGTATTTATCGAAGAAAGATTTGCCGCCTTTGAATTGAGCATCGAACCGGCTCATAAAGCTATGGAAAATACCTTTAATTTTAGCGATGATACTCACGAAGAATTTCTTCACTTTTTCCCAGAAGTTGCCCATAGCACCTTCATTATAAACACATTCACCGGATTCACGAATCATTTTGTTTTCATGCAAACCAATAGCTTGCATAAGACTATTATAATTGCTTTCGCTTTCTGCTACAGCGGAAAGTGCAGCTTCATGATAATTTGAAATATATGTTGGAACGGATTCAACTGCCAATGCAGTTGTGCTTGATCCCTCTTCAAAAAAAGCCATTATGTTTTCCTCCTCTTTTTATATTAGTTTACTGCTTCTAGAGCAGAGAGAACTTCGTATTCAGCTGCTTCCTGTTCAACTTCGATCAATGAAGTATCTTCATGTTTCTTAGGGTTGAACGCAACAATAGCTGCAGCGATACGGCGTGACTGGGCAACTGCAAATTTAATTTCAGTCAATGCAGCACTGTTTGCAATACCGAGAGCTTCTTGCATAGCAGAAACCTGTTTCTGCATACTAGTTGCAGTCTTTTGATGAGCGCCTGCATCACCAGTAAGTTTACCATTACCAGTAGGAGTTGATCCGTCAGCTCTGGTCCCGCTCATACGAGTACCAACATCATTGGCATCATTCTTACTAGAATCGACTGCATAATCTGTAGTCTGTTTCTGGAATTTTTCAACTTGTTTTAAGCATACGCCTAATGCTTTTTCTTGAGCTGTAGCCATCTTTCTAACTTTTTCAATAGGATCATCTTTGCCAGAAATGAAAGATACATAACTAGCAATGGAACTGCCGTTAACTTCATGACCTTGCTCTAAATCATCAAAGCATTTTTCATGAAACTCTTTACGGAATTCTTTAGCAGAAGCTTTAACTGATGGAGTTGACATAACGCCAAGATATTGTTCTACTAAATCTGAAGTGTCAACCTCGGTTGAATTTAATGCACCTTTAAGCGCAACTTTAGCCACATCGATATTGATGTTACTAACACCAGTTGGTTTTGAGTATGATACTTTCAAGCCGGTTAGATCTTTACCGGAGAAGATTTCTTTCTTATACTTGTTATAGAAAGCGCGACCGTCTTTGTTCATCCAAGCTTCAAATTTAGCAATAAATCCAGTAAAAATACCTTTAATTTTAGCGATAATTTTTCTGATAAATGCTTTAATTTTTTCCCAGAAGCTACCTAAAGCACCTTCTTGAACTGCAAGAATTTCTGATTCTCCGGCACCTTCACGCACCATACGGTTTTCTCTAATATCTGTTTTTAGAGCAGCTGTGAACATAGCCATGTCATTTTGAAAACCTTCAACCATTGCTAATTGAGCACCAATGGTTCCACTGTATCCCTCAGCAGCTTCTACATGTACTGTACCGAGGCTACCGATTTCGTTATCATCGAAAAAACTCATTATATATTCCTCCTTAAATAATACTCATACTTTAATATATGGATAATTATCTCCATAGATTTATTAATATGTTTATATCTTCATTTATGCCATTTATTCTTATGCAATAAAAAGTATAAGATCAAGATACTATATCGTAGGTTATATCTGGTTCGTTGTTTGTTAGAGTATTTACATTCAGAAATTCAGGCACTGTACTAGATTCGACAAACGAATCAATATCTTGTTTATATATGCTTTGTTTGATTGGGCCGTACCCATTCAGGTCTATAAACTTAAAATATACCACCTGCAATCTATATTTTGTGGTAATATAGGTAATAAGATTTGGCATATGCAAATCTGTTATAGTATTAATATCTTCTAAGTAGTCTTTAATATCTGAATCGATGTCATCCAGAATATAGCTGTCTTGTGCCATAACAAATTTAACTTCAAATCTGAGAGACATATTTACTTTATTAAGTAAAGATTCATTGTCTATATTGTATAGCAAAGATGGTCCATATGTGTTAAAGAACTTAAAGTCAACCCCAAACGAATCTTGTAATAGCACTAAACATGATTCTATCCAAATACGCCTATAATCTACAGCTTTGATAAAAGCTTTCATTCTATCTTCCGTATTCAAATATGTGTATCTAACTAGAGGCATCTTTTTTATAAAGTAATCGTACGTTGCATCTGCATTCTTCTTAAGAGTAATATACGACGTAACGATATTAGTATAATCATAGTATAAGTCTAGACCAGAATTGAGAATGCCATAGACATTGCATAAACTATATCCATCCAACCCAGGGATAATGGAATCTATACCTTTTTCTCTTCCATATTCCTCATCAAATTTACCAAGCATATATAATTTTATATCTATATTAGCGGGTAAGTATGCAATAGTTTCAGTGTCTGTGTTTATATCTTTCATTCCGTGTTCTATAGCAATTTTATCATTTTTGTCAATGATATCCTTAGTCGCAAATTCTATTTGGAATGTATAAGTAAAGTCTTTATCATTGTAGTCTATTAGTGTAGCAGTAGTATATCTATAAGCTTCACCATCTAAATATACAATACCAAATACCTTAATATTACATTCTGTTATATTCCCATTATCATCAGTATTAATTAAACCGAAATCGGTATTAATATTTTGAGTAGTTTCGATAGTTAATTTATAGGTATCTCTATCTGTATAGAATAGTCTCTTGCATATTATCTCAGTAGCAACAAATTGCAATTGAGACTTAGCATTTATATACTCAAACGTTAATGTTCTAGTATAATCTAAGATATTTAAGTAGTATGATACAAAGAATGGGGATTTATTTATCACTGTTAAGAATGGATTCATATATAGGAATCCACTTTTATCATATGCAGCTATCTCAGTCGGTGTTGCGCCAGGAATACCAACGGTTTTATCTCCGTTATAATACATAATAGCGCCAGGCTGCATTACATAGTTGATAGCATTTATGTTTTGATACATGGATTTACTGATCTCTATATCTAAAGTATTTGTAGGAACTATATTACCGTCGGTTTTAAGAAGTAGATATGAATAGTATAGTCGTTCTATTTGATTATGAACCTTTTCTAAGAAGTATAAGCGGCAATCTGTTGAGTTTATAGAGTTAAAGTAGTTATTAATATCGCTATATGTCGTAACTACGCCTCTAGATAAAGCCTCCTTAGGAATAGCTTCTTTTAATTCTTCTATAGTTTTCTTATCTGTACCAGATTCGGAATCGGATATAGGTTTCGTCACTATAAATATATTATCATATGCGTAGGTATCTGATGTGAGATCTTGTATTACATTGTCAGTATACGAAAAATTACATTCAGATCCGTTAGTAGTATAAACATTTATGGTGACTTCACAATTTGCTCTGGGTTGATAAGAATCTCTATTAAACTTGATACGTATAGTCTTGGAATCTATATACATGTAATTGCAAAATTCTTTACCGCTAGTATAATCGTATAATCCATCATATACACAATTCAAATAGTGAATAGTTCCACCCTCTGCAACCTCAACGTTGAAATACGCCAATTGATCGTCAAAGCTAAAGTTGATAATCTTATTTTCCAATGGATTATTTACAATTATTTTCTTATAGATAGTACTATGGTTGATCTGTCTTATATCGGTATTAATCATTATAAGATTAGTGCCACTCATAGTAATATTACCGAGAGTTGGCAGATATGGATTCACAATATCAGTTATTTCATTACGATCATTAATATCATACATTGCAGTGTATACATAAGTTCCATTAGGAAGAAGACTGCGCTCTATAATAATATTAAAATCAGTATGATACTCATACTTACCAATTTTAATAGCAAACTCCCGATCAAGAACAAATTTATCATCTTGCATATTGGATAATAGATTGGTTTCTGGTATACAAATAAATACATTCATATTTGCTGGTATTGCACGTATTTTATTAATACCAAGCGATAGTGCATGGCATATTACATTACGTTCAAATTTGGCTTTTGTAGGTATCGCTTCATTAGAATATTCGGATGCCATAATTGTAGCATTCTCAATTATATTCGAATGAATTTCAGATAAATACCCATAAATACCCATGGTAAGAGTATCTTCTGGTATATCTATAAACTTAGCCTTTATACTATCTACAAAAGTAGCTATCTGATACAAATCAGTAGACGTTGTAGTTGAAGTTGAATCAGCCATTTAAATATCACACCTTCCATTTAAGTTTATATTGTTTATATTTACTAAGACTACTAGTATCTAAAGATATGAATGGCACTAATACATTTTCTCCACTAATTGCATTAATAGATGGATCATATATGCTTATTTCAGTACCAGAATTACTAGATATACTAGCTAAGTAATTGAAATCTGATATAGTATTAGGATGCATATCATCCTGAAATGTACATTTAAATTGTACTGTAAATTTGAGATGTCCATCTGCAGATAAATCAGAAAAGGCTTCTCTCGGAACTGTTTTTGGATAGCACCCAAACATTTGAGCCCAATGTATTATAGTCTCTCCATCTTCTCCTACTATAAACTTATATAAAGTCATTTGGTCGTGTAAAACTTTCTTTTTACGATATAATTCACTAGGAGGTGTAACCTTACCAATATATTTTTTCTTACTATACTCATCAAATGCTTTAAACCAAAGATACACGTCTAAATACTTAGTATCTTCAAATTCTATTGAGAACTCTGCTTCTTCATCAGAATGATCTGAAGCTTTTCTATAGAACAGTTTTGTTCCATAAAGATTAGACGCTGTCTCAACGTCCTCCACACTAATAGAAGATAGATCTAAATTAGACGTTTTCTGGTTACTCAATATTCTAACAAATGGGGTAGATCCATCTGCACTATATTGTAGATCTCTTAAGACGGTATTGTTATACCCTCTACGTGCTAAATCATAGAAGAAAGGCACATTAGCTAATTCTTTATTAAGTGTGCATATATCACCATTATTAAATATATGCAAATCTGGTTTTGTGAAGAATACGTACTCTCTAGTACTAGATACCATACTATATGGGTCTAATCTAGGAAACCTATAGAATACATTAAATCGGTCTAGTTCTCCTCTGGTATATATTCCATTAGATCTTATAAACTTTTTGTATTCATCGCTAGATGTTGTCAGCAATGAATTAAATGCCTCATTATTAACTGATGATGTTTTTGTTTGAAATTCATCTGCCACGTTAAATCCCCTCCGTTCCTTTGGTTTAATCTGATGTTGTCATATATAGTTTTAGCCTAAAATTTATTACACTTATATATTATATAGGTGACAACAAAATAAAAAAGGTTTACACATTACAGTTTGTGTAATTGTGTAGGCATCAATTAATATATTATTTCCCCCATGACACGATGAAGTTTATGCGAAAGTGTAAAAAAATAAAAATTTGGGGGTATTATTATATGATGAATTGGGGAGATCCTTACGAGTCTGTTATTAATCAACAAATCAGTAGACAAATGAGGGAAGATGACTTATGCGAATCTCAAGTTCAATTGAATCGTAAATTAACATCATCTTTGGAATTATGTACTGAGAGAGATAACAAGACTGTAATCCACAACCATTTTAACATAATTATCAATGTTGCTCCGAATACGACTGACGACAAAATAACTTCTATCGTACAACAGCTAATTTGTATAGTTGATAGAGTTAATTGATCTAATCTGTATTTAATTGCACTCATTGTAATTTGTATAACCTTTTTATTTTTTGGACATATGAGTAAAATATACATAGGAGGTATAATCGGTATGGATAATAGTGCAACACATATTCACGAGACTGTAATTAGAGACATAGTTTCTGTGATAAGTGATATCTCTTCAGAAACTGAATTGGCTGGTATGTTTAGTGGTACTAGCTTCAGGAGCATAGCAAAAGGTTCTTCTAATTTAACTCTTGTATTCCCTGTTATAGCTACAGAAAATACACCAATAGACTCGTCTAGAATGATCTGCCGAGCAATTGAAAGGAAAGCTGTAGCTATGTTACAAATGCTCTTTTCTGCAATTTGCATTTCAGACAAGAAAAATGCCATGGAACATATAAAACAGTTCCATAACAATATCGATATGGGTGATGATTTAACAGTAGACGAATTTATCGGTATAGTAGATAAGATGGCAACTCAAGAATCCTCTGGTATCGATATCATAAACAAAGGAAAATATGATATGGTTATGGAAGACTTAAAAAACAATACAACTAAATTCTTAGATGAAAGTGTAAACCCAAGAAGCATAAATGAATATCAGGTTGACACTAGCAGAGCAGAAGGTATTATTGTTGAAGCCACTCCAACTGCACCAGAAGATAGATTAAAAACTGCGGTTGGGATTGCAAAAGATCAAGTATTTTCAACCGATATTAAGAAGGCTAATGAATTAGTCCCATCAATGATGGTCATTAATTTTATTAGATCTAATGACGCAGGGCAATCTATCCCTACTACTGCAGTTATTGGTGTTAAAGCTAAGCTACAGTACGTATCTTCAACTGATATGATTAATCGTATCGTTATAAAAAATAAAGATAAGAATGGGTTATTCAATCTCTTAAAAGCAACTACTAGAGAGATCTCTTTTTGGAAGGATTTTGTTTTTGCTGTTGATAGTGCTAAATTAGATGCACTATCTACATCAGGTCGTGGCTCTTCCTCTAAGATTTGGAAATTACTTGAACGTAGAGGCATTAAAAGTAGAATACGCAGAGTCACTGGTACAACCAATGATGCTAGTGCTATCAGTACTTTAATATTAGCTAAAGAAGAAGCGGAAACTCTTAAAAAAGAGTATAACGTTGACGTTAGCCGTCCAGGTGTTGCTGGTAATATAATGGAAGCATATAACCTTATGGGGTTTGTTATTAACGATCAAGTATTGGAAAAGGTCGACTTCTTATTTGATGATGGCTCTAACGAATATGAAATTATTTCGTTTACCCACCTTGAGAGAGAAGAAAGCGGAAACTATAAAAAGGTAATTAACCTTTTAGCTAAATCAAGATAAGGAGGAAACCAAATTGAAAAGTTATTTCAGAGCAGCAGTAAATGAACATATGGACATAACTGACCAAAAAACAAGAAGTACAGTCCTCTCTATTAATGAGCAGGATCAAGATACTGTGTTATTGTCTTTAACCGGAAAACTATATGAAATGATTGTTGAAAAAGTAGACGATATAGATTTTGGAGATATTCCTGATACTAAAGGGGATATTACTCAATTGCCAGCATATACTAAAATCACTTCTAGTATTGATACTCTTACCGCTATACTAGAGCAGTATAAACAACCTACCGATACAATAGATACTATCCAAAATGCGTTATCTAATTTGGTAAATCATAAAGAGTTATTTAAAAGAGGGTACGCAGCTAATATTGAAATCATTATGGTTACTTATAGTGAAATGGCTTTAGGCATAGTTAATAGTATTTCATATATGATCGCAGCTACAATTGAATTCATTAAAAATCCTAGTGATGAAGGATTTAAGATCTCTTTAGATAAAACTGGGCTAGCCAGAACAAAAGATTCTTTGATCTATTCTAATCTAGGCAGATTTAATGAAGCCTGCAAACAGAACCAGTTAGAAAACGCATTTGAGCCTCTTATCAAGGCACGAGTAAAGAATTTCACTGGAATTGAAATTGGTGTTGTTGCCGGTGGTATTGCCATTGCTGGTATACTACTTAACATCCTTCCAATCTTACGCGAAATGACTTTCTTTTTTTATTCAACTCGTACAAGAATAAGTCAATACTTCGATCTTCAGGCAGATTTACTTGAGATGAACTCTAATGCTATTCGTATGAATGAAATAGATACATTAGATGAAAAAAATAAAGTTGCCAAACGTCAAGCTTCTATAGCTGGTGCTTTCCGTACATTATCAAACAAAATTTGTATAAATAATGTTGCTGCGGAAAAAGACACACCAAAATCTATGAAATCAGAAGATAAAAAAATGAAGATTGATGATATTGTTGATTCTTTACCGGATTCAGCGGCACAATCATTATTCTAAGAAAGGAGTGATATAAGTGTTTACAGTTGATAAGATAATGACTCATGGACAGTTTGCTCAAGAAATGTTAGAGCAAATGAATTCAGAAGTTTCACCATATAATGCTAAGTCATATAATGAACATTTAAAAACTATGGAAAATAAAAAGAACCGCAATGAAACTGACTTTATGTATGAAGGTGTTGAAAAGGTAGCTAATGCTAAAATGAGAATGTCTAAGTTCTCTGAAGCTCTATCTGCTCATCTTCTAAAAGAATGTTTCTGTGTGGTATTTGATAAGATCATGGAAGCTGAAAGGTGCACTCAGCATGAACAATCAATTGGTCGTTCTATGATTTCCAAACTTATTAAAGAAGAAGGCACGTCAGCACTTTTAACGAGATTTGAAAATAAAAGCATGATACTTTCTGAGTTTGCTAGGTATACTGAAAAGTATCATAGGCTTGCAATGGAATCAGTAGCGACTAAAACTATTGCCGCTCCTGAAGACGATACATGTTATGTCTTAGATAAAGAAATTGCTGAGAAATTCATGGATGATGTAAAAGACTTAGTTCCAGATAAAACTATAGATCTCATCAGAGATAGAGTCGAAGATGCAATGCAAGAATTTATTGATCAAAACACTGAAAATAAAATTGCTATTAAGGATATATACCTTAACGCAAAAATGTCAGTAGAGAAAGCTTCTAGCGATGCAGTGAAAGAAGAATTTACTTCTAGAGCTAAGGGGTTAGCTGCTAGGGTTTATGAGAAACCTACTAAAGTATTTGGGGCTATGGTTACTGCTGTTGGGGAGGCTGTTATGAAAACAGACGCTCTTAAAGCTGAGTATGTGGACGGTAGTAAACTAAAACTAGAGCATTTATGCAATGATGTAAGAGTTATGTATACTGTGCTTGAAATGGCTAACACTTTAAATGTAGTAAACGTAGACTCTACTTACATTAAACAAGCCATCACTGATCTAAAAGGATAAAAAATAAACCCCATACACATAATGTGTATGGGGTTTATTTATTTTTTATTTATGCTTAATACTGGTTAATGGATTAATATTTTTTAATCCGCATTTAGGACATTCGCTATCACACATAGATTCCCAATCTTCTGACCATACTGTGTTACAATCAGGGCAATCATAATTATTTGTGTAGTTCCCTTAAAGTCTTTTTCATTTCTATTCTGACCTCCTAATATTATTCGTTATATCCAATGGTGGATATTGCGGGTTCATCAGAGCAGATAGCAGATTAAATCCAAAAGGCGCGGGACAATTCCTAATTGCACTTTCAGTTAGTTTATCAAATTCAAGTATTGACGTTTCACGCAATTTAGATAGTTGTGGGATAAATGCAATGATAGAACGAAGCATTTTAGCGTCTTCCTTTTTAATAGTATTCCCATGCATAACAATTATCGATTGAACTAAATCATTTAAGTTTAAGCAAATATCTGCAATAACGTCACTCTTAAATTTCTCAGGTTCTAATATACTAAATGTTTCCCCACAAATGGCGCATGTATGTGAGCCATCTGTATTTTGCTTAAGAGATATATTACCATTTTCGCATCTATGTGTGCAATCTTTTTTCTCTTCCATATCACATCCAATTTCATTGGTAGGTATACCTTGAAATTTTACAACGTCTGCCTTTATATTATAACTCCCCAAACGTTGTAAAATCTCTTTGTTAAATGGCATAAGACTTACCAAATTAGATGCCAAGTCTATATCCTTATTCTCTACAGTTATCTCGATATTAATATTGATCTTCTTCATTATATATTCCTCCTTAAGATGCAATTTTATTATTGCTCATCTATATAATATATAACTCAAAAGATATAACTTAGCATATCCCCGTAATACATAATGTATTACGGGGATATATTTATAATGTAATGATTACAGTATTCTCGCCAATACGAGAAATATAATAGAATAAGTTCTCTGGAAGGCTATAGAATTTCAATACTTCTTCCATGCTCATGTGGGAATAAATATCAGTCTTATACCGATCAAAGAATTTTTTCATTGCTGCATCGATAGCTTCATAAAATACAATTGAGTTGTATCTATCACCTTCAAACTTTTTCATGAATGCCTTACGGAATTGAATTTGAATAGATTTGTTAACATAATCAATGCTATAGCTAGAGATATAGCTAGAGATATTGCCTTTTTCATTTCTAATGATCTCCAGTAATGTGTCCAATTTATCAGTACTATAAAATTGGCTTTTACATAATTTCTGTCTTACGTCACCTGCGAATGTAATAATTTCATCTTGTTGTCTCATTTTAATTTCTCCTATTCCTATTTAAAATATTTAACTTCTCCGTCATATCGTTTTGATATTGTTTTGAATTGATGCCTATTAAATAACATATTTAGATACCGTAGTCGTATTTCCACTCTCGGTAAAACCGAATAATGTTTCTCTACAGTTCCTTTTATAACTAAAGCATCATCTAGCCAGATATTACTATTGGACATATCGCTATATTTCTTTCCTATATTGTCCCAGTCTGGTTTATACAAATGTCGATCCATACCTATTTCTGCTAAATAGGTTTCTACCGCATTATAATAACTTGGAGTTTTAAAAAATGTAGTATATAATATATCGCACGGGGTATATATTATAGAATTTAAATTAACGAAATCTTGTTCAGTTAGAAGCCTATCCATAAACCTATTATCTTCTGCACCATTTATAGAATACACATGGACAAAACTAGGATTAGATAATGCTGCATTTGCTAGATTATTTCTATTTATAAGTCTGAATCTAGGTCTAGGTGATCCTTCTGGTATTTCATAAAGTACTATAAATATTTCAGTATAGTATAATTCATTAAGCATTCTTTCATGTTTATCGATTATTTCATCGGCTTTCTTATCAGTTATTTTTAATTTATCATATAACCAATTTAATCTCTGGAGATAATCCTTTGGAATGTCTCCATATTTGTTTTCATACTCTAAAGCTTTTATTTCTCTTTTTTTATTAGTTGTCATTTTAACACCGCCAATTTATAAAGCTAAAGCCGTCTATTGGCTTTAGCTTTATGTAATTGAACGCATTAATTTTTATTAAATAGATTTAGCATTTTATTCGTTGCCCACTGGTCTAATCCGCCCGCAACGTCAGTGTATATCTTATCCATATATTTATCCCTAAAATATTGCGAGTAGTATAAATATAACGTTCGTTTTAAGTCTGGTTCGTTTATATTAATACCGCACAGATTAGCTACATAATCCATAAGCGTAATATTACTTAACAAACCTTTCTTAATATCATCATTTGTAGTAATAGCCATAGCACCATATAATTCCTTAATGGTAAAATGTACGTCTACAGATGTAGGCAATCCACTAGGAGTCCAGCTTCCTTCTTGCCCTTTAGTGATACTCATATTAGTTATTATACCCATATCACAATTAAATAGACCTTTATAGAAAGCTCTAACAAGAAATGGAGATACATATCCATTCGGCCCAACAGATCTTGGAGATACATATCCGACTAAGTGTAGTATAGGAACTATAATATTTAGATATATACTATAATTATCACAATCAGGAGAGGTTAATTTAATGCTTATATCATAATCTCTAGAGAATTGCGAATCGTTCCATATCTCTGGAAATATAAGTTTACCACCAGCTATTACAGTCTTAAGTCCATTCGTAATACCGCCAATAAGACCATTACTATTTGCCATTTTAGAAACCATATCTTGTTTATTTTGTTCAGTTTTTGCAATTTGTTTATCCGCACTAAATGCATCTAACTCCATACCGGTCAAAGCTCCAGCTCCACCAAGTATAAAATTCATTTCTCTACCTATATCAGAGATACCATTTACTTTCCCTGCTATCATTGATTGCCCTGTACTATTTGAGAATGAATCAGATATTTGATTTTCTGAATTTATATAAAATGCTACCCCTCCTCGGTAGTTTAACATGCTATGAAGAGTTTCATTAGAATTGCTTTGCCAATCATAGTTTCCTAGTGTTTTATCACCATAATATGTTTCATCTTGTAAATTAAGCAATTTTGCCGCTGCTCTACACATTGGATTTACATGTTTAAAATATGAGGTCCAATTCACATTTAATCCATAATATCTACCTGGATTGTTTATGAGAGAATCTAAATCAGTCTTGCTTGATCCATCTCCAGTAAATGTCGTAACTACATACTCTAAAATATTTTCCTTTTCTTTTTTACTATAACCGGATAAGAATTCTGGACTTCCAGGAACCATAACGAGTAAAGGTAATTTTGAAACTATTTTTTCTGCATATTTACGACCAAACGAATCAGAATTGTTGGGATCTATGCGCCTATCTGCGATTTCCATATATTGATATGGCATACCATATACTCCACGCAATGACGTTATACGCAATCCATCTAATATAGAATCTGTATTTTTTGTAGTTCCAACAGTAGATTCTGTAGTACTAGAAGTGACATCTCTAGGTGGAGGGGTTGGAGTTATTGCTATCTCTGGTGGAACCATAATTGTGCCATTTGCGGTTACACTTATATCTGAAATATTTACCCAATATTGATTTTCCCCATTTGATATTTGTGCCGTAGTCCCTTTTATTGCAACTACTCCAAATGTAACACTAGTTACAGATATTGGTAGGAATCCACCATCTGTAGTTTTTACTTTATCTGTAGAATTAAATTTTATATAAGATCCAACTTTTACATCAGTCTTGGTGGTTTCACCAACTTTTTCAACTGATCCGTCAGCGTTGAGTACCCACCCCACACTTGTATGATACCAACTATTTGTTACTTCACTAACAACTAAACAACTTCCAGCGATTATACTGTCTAGTATAGGAGAGGTTATTGTACAATCTGAATGTGCATCTACTGTATTATTAAATTTATATATATCTGCCATTTTAATCCCACCTCATAAGGTATAATTTTAATATAGTGTTGGGAAGGTCAATTATGACCTTCCCAAGTATATAGTTTTTATGAAATAGCTATGGCTCTCATAGCACTTATAATACTTTGAGTGTCTTTAGTCGCCATTATATCACCAAATCCATTATTACTTCCATTACCCATTGAGGATAATTTAGATAATATTGAAGCTGGAGATAGACTAGATTTTTGGTTAGATGCGGTAGTAGTGTTTGTTTGAGCTTGAGTTGATGGTGTCTGCCCAGTAAGAGCTCCAGCGATAGAAGCTAGTAATGAAATAATCATATCTAATTTAGGACTATAATCAGGAGCGCAAGCTTGTGATATTTGCGATTTATCTTGTTGTGCTTGAGCTACTGATACAGGATTTGAACTATTTGCTTTGATAATATTAGGGTCTATAATATTTTTATCTATAGAATCGGTTATAGACTCTATATTAGTTTGGTCAGTTCCTCTACCCCAAATGGGACTACCAGTACCTACCCCACCATTAAGATGTTTTAGAGCAAAGTTTTTTCTGGCTTGTTTTAATTGAGATAATAGTTCTTGACCTCTACTATTTTTAGTTTTAATAATAGAATTATCCTGAGATGAGGATTCTTGGGTATCCGTTTTATTATTAAAACCATCAATGAAATTAGTTGAGATACCATTTAATGGATTATCTGTATTTTTAGTAGCCTCTTTTACAAGAGCATTTGCATAACTAGGATTAACTTCACTTATAGGTTGTTTACCACTTAGTGTTTTAGCAGTTAAATCAGATTGAGCTATCCCTTCAGGTGAAGGAAGATTAATTGCAGGGCTAGTACTATTTGGTTTGAGTTGAGCTTGTGCCGCATCCCACATTTCTTTTATTTTCTGGGCTTTAGCTTTAGCCACATCCATTGAATCGTCGTCTGTAATTTTATTATAGTCTTGTATAAAGTCTTCTGGTACAGCTTTAATGGAATCTTTAATCTGATCTAGCATAGTACCAGTTCCAAATTTACGAGGACCTGTTTTACCAGTTCCAAATTTGTTTAGTCCAGATTTACCACTAGCGCTTCCAGGACCCGCTTCGGCTGCAGTATCTACACCGTTTGTTTTATTGCCAGTTACTACAGAACCATCACCAGCCCCAGTTGCAACGTATCCAAATATATTTTTATCTCCCCATGTATCCGCCATAGGTCCGTGTTTTACTTTTAGTGTACTAGACGAGTTACCGAAATAACCACCTTTACCATCAGCAATAACAACATGATCTGGATCGCTAGGATCGCTATCAGTATTTATAAGACCAATATCACCCTCAGCTCCACCTTTAGATGCATCTTTCCATAACCCAGATGCTTTAGCTTGTTCCATAAGGGTTGGTGTCCAAAGAGGCATACTATTAGCGAATTCATTTCCAGAGTGTTCTATATAGTCTTTAGCAAATGCAGTACAGCCATTAGGACCATAGCCTTGCGGTTGATCTGATTCGACTAAACCTTCAGCCCAAGTAGAAGCTTTTTGTATTCCAGCATTTGTACTATTTGATACGAATTTTTCTCCAGTGTATCCGTCGGATTGTTTCTTATCTTTCTTATCCTTAGAACCAAATATACTGCTAAATGGATTATCATCACCAAATATCATTTTAAGTTTATCAGCGCCAAAGAAACTTCCAGCTTGAGATGTAATAGCCCCAGCTAAAGGTCCAAGAGCCTGTTGCATTTTACCAGTCATTGATTTAGCCGCGCTTAGAACCCCACCTAACATTCCATCACTACTTGCGGTTTGAGCTGCAGCCGCAACTTTATTACTATTATTAATTGGAGTAGCTCCAGGAGCGGATTCTCCAGAAAGCGAAACTCCAGCGGTATTAACTGATGGTTTAGTAATCTCTGTTGTAGTAGTAGGTGCAAGTCCAGGAGCTGCACTATTATCCAATTCAATTCCTCTACCCCATTTACCTTTACCTGTGTGTGGTGGAGTAGTAGCATCAGAACTATTAAGATTGAAAGCATTGCTCATTGTTTCAGCTAATTCACTAAGTTGGCCAAAGAAACCAGTATTCTTTTTCTTAGTATCTTTATTATTAGTTTTGCTATTAGTCGCAGAACCACTAAATGGTTTTCCCTGACCTATAGTATTAAAAATATTTTCGCCATAGGATACACGCTTACCCATTTCAGAACCACCGCTAACTTCAAAATCGGTATCCCAAATTTCAGCAGCTTCTTTAATACTTTTTGATGAGTTAAGTTTATCAACTACCCCCCTTTCATTCATTTCCTGCCACATGAAATTAAGTTGGGTATCTAATAAATTTGGATCTCCTAGAGCTGACATTCTAGCGTATCTATCATTTTTATCCCACTGACAAATACCTCGGTGTGTTCCATTATCTGCAGTAGGGTCAAAACTAGATTCTTGCTGAATATTTCCCATAATACCAGCTATAGCTTCGGAGCTCATTTTTTTATCTTTTAAGAAGTTCCATATTTTTTGGGCATTATCCTCTGTGCCACGACCCCATTTACCAGTACCTAGTTTACCCATTGCAGATTTGAGGACTTTATTTCCTCGTCCAAATTTACCTTTACCTGCAGCGATAGCCATGGAAGATTTACCTAGTACACTACTGGCTTTATACATTTTGTCTGGTGTTGTAGACTCTGGATCTTGTACAGTTATATTTCCTTTACCATCCATGCCAGTACCGACGACATAATGATTATACTGACCGTATGGATTGTCATTGTTAACACCTTTATTATCTTTACCCATTAGCAATACTGGATTGCCCTGAGAAAGATTAGATTTTATATCAGTTGGAGATTGAACTTGTTCAGTGCCTATACCATATTTGCCAAGAATATCTCCAAAATAGCCAGGTTCTGTTCCTCCATCTTTTTCTTTATATCCCTTGGATAAGGCATATTTAGCCGCGCTCTTAGGATCTATGTTGACTCCTAGTGCACTTGCCATATTAGTCGCAGAAACAGGACCACATCCACTGTCCTCCATAGTCTGAGGGGTGCTGTCTTGAGAAGTATTGAAGTTCATGGCATTAGCCGGATCTAATTGTGAGTGAAACCCATCAGCTAAAGTTCCAGCACCTCTACCAAACTTAGGACCGGTTTTACCAGTAGCAGAATTTTTATCCATCCAAGTAGCTACTGTATTTTTGGCAGAGTTGTATGCATTCCCAACTTTATCCGATATATTCTGAGCCCCATTCTTAACTGAGTCCCAGGCATTGTTAGCCATCTTTTTAGTAGAATCCCATGCATTAGCTGCAAAATTCTTAACAGAATCCCAAGTATTACTAGCTATATCTTTAGCAGAATTCCAAGATTTCTGAAAAAATCCTCCAACTCCAGATGGTCCTTTATTCTCACTAGGATCTTTATTGTCTTGACTTTCGTTAGTAGAGTCACTTCCACCATTTCTTAATTTTTCTACATCCGCTCTGGTAAATCCGCATGGAGGTCCGATAATACCTAATGCCATATCTAATACATCATCTGTTTGTATCACATACCCAAGTATAGGAATCATATTAACCACGGCATCTACGAAGCCAGCAACAAATTTCATCCCAGCAGTAGATCCTGATTTGATTTGGTATAATTCGTCGGAACCGCTCCACCCATGCCAAAACCATGATATTGCTTCTCCAACAGCTAAAACAACATCCCCAATACCAGCAGTCGCAGCTCCTACTGTAGCATATGCTGCAGCCATACTAAGTTTAGCTCCAAGTTTCTCTACTATTTTAGCAATATTTTTAGGAGCAGCCATCTTCTCTAATAGTTTACCACAAAATTCCTGCACAGCAGTATATGCTTTACTACTAGGAATAAACTTTCCTACTTTCTCTACTAAAGATTTTAATGCGTCTTTAGCTTTAGCTATAAAAGCTTGAGCTTTTTCCACAATTTCTGGATTATTAGCTATATCCCTTACAATGCGCAATCCACCACCAATAAGACCAGACGCGGTATTACTAAATGAAGGAGCATTAGTAGTAGTAGTATTAGGCGCATCTGAATTATCTGGAGTTGCAGCTTCTGCTTTAGATGATGAAAATAATGAAGTGCCAATAGCAGCAGCTCCAGCTGCTAATGCTAATTTACCTTTATGCTTAGATATAAAAGATCCAGCTCTACTTAACGCTCCAGGTTTTCCACCAGCCGCAGCCGCTCCTTTAGCTTTTGTGGCTTTACCGTCGCTACGATCTCTGATTTCTTGCGCAGCATCAGCTATTGGATTTCCTGAAGAATCACCAACTCCTGCTCCGCCTTTTAGTAGATCTATTATCTGTTGAAGATAGCTAACCATAGTAGTTCTATGGGTATTCATGGCAGCTAATAAATCCGTAGGTTCGTCTACTGCGTTTCCGTCACCGTCAACTGCAGAAGATGAGTCTCCACCACCAAATAATCCACTTATCTTCCCACCTGCTTTGCCTAGTAGTGATTTACCTTTAGTTAATCCTTTACCAAGGAATCCACCAATTTTGCTATTACCAAATCTAGTGCTTAGTGCACCTAGTTTACCAACCATTGCTCCACCTAATTTAGTTCCAATTATCTTATCTTTTATTTTAGATGCGAATCCACCTAGCTTATTACCAGCCCAGCCAGCAGCTCCACCTAATTTATTACCAGCCCAGCCAGCAGCTGCTCCAAGTTTATTCCCAACCCAACTAGCAGCTCCACCTAGTTTACCGCCCATCCAACTTCCAACTCCACCTAAACCTAAAAGTTGTAATGGTAAACCTAATAAGCTACCAAAGCTTTTGAGCATGGTCATAGGCAATTTAACTAGATCTAGTAACCCACTTAAAGCTCCAGCCAGTCCACCTTTAGCTATAGATTTGGCCGCTTCAGCACCAACCTTAAGTTTACCACTAGCAACGCCAGCCATTATCTTAAGATTAGTTAGAATACCTTTTTGAGTATTATCTCTATCCGATATCTTTTCTTGAATGGCTTTATTATCTTTGCTATTAGCCATAACCATAGACCCATCGGTAGATTTGGTATAGCTTTCTATACCATACTCGGTGTTTACTTGAGTTGGACTTTTAGAATCTTTAGGTACTGGGGTGCTAGTTGCAGCGAATTTATTTTCATTAGCTGGTACGACTTGTTCACCTTTCGATAAAACCGCTACTCCACCTTTAGTAATACTCGTAGCACCATCAGCAAAACCATTAGGTAATATTGAGGGGTGTCTGAGAGTTTTGTACTTGTCCGCAATAGAGGCGCCAATAGATGATATTCCCGCACCAATAGCATTTTTTGTAGATCTGATACCGCCAGCTATATCATTAGCGGCCATAGAAATACCAGTTTTAGCGATAGATTTGCCACGACTAAATTCTTCACCTATAGGTGAAATTACTTTACCCACATCGTCTTTATATTTCTGATAATTAGTTCTAGGGTCGTAATTATTTCCGTTTACTTTAGATACGTTATCAGCAGCTTTTTCATCATCTTCATTTGTTGAGTCATACATTTTATCTATAGCTTTATCTTTAGCACTGCCTAGATATTGTGATTTCTTAGGAGCCATCTTTTTCAAAGTGTCTTGACTTACATTATTGAATCCACCTTTAAATAGTTCTACCATAGCTTTAATTACTTCAGGATCTTCATTCATAATAGCATCCATATTAGTAATCTTCATTCCAGTTTGAACAAATGCTAGTATATTACCAAAACCCTCATCGGACATTTTAGCTAATTTATCATAGTCTTTAATCTCATATCCCGATTGTCCTAGTTCGATAAATCGTTTAAACGTATTAGCATCATAACTTAGTATTTTATCTAGATCTTTAAACTTATACCCATTATAAGCAAGCTTTTTAATGTCTTGGAATCTGTTAGGGTTATCAGCAAGAACATTTTTATTAGCTTCAGATATCTTTTGACCATCATACGCTTTAGATATTGATTCGTTAGTAGTATTAACAAGTTCATTATTCTGACCAGTATATATTTCACTAGCTTTATCGCCAATTTTATTAGCTCGATCTAGTTTCTTTTGTTGCTTAGGATTTATACCCATAGCATTGTCTCTGATTTGCGCTAGTATTTCTACTTGCTCTTTCATAAACATTGCAAGTTTATCTGTATTAGCATCTAGTGAAGAATTAATAGAGTCAAATTGATTACCCTCTTTAATAGTACCATCTTTGCTTTCATCTCTAGATTGTATTTCAGTTTGTAGAACTGAACGGTATTTATCTAGATTATCTGCATTGATCCCTTTGATACCATGATCTTTTTCTAATTTTGCATATAGTTCATTTTCATTTCCAGTATAGTTTTCTTTTCTAGCCTTCATTTCTCTAACTTTATTAGATTTAACATTTACTTCTTTAGAGAGTTTTGCTTTTTCAGCTGTACTTAAATCAGATTCCTGGATAAGACGTTGAGCTTTTTCCATATCTCCAGCGTGAGCAGCTTTAAGAATAGCTTTAGATTTTGAAACTCCTAGTTTATCAGTAACTGTAGAGCCTAGATCTTTTACATATTCAGCATGACGTTCATCTAAGAACCCTTTACCTTTTTTAAGTTCTCCCATGAGATTATGTGCTTTTTCTAAGTCATCTTTACTAGAATTAGATAGGTTTTCATCATATCCCTTTAACTTATAATCTTTACCACGTTTAGCCATGAACTCAAGACGTTCATCTGCAGTCATGTAGTCAGCATTAGATTTTTCTATTTGATGCTGTCTTACTTTATCTCCAACCCAGCCAATTGCTTTAGATGGAGCAGATATTACTTTAGCTCCTATATTAGCAGCTTTCTTAGCTGCCCACGTTACTGGTTTTAGTATTGCTTTTACTGGAGCCATGAGTTTTTTAACAAGTGGTATGCCTAAAGCAGATTTTATCGCCCAACCAAAAGCCTTTCCTATACCTTTAAACGTATCTTTTATAGCCAAACTTATTTGTTTACCAATAGGAGCTATAGAACGTTTGATTGGATCGAGCATATCTTTCTTCATAAAATCAAAGAATTTAGTTTTAAAAGTAGAAGCGAAACCTGCTAACGGATCTATCAATGTTTCTCTTAAAGCCCCAGATAAACCGCCTTTACGTACGCCTTTAGAATCTGCTTTTCCAAGCATGAAATCTTTAAATTCATCTGTGGTTGATACTAATCCCAGTCCTGTACCAAGAGCAGCATTACCTAGTAGACCGAATGGTCCTAAAAACATAGTTCCAATTGCAGCAGCAGCTACATTAGGGAAAGCTTTTTGTATAAGTTTTTGGCTGTCTCCATTGATTAAGCCATCTTTCTCACCGAATAATGCATTTTGTATACCTTCATTATTCTTAGCAAAACTAATAGCTGAACCCATCATAAGACCACCAAGTGGTCCAAGTGGAGTTAACATGCCAAGCACCGTACCAGTTATACCATAAGTCTTAGCATCAGGTAAATACTTCGACATGCTTTCTTGTAATTCATCAGAGAATAATCCGCCGCCTCTTTTGCCGGTGTCGTTCCCTTCTGCATCGTATACTTTTTCACCAAATAAGCCCTTTTGGAAAGTTTCACTATTGGATACAACAGATAATGCCGAACCTGCAATAGCTCCTAATAATGGACCACCTATTCCAGTAAGTAAACCTACTGTACCACCAAGTAACCCACCAGCTATACCTTTAGGTAAATGCTTTTTAACTTCTGCATTTACTTTTGAAATTTTCATTCCAGCTTCTTTAGTATCAAATAATTGGTTAGCAAAATCGCCTATACCATTTTTAAAGTTATTTACACCTTTAGAAATAGCACCTTCTTGGCCAAAAGCAGGAGTACCATTAGCATTTTCAGCAATATCATTTTTATCAAAGACTTTTCCAAGTCTTTGTTTGATATTTCTTTCATTTACTTCATCCTTACGTCTATCTGCTTTATCTTTATTAGGATTGAATGGATTCTCATCAGATGGGATAATTGCTTCTCCCTCTGATACTATACTTAATCCACTCTTAGTAATATTTCTAGCACCTTGGGCAAAGTGATTAACTTTGACTTGTCTTTCATCTAATTTAGGATTGCTTTTGAGATCGAATCCAAAGTTATTATAATAATCTTCTCCTCGTTCGGACGTTCCTCTTTCTGCGTCAGATAAGAATTTATTCCCGATAGGCGTGAAATTTTCCAAAGGTGTATCCGTAGCTAAAGTTGGTAATATAGATGGAGAATGGTATTTCAGATTAGCTGTATATGATTCTACTAAATTTTTCTTTTTATACGATTCTAAGTAGGGAGCAATAGAAGGATTTGCTTTTGATGCGGATGCTACAAATTTAGTAAAACTCTCACTAATAGCTTTAAGACGTTCTACCGAATTGGTATCGAGTATAGCCTGTACGGTAGTGCTTATTTGCTCTTCTGGGATAGACATCTTCCCAAGCGTATCAGAAAAAATCTCTGTATATCTTCCGTATAATGCACCCTTAGATGCGATTATATCATTCATTTTATTAGTAAGATCAGAGGTGTCTTTACCTACAGTAGCTCTTTGGTTTATCTGGATTCGTATAGATTTTAAAGGATCACCTTTACCTAATCCTTTAACAGCTGTCATATATTCGGCCGATAACTCATCTACTTTTTTATATGCGACTTTAGCTTCTGGATCTGAAGTCGCCAACCCTAAAAGAGTAGCTAAAGAATCTAACGCTTGAGTAAAAGATTTTCGTTCAGTCGCATTACCAGTGAATGCTTTCTTATTAGCTTCAGCTTGCGATAATATAATATTTGGATCACTTATAGCTTTGTCTTTTGTAGTTCCAAACTGTTTCCAACTTTCATCTTGCTCTCTTTGTAAAGATGATCGTTTTTGTTCTAATTTTTCTCTACCAGTCTTCATTGAAGAGGTTGCGTGTTCTAAAGCCATACCTTTACTAAAAATAGCATTAGCTCTTTTATTTTTAAGAAGATGCGAATACTTTGGATCACTTAGATCTAGTTTGGATAGGATTGTATCGCTAGGAAGTTCTAATATAGATTTGATAGTATTGAGATCTTCAATTTTACCATTACGCTGAGCAAGTAACTCACTATCATCTTCATTATAGTTTTGAATAGCGAGATCAGTTTCCTGTATCTTACCTTTTCTTTCGGTATAAGATTGTATTTTATTATTAAATACTTTTTTAGTTTTAGAATCTCTAAGTTTTATAGAATTTAGGTAGTCTAATCTTTCTTGTAGTTCAGATATTTTTTTAGGATTTGTTTCTTCCTTTAATTTATTGGCTATAGTTTGACGCTCTTTAGTGTTAGCGTCTATACGTTTTACAGATTTATTATTTTTAACAGTATGCTTAAATGCTGTTACCTCGTCTATAGCATCAACACCAGTAGTTCTCTTAGCACTAGCTATTTTTTGATCTGTAGTTTGTTCACCTAGAATTTTATTATTATAGAATTGATCTGCATCTTTATAGGACTTTTTCATGTCCTTTTTTACTTCTTCGTATGCTTGGTTATATGCATTTTTAACCGCATCTATAGTAGGAGTTAGTATACCTTCCTTACCAACAAAATAATCACTGATACCTTTGGTTATACCATCGATATCTACACCCATTCCCTTTAAAGCATTTTTACTAGCTTTCCACATGGATTCGCCACCAAATTTATCTTTAAAAGGTTTTAGAAGAGTATTGTCCATCCAATCGTTTATTTTACCGAAAGTGCCTTGCAGTTCCCAACTCATACGATTAAAGAAACCTTTAATCTTATTTCCATTTTTGTCTTTAACGTCGGATTCTTGACCATAGAAGAAGTTATAAATATTCTCATCTGCTTTACTTATTACTCCAGTGAGTATATCCGCAGGCTTAGCAGTTAATTTATCTATACCGTTTCTAATAACGTCATATTTAGCTCCCAAAGAACCAGCTCTGATAAGTTGATTTAAGAAAGTAGTTTTATTATCTTTATCAGCAGTTTCTTCTAAATTTTTCTTAGAATCTTTTGCACTAGTAGCGATCATATCTGTTAGCCAGGTAGAATTATTTTCCATAGATCTTTTATTATCTCTTACATTTCTATTACTAGCATTAACACGAATAGCCCCAGACGCCTCTGATGTATCGTCCATATAACGATCTACTCTCCCAATCATCTTACCTTGAGATTTAGCTTGATTATATCTAGAATTTTCAATACGCTCAAAAGAGTCATTCATTGATTTGGTTCTATCCTGTTCTATTTTAGCATTAGATTTTTCTTTAGGCCCTAGAGTTCTTTCAAATTGTTTTTTTAACTCTTCGTCTGATACGTTGGAGAAATCATCTTGGCGACCATTCGCTTTATTCTTTCCACTTTTTCCACCGCGAGAAGATCCGCAACCAAAACCATTAGTTTTTCTAATAGCAAATAGCTCACCTTGTATTCCTCTTAAATAGTCAAAGATATTCTTTTTAAACGGATCTGTTACTTTAAGAATATTAGACTGATCTCCTAGATTGCCATATTTTTCTTTAATAATACCAGTTTTATCGTCAGTTTTAATATGAGAATCCGCATTGTATCCATTAAATAGATTTCCGTATAGTGAGTTACCATCTTTTTCTATACCTTCCATTTGACGATTATGCATTTCTCTTTGAGATTGTATATTGTTAGCAGACTTCATTGCAGTTCCACGTTTAAGATTGGAAAACATGGTTTTAAAAAGTTTCATATTAGCTTTACTTTCTATACCATATTTAGTGTTATCAGATTCGTCCTTAGAATTTGGGTCGAAGTGCCCAAAATCATCATATATTTTTGTAAATATGGTTTCCATATCTTTATGCATAGCTTCTTTATCTTCTCTAGATTTAAAAGATAAAGCTTCCATCATTTTCTTCATCTCGTCAGACATATCAGACGTGGCCGATTGAACGTTAGTTTTTTTAATATTATTAAACTGCGTTTGTACTGCTTTAGCATTAGTCCATTTACCACTTTTAAGATCATAGAATCGTTCATTAGTTCCACCAATCAATGCTTCTATTCTTCTCAAGTGACCAGGTATAACTTCGATTAAGCTTTTATTAGCTATTCCATTCCATTGCATATTTCCTTGTTCATATTTAGAAGTGTCAATAGTACTTTTAACAGTATTCTTTAATCCAAATATTTTACCAAGGAACTGCTCTAATGGATTTGCATTATCATCATTAGCATTTTTATTAAACTTAGCAGTCATAGTGGCGAAAGCGCCAGATAAAGTATCATCGAATTTCTTCAATGCTGTAGTTAATTTTGGTCCCATCGCACTAGCTATTAAGAACTGTGGTATGATAGCTAATGGATTATTCGCAAACATTTTAAGATTCTCTTCTGAAAGCATACCAAGCATACCACCAGATGCTTCATTAGCAGCATTTACAAAGTTACCACCAACAGCTTTACCATAAGCTTTAAGATCTGGAGTTCCACTAGCGTTTACAACATCATCAAATCTATTTGCTTTCTTCTCTTTTTCTTCCTTCAATTCAACTTTATACTTTTCACGTTGCATTGTAAGCATTTCTTTAAGAATAGCATTCTGTTCTTGTAAAAGACCAGTCGTAGATTCGAAGTATCTCTTAGAGTTTTCAGCATGTGCACTTACTACTTCAGTATTGAATTTGTATAAAGCGTCAATACCATTAGACAATCCGCCAAAGCCAGATTGTATACTATTCATAAGTCTAATAGATTGAGTGTATTGCATATTAGCATTGCTCTTAGCAGTTCCTGCAATATATTCAGCAGAATTAGCAACAGCATTGGTTACAGCATATGCATTCTTTTCGGATGCAGAGTTGACTGCTTTGATAACCATTTGATCGCCATCTGTTATTGTAGGAGTTGCATTGGTATCTGTAGTATTATCGAATTCTGACATATCTTCCGTGTCGCCAAAATCACCAAAAGAAGAATCTTCTCTTTTCTTGTTATACAGATTACCAGACTTGATATCTTCCATTGCATTACCAAATGCTAAATCGCTAAGTCTATATACAGTACTACCCTGGATTAGGTCTTTAGCACGTTTTACTGTGGTCTTATAATCTCTAACCGAGTGGAATACTTCTTTATAGAGTTCTTGATTAGACTCAGCAAAACTTGATAATGCTGGCGCTTTCTCTGACATATGCTGTATAGCAGCATACGAAACAGACTTGCCTAAGTTCTTTATATAATCAGCAACAGGATTCATATCCCATTCCTCCTTTCTTTTAACATTTATATCTATGTTTTCACCTACACTTCTTATACGAGACAAACCATAGAGACTACCACATTGTGGTAGTCTCTTATATCTATTTTTCACCATATGCCGATTTGGTATCAGTTAAGAACATTGTAAATTTTGTTCTTGGAATGATTTCTAATATATTATCCCATAATAAAGATATATTAGATAGATTAGGTATTAGTGTAGGAGTGGTACATGTCGTAATATCACCTAAACCTAATTGAGGGTTATTACCATATGCTTTTACAGTACCGTCATCTAGTAATACCATTGAATAATAATACCCACTTGCTATTTGTTTTACATTAGTTAGATTAGGTATTAACGTAGGACTAGTACGATTAACTGCATCACCTAACCCTAATTGTCCGCCAACATTATATCCAAAGGTATATACTGTACCATCGGTTATTAATATCGATGTGTGGTGGGTTCCACCAGATATTTGTTTTGCGTTAGATATACCAGGTATTAAAGTAGGAGTAGATATTGGATTTGTGGTATTGCCTAAACCTAATTCACCGAGACTATTATAACCAAATGCTTTTATTGTACCATCATTTAATAATGCAAACGAATTATAACTACCTCCTGCTATTTGTTTTACGTTACTTAGACTAGGTATTAATTTAGGCATTAAACTATTACCAACATATCCTAATTGACCGGAATCATTCAGCCCAAATGATTTTACTGTACCATCATTTAGTAATGCTAAAGAATGATATATACCACCTGCTATTTGTTTTACATTAGTTAAATTAGGTATTATTGTAGGAGTTTTATATGGTGTTGTAGTATTTCCTAACCCTAATTCACCTTGAGCATTATATCCCCACCCTTTTACAGTTCCATCATTTAATACTGCCAGCGAATGATTATTACATCCTACTATTTGTTTTACATTCGTCAATCCAGGTATTAACGTAGGAGTAGATATCGGGGTTGTGGTATTGCCTAAACCTAATTGACCATCCGTATTATTACCAAATGAATATAATGTACCGTCATTTAGTAAAACTAAAGAATAATCATACCCACATGATGTTTGTTTTACGTTAGTTAAATTAGGTATTAACGTAGGGGTGTCGAGATTTGTGATATTACCTAAACCTAATTGACCGGTAGTGTTATAACCAAATGATTTTACTGTACCATCGTTTAATAAAACTAAAGAATGTAGATTTACACTCATTATACTCACCTCTTATTTCTTTTACACAATATTCATATATTTGATTTAGTATTATAAAGGTGTTGTATATATTCAGCTCCCATATATTAAACAAACAATAGAGACTACCACATTGTGGTAGTCTTATATAATTATTCTTTTTATTTAACCCAAGGTGGGCAAGGAGCATATACTTTTAAGCTTTCATAACCTTGAACGAAAGCTTCACCGCGCCCAAAGATTTTATTGCCATCTGCATCCACACCAATTTGTTTAGGATATGGACGACTGCCAGCTTCAACTTCTTTTAAACTAACTGCAACGTCAGACTTTTCTCTGCCGCCTAATTGAAGCTTGCGACCGCAATGAACATAAGTGTTGATAAATTCTTTTGAAACGTCAACAAGGTTTTCTGCTTCTGCACGTTTGAATTCATATTTTTCCATAAGAGTAGCAGCTTCATTTTGTGGGATTTTTGCTGCGCCTGACATCGCCGAAGCAACCATTGCTCGAACTGCCTTAGAAGGATTGAAAGAATCAGATTTTCCTTCTTTTGAATAAATGCCAACTTCGTATGAAGTGTCATTCATCATTGCCCTCATTACACGAGCCTCATCTTTACGACTACTCGTTACTTGAGTGATTGTGCCTTTAATTTCCTCGATTAGTGCTTTTACTGTTTCCTTTTCCATTTTTACTTCCCCCTATTTTAGTTTATTTGGATATAGTTGATTATAAATAAGTTACATGTATAATAAATTATTATACATGTAATTGTATTGAAACCTAATTAACCGTAAACTTTTGATTGCCTACAGATAAACTATATGCAAACATTTGTATATTTTGACTTAATTCATCTATATCTTTTTCAATTTTCGATAATTTCGTATATACATACTGAACTTGGTCACTGGATACTTCTGTCATAAGACTTTCACACATCGCCAAATACATACGCTCTAAATCTAACTCACTTTCTATACGAAAGCGTTTAAGTGTAAGACCATCAAGCAATGGTGAATTATCTCCAACGATAGGCATGAACTTATCAAGATTGGCAAAGATATCTTGTATATCAAAAGTTTTAGTTCCCACTATACAAAATTCTTGTAATACCACAGTTTTAGATGCGGTGTTAAATTTTTTATTTAGTTCATTAAGATATGTAGTGGCGTCGCTTATCTTAAGAGATGAGCAGGCTGCACTGCAACAATTCTCTGGAAATTTTATATTTGTTGAAGGTTTTTCTTTCATATTAGGATTTACTTCACTAATTGGAACGGATTTAAGTATCTCATCATCTTTTAGCTCACGAGGTTTAATACATTTAGTTTTTTCACTTGACTTTGTTTTGACAAGCGGAGAGCCGAACATATCTTCCAGGTTTGATTTATCTTCTACCAAATCTAGACATGGTACAGGATCGTTTTCAGATACTATTCTTGAGAAATATAGTTCTATATTATTATGAGTTATATGCCAACCAACTGCACTCAATACTAACTCTTTAACAAATTTAATATTTTTAATACCTTTGAATTTTTTGTTATCGGTATTAATGTCTATTTGACACGCTGAATCTAGACAAAGCGCATGTACTGTTTGAGGTACGATGTTAAAGCATAATGCATTATCGTAGAATCCAACATACTTTATGATCATATTTACAGCAATACCGGTATATGGATTATTGAAATATTCAAATATTACTGGAAGATCGTTAATAGAAATTGTAACTTTATCTACTCCTGCCTTATTTAGAATAGCAATAAATTCTTGTAAATTGAAGTCTTTCATATTTACATTATTCGGAACTACACAAAGTTTAATCATTTTTATACACCTCTTATTATATATTCTTTACCCTAGTGTCCGCACTCCAATCAAGTTCTAATTTAATATTGCCTTAGTATAAGATGATTAGCATTTTATTTTCCTCCTATTTTTTTAAGTCTTACCACAGGATATATGAGTTTAATTGGTTTACACCTTTCATGTAATATTTGATCTATTTGTTCTCTACTGCATTTAGATATTGTATCTAGAAAATCTGATTTATTCATACCATATACCTCCAATAATTAGTTACTTATAAGTCTATACTCTTTCAATTATTTATATTTACACCCATCTAAATGGATACAGCAAACACTAGAGTAAATTTGATACAGAAGGTGGTGGATAACAATGTCTGTATACTTAGACGATATAAAACCTCTAAGGCTAACAAAGACAGAGTTTTTTCTTCCTATTAACGAAGAGGATAAGAAAAAGAACAGTGCAATATTCTTACTAACTCCTAATCTAGAAAGTTCTATAAATATGATGAAGCACCCATTGGCGCTCAACCGAAGGTTGTTCGAATCATATTATATAGAGAAGGACATCGCTTTTATTCTTAACGAGTCAAGGCAATTAGTAGTTGGTGAGGATATAATACCAGTGGAATACAACCCACTAAATCCTATGAATTCTATAAAGATGCATCATAAAAAATATCATAAGTCAATTGTAAAACCAGTTGAGATGATAAAGGAAGGACTAGTCCCTAAACTTACATTTTATCACGGGACATCACTAAAATTAAATTCGTTACATCCAACCTCTCCAATGCTTGGTAATAAATTAGAAGATGCTAAATGGGCTACTTATCTATGGAGAGATAAAACAAAAGCTAGATATTTCGCTATTCAAAAAACTTGTAGAAATATATTAAGAAAAGAAGACAAAGATAAAAACTATATGAAACCTGCATATGATATAGCATCTGGTAAATCATTTTTATTAGAAAAGGATTGGGATTGTGTAAAAGATATGGTGGTTGGAAATGTAGCATATGTATACACAACAGAAGTCCCAGCAAATAAGATAGGGTTTGGGCATTGTAGTTCTATTGCAGAGTTTACAACTGATATTGAATTGCCATTATTAAAAACTGAACGTATATATATAACAAGTGCTATATTTGATGAGGCTTTCATTAAAGTAGGAGAATCAGAATTAAAGGATAGAACTGCTAATGTACTAAATACAGCTTCTCGTGGTATATTAAAATATATAATGCACGATCAAGATGAAATATTTAAGAAAGAAATGATTATTAAAAAGAAATTAAAAAATAAAGAAATATCACCTGGAGATAATCTAAATATAATCTTAGATAATCTAGAAGAGCAGGCTATACTTTCAGAAGCTGTAGAGCAGATAGTAGTAGAAGATTATGATAGACCACGAGGAGAATATTCTATTAATGAAGACTTTGTTCATACTAACTATGAGCATGAAGAATATAAGATTTTCTTTGGCGACGCAGTTCAATCTATATTAGAAGACGAAAACCCTAAATCTAAATTGTACTCTTCCGCTATGCGTAAACTTCTCTATTCTGAGAGGATTAAGAACCAAAAAGAGTGTGTTCTTATCCATGATAAAGTAAAAACAGATCTGACATTTATCAAGTATACCTATATCAACTATGCTCTTTATAAACAAAAGAATCTATTTATAGATTGGTCTTACTATACTCAAACCTTCTTTAAGAATAATATTTATAAGATGGATAGAGCGGTTGACCTATACTTTGAGTTTATCACTAGATTCTTGGATGATGCTAGATTAGATGATAACGGGTATGTAAAGAAAACAGTATTTGTTCCAGTACAGGATTGGATAAAAACTGATATTGTTGCGTGGGATTATACCAAAGACATCAACCCTATTTCAGTTATCTATAGACTACTCAAACGTAAATCTACTCTATTAAAAGAAAAATGGGGTGGATATAATTTTGTATTCCTATCAAACAACGCATACTTCAAACTAGACTTCAATGATTTTGATGATAAAGGACTTCCTTTATTCACCATGCTAGTAAGCAAGCTTAGTACTGGTCAAACACAAGATGCTGAGTTTGAAAAGAACGATTCCCCAAAAGCTATTCTCCATAAGATAATAGATAATATTGAAGATGGTGGAATAGAAATAAGCAATCTTACTGGTGGTACCTCTAAACTTTCTCCTGAAGATATCAAAAAGAAACTCGATATGGGAGGATCAGATAATATCGCCGATGATAAGCGCCCTAAAGAAGAAGTAGAAGATGAGAAGAAAGCTAAATTAGTTACTCATATAAAGGATACCGCAGAAAAGTCTACAGATGAAAAGAATGCTATGGAAAATCTAAATTCTGATATAGATAGCGAATGGGTTAAAAATCTCATAACTGACCTACAATCTGAAGATGGACCAAATATGAACATAGCTAGAAAAGCTAGAATAAGTAGTCTTAGATCTGACTTTGCTAATAAAAAATTAAATAATACAAAGATTGAAGATATCATCTATCAAAATAAAAGGATGACTGAATTGGAAACTGATGTGATTCCGATTAAGAATATAAATGAAGAATGGAATGATGTTAAGTTTACTACGTTTAGTAAGAACTACAATCTAGATTCAGATATATATGCTATACTGGCCGATATGGGAACTAAATCAGATCCTATTATGGTTATAGATGTGGATCGTGTTGACACTTCTACTTCAGAAGATTATGTAGAAACTTGGTCTGTAAAATTTGAAGATGCAAACGGTAAAAGATTTACCACAAAACTAGATATTCCTAAGTTTGTAAATAATAGATTTATGAAGCTTAGAGGCAATCTAAAAGTAGTTAGTGGTCAATTGGTACTACTCCCTATTATCAAGACAGATGAGGATACTGCTCAAATAGTATCGTCATATAATAAAATCTTTGTAAGACGGGTAAATCCTAGTGGTGGTTCTAAAACTACACGAAGCGTAAGTAAGTTAATTAAAGCTCTATCTAAATATGAAGGAACTAAAATCAAAGTATTTGAAGGGGATAATAGTTTCGTATGTGAAAAATATGATCTACCTATTGAATACAGAGATTTAGCCGGAATGTATAGCAAGATAGTATTATCAGATGGAAGTTATTATTGCTTTAATATGGATGATATAAAAACACTACCATTGGAATATCCAAAAGAAGATAGTAGTAGAATTCCGTTCTATGTAAATGCAAAGGGTAAAGTGGAAACATGCGCAGATGATCCAGCTAATATAATCCTGGATAGATTGTGTTTTGATGATATAGAATTTGCAAAGATCGTAGAAGGTATAAAGCCAGATAAAAGATTAAGTTATACGACTGCTAGTATTCTTAACACTGATATTCCTATTATAGTTGTTATGGCATATAGTGAAGGCTTACAAACTGCTATGAAAAAAGGTAATGTAACATTCCAATTTACCGATAAACGACCAGACTCGAATACGCCATCTATTAAATTCTCAGATGGGTATATAACCTACGATACCAGTATAAGTAGTTCTCTTTTAATGGCTGGTCTTTTGCAATGTGACACGGCTAGTTATTCTATTAAGGATATCAATAAAAAAGAAATGTGGCTTGATTTCTTAGATAACTTTGGTGGAAGAATAAAAGCAGATGGGATGGATAACTTCTATGATTTGATGATGGACCCAATGACTAAAGAAATATGCGAGTTATATAATCTACCATCAGACTATGTAGAAGCTTTAGGCTATGCTAGTGATCTATTAGTAGATACAAAATTCAATAGGCATGTAGATATAACTGGTAATAGAATAAGAACCAATGAAATAGTTGCTGGGTATGTATATAAAGCATTATCTAAAAGCTATGGCGAATACAAAAATCAGTTAAAGAGAAATAAGAAAGATGCTTCTCTTACTATAAAACAATCTGCGGTTATAGATGCTATTTTAACAGATCCTACGTCAACAGATTTATCTATTTTAAATGCACTGCTTGAAGTGGAATCTGCTAATGCTATGTCGTTTAAAGGCTTATCTGGTATGAACTCAGATAGAAGTTATAGTTTGGATAAAAGAACGTATGATGAATCTATGCTTGGAGTGTTAGCTTCTTCAACAGGATTTGCTGCAAATGTTGGTATTACTAGACAGGCTTCTATAAATAGTAATGTAAAAGGAAATAGGGGATTGATATCTACCCCTAAAACTAAAGATGCAAATACATTAAATATGTTGTGCGCTACAGAGGCTTTAACTCCTTTTGGATCTACACATGACGATCCTATTAGAACAGCAATGGCTTTTGTTCAAACTTCTAAGCATCAAATGCGGGTAAAGAAATCTTCCCCTAATCTTGTAACTATGGGAATGGATGAGGCTTTACCGTATATTACTTCAGATACTTTCTCTCATAAATTCAAAGGTAAAAAGGGTAAGGTAATAGAAGTTACTGATGACTATCTTATATTTGAAGAAACCGGAGATGCTGTTAGGAGTGATGGAGTTACATCTAGAGGATATGTAGATCTGAGAGAAACTGTTATGAAGAACTCAGATGGTGGATTTTATGTAACAGTTAAGCTTGATCCTTGTGTTAAGAAGGGCGATACATTGAAATATAACGATATCCTTGCATATGATAAAACTTCATACTCTAAAGCTATTGGTACAGATAAGACTGAGAAGATAATATCTTATAATATTGGCACTTTGGCTAAACTTGGAATCCTCACAACTGATGAGGCTTATGAAGATAGTGCTATTATTGTAGATTCCTTAGCTGATTCGTTGACTACGACTTATTGTGTTAAAAAAGAAAGAGCTTTATCTAAAGATACAAATGTATATAATGTAGCTAAGAAGGGCGATACTATAGAAGAGGGAGATCCTCTAATCATATTCCAAAATGCGTTTGAAGAGAAAGATGCTAATGCTTTACTCAAATCTATAACAGATGATGATGTGGAAGCTATATCTGACTTAGGACGTATACATGTGAGATCTAAATTAACTGGCTGGGTTCAGGATGTTAAAATCTATCGTACTTGTGAACTAGACGAGTTATCCCCATCATTAAAGAAACTAGTTAGTTTTTATGAAAAACAAATTCAAACTAATAAGAAGCTATTTAAAGATAATAAGATTGAAGGTGCTAACTATTTACTAGAACCGGATTATAAGTTACCTTCCACTGGTAAGCTTAAAGGTGTAGATACTGGAGTTCTAATCGAATTCTATATCAAGTGTGAAGATAAAATGGGTATTGGTGATAAACTTGTATATAGCTCAGCAATCAAGGGTGTAGTAAAAGATATTATACCTATAGGTGAAGAACCATATACAGATTTTCATAAAGATGAACAAGTAGATGCGTTATTAACTACATTATCTATCAATGCTCGTATGGTTGGATCTATAATCTTGAATGGATCTTTAAATAAAGTTCTTGTAGAGTTGGATAGACAATGTAAAGAAAAACTAGGGATTCCGTGGAAAAATTTAAAAGATATGTAAAAAATAAATTAGAGGTATAGCATTATGCTATACCTCTACTACTGGTTTTATAAATATAATTAAACTTGGTATATCGTCATCTTCATAATTGGCGGTGGATAAAACTAATGTAAATGGGTATAATATATTAAATATTTCAATAAACGTTCCAGTATCACTATTTAATATATTATGACGTTTAATAATAAATTCTGTATCAGTGATATCATTGATAAAAAGTACAGTTTCGAATCTAGTAAAATCTTTCTCTATAAAATCTAAATTAAAACTTAGTTCTAATAGAGTTGTATAAAACTTAGCTAATGATATTTTCACATATGGAGTTTTAATTAACGTTTTAGCTTTTTCCATTATAGCTTCTATATAAGATATATCAAAATCTCCATTTATTTCATCTGAGATAGCGTCATAATTTTGTAATATATATGACGTGCTAAAAAGATTTGCTTGAGCTTCTATATCATCATTATAACTAACTTCTTTCAATTTATAATCTATCACTTGATCTATGTGTGCTAACTCATGGGCAATTACTAATATAATTGATACTTCTACACCTCCTCTATATTGTTGCATTATATCAGATATACATATTTCTACTATGCCATTATGTGTATTACCGGCAAAATTAATCATTTTATCACTTTGGAGTATTCGTAAAGAAGTTGTCTTTACGACACTATTGATTTTACCATTTAAATAATTAAATATTTTGTGTGCAAAATCTTCATAATACTTCATATCTTTTTCCATAATATAACCACCTTTATTTTTACTCATCTATATAATATATAATCAAAAAATAAATAGGTATATCATTATGATATACCTCTTTATTTTATTTAATATCTTTTAAATTAGGAACAATATTACCACTACAATCCGGTTTTGGTATAGATATAGATATATTCTTTATGCCCTTTTTTAATTCTGAGAAAGGTATAGGCGTCATATCTATACCTTCAAATATATTTGGAATTTGTTTATCCAATTTTAATATATTATCAAACACTTCAAGATCTTGTTCAGTAACTAGTTCTTCTATACTTAAACAATCACCATCATAATCTCCAGCTAGTTGGGGAAGCGGTTTGAATACTCTCCTATATTTATTTCTTAGATATTTTAATAGTCTTTTTCTTACCTTTTTATTCTTAGAAATATCAACCTTAGCATAGCTATCTAATAAGATATACATATTATTTAAAGTAACATATTTATCCCCGTAAGCTTCCATAACAGTTAATTGAGTTTTAACCAATTTCAATATAATCATCTCCCTCAAATTTAAGAGGTGTAGTATAATACTACACCTCTTATACTTATTCCCATATTAATAAAACAGATATTAATGTAACGTACCCAACTAGTGTACCGAATGAGACTTTGGATATCGCGATCGTATCCTCTCTAGTCCAATTCTTTATTAAGTATCTAACCCCTAAAACCAAGGTTGTCCATATTATAGTTACGAAGTCCCTTATATCATAAAACATTGCTTCTACCAGGATCATAGTAATCCACTCCTATATTAATATTTTAGTTATATTCACTTCTATAATATATAATCAAATAGTTATACTATTGCATTTTGATTATATATTATATAGATGAGCAATAAACAATTGCATCTTATATTGAAGGTGGTAATTATATAATGGAAAAAATCACAATAACTAAGAAAAATATTAATATTGTTGCATCAAAACTAAATTCGTTTTTCACTAAGGCAGATAAGGCTATACTGACGAATGGTACTTCTTGTTTAATAGACGATGGAGTTAAATTTATTATAACAAAAAAGACATTAACTGATGAAATTATATGCCCAAATGATATAGAGTTGAGGGAGAATGATAAATTTATAGGTATACCATTTTGTGTAATTGGTGGTGGTAAATTAAAAATTGAGTTACGTTTTGATACAATACTATATATTGATGATATGGAGTTAATATCTTATAATCAACTAACTGAAGCTATTAAGATAACATTGAGCGTAGAAAGACTTTATATTCCTGAGATAAAAAAGGATGATTCGGAATTGATTGCTGGTCTTAAGCAGGCTATAATTAATAAGGGTATTACGTTGGATGAGTATCGAGAATTATTTGAAAATGTACCTGGTTGTGAAACTATACTAGATCAATTGGATTTGACTATATCTGATTTGTTAAATATTTGTAAAAAATTAAGATTAAGAATTTCTATAGGTAAAAGATAAAGTATGAAGGTAAGCATTGTGCTTACCTTTTTTATTTTTTATAATTAATACAGATATAATAAAGTAAATTTATATTCAGATAATCAATTAAGATTATCTGAATATATCTATTTGAATGCGATTAGACCGTTAGCCCCTAATATAATTATCTATAAATATAGTATCTTTTATATATTACTTCTATTCTTTCTTATTTTTCCTCCCTTCTCCTATATTATTGTTATTGATTTAATAAAAGATTACATTTTAATATATTTCTGAGATATTCCTATATACTAAATATAAAAAAGGCCCCAGTGTATATTTTACACTGGGTCAGAGAGTATATAGTGGGATTACTAATATGTATATATCAGTATTATTTTACACTAATATATATGATTATAAAAGACAAACCAGAGCCCTAGTGTGTTATGTCACACTAGGGATGATATATATATAGTATTTCGGGATAGAAACGCTAAGCTTCCTTCACCCCAAAGTAAGTGATACTTTTGTATCACCTTTATGTAACAAAATATATCCCAAGTAATCAATGATTACTTGGGATATATTTAAAAATGTGTTGACTTGATGCGTGCGAATTCATCTAGCAGTTTATTAGTAGGGCAAACTAATAATACTAAGAGGACTAGTTGCTTGCATAACTAGTTTATCTTTATGTTCATCTAGTTTATTTTTTAATTATTCGATTGAAAACTCCATAGCTTTTCTGATGATCTTATCACCAGAATCGAATAATATTACATAATTTAAATTTTTTGTGTCTTTAAACTCAACTGCCCATAATGGAACAGTAAACCCTTCCATTATGATTCTCTTAAGGTATCGTAAGAAATCATCTTGCTCATCATTTGGTACTAACGTACCATTACACTCTATCTCAGAAATCTTTCCTTCAACTTCATAATCTTCGATGATTTTATTTACGATATCTAATTCATTGCTTACTTCAACTCCTACTTCTTCTGTCTTAGTTTGCTTAATAGCTTCAACCATGCTATCTTCTATAGTATCTGCATTATCATCGCAATATATAGCTTGATAGAAATCCATTGCATTTACTTTAATTTCATTGATATTTGTTTTAGCTTTAAGATCTATTGTTGGTGTATTAAAAGCCTCTTCGATCGCAGACTTTTCCAATTCCATAATATCTTCTAAAGTATCCTCATCTGTAACCTCTTTCATCTCACCATTCGATAATATAACTTGTACTTTACCACGAACTAAATACGTTGCAATCATAAGCTTATCTAAACAAGTCTGATACGTTGCAACATTCTTTCCTTTACTGATACTATTGAGTGTAGAGATGAGATCAATGTTTACCTGAATACCTAACATTTCTGAATAGTTATTTGGTTGTGGTGTTAAAAATACAAATACCATTTTATTCTTCCTCCTCTGGGTATAATTTTGTTAATACTTTAGATACCGCGTAATATGTAGACTTAGTCATAATTTGTTTATAATATTCTTCATTATTTTCAAACCATTGAGCCGCATTAGTTTTAAATTTGTATCCCATTGCAATCCAATCTAGAATCATTTCAGCTATATATACTCGATCCATATTAAGTGGACGCATACCTTGTTTTTCTCGAAGAATCCAGAATTCCGGATGATGTTTATTAGTATTCATATGGTTTAACCATCCAAGATTCATCTCATCTTCTGCTATCTCTAGATCTTCATCTTTAGCTGGGAAGAACTTTTTCCTATACCCGTCAAATTCTTCTAAAGAAAATTTAGATTTATCGTGGATACATACTAACCTAAATAACTCACCCTCTAATGATGGAGTTCCTAGTATCTCCAGTATTCGTGCCCCATATTCATTATACGCTTTCATAACATTTTCAGTATGCTCCAAAATATATTTTACATATTGTTCGTCTTCTTTCATAATATAACCTCCTATATTAGATTATTATATTGTAAACGAGTATATTATTATACACATAATTAAACAAATATAAAATAAGAGAGGTGTTTATAAATGGGTGCAAACGATCATTCTTTAGTTTTACTAAACGATGGCACAGTAAAAGCATTTGGGGATAATATCGAAGGTCAATTAGGTTTAGGTAATACTACTTCACCAATTACTAGTCCTGCACTAATATCTAGTCTAAGTAATGTAAAACAAATAGGCTGTGGCGGTACTTATTCTTTAGTTTTACTAAACGATGGTACTGTAAAAGCATTTGGCTATAATACTAGTGGTCAATTAGGTTTAGGTAACGTAACCACACCAATTACTAGTCCTACGTTAATACCTAGCCTAATTAACGTAAAACTGATAGCATGTGGTGGGGAGTATTCATTAGCATTACTAAGCGATGGTACAGTAAAGGGATTCGGTCAAAATACACATGCCCAATTAGGATTAGGTAATATCGTATCACCAAAGAGCACTCCTACACTAATACCTAATATAAATAACGCTGCATTCTTATGGGATAATACATTATTTTCAATAACAAGATTTGTAATGTTCTTATCCGACGCCAAATCAATATATTCTAGTATATAAATACAAGGCTACAGTAATACTGTAGCCTTGTCTCGTGTATAAATATATTAGATATACGACTATATAGTAATCTAAAGGGGGGGGGGTATATATTATGAGTGGTAAGCTTATTGCGTTTGATGGGCTGGATTGTAGTTTCAAAGAAACTAATTCTAAGATGTATTTAGAATATTTATTACAGAAAGGCGAAAAGGCAGTATTGTATTCTTTTCCAAGATATAATATGGAGCAATCGGTTTTTGTGAGAGAATATTTAGCTGGTGCTTATGGTAAAAAGAATGAACTCGATACTACGGTAATATCCATGTTTTATATGATGGATATGTTTGATTGTGCACAAAAGGAAATCATACCAAAACTAAAAGAAGGATATACTGTTGTTCTTGATAGATATTGGTACTGTAATCTATTTTATCGTTTAGGTTTAGGTGGAGCTTATAGTGCAATAGTAAGCCATAATATCATATCACAAATTGAAAATCTTGCAAGAAAACTAGATCTACCGAAGGCTGATATTGTAGTAAAACTCAAATCAGATCCCGACGTTATGCTTGATTTCATTCACAAAAAGAATTCCAAGGCAGATCAGCACGAGTCAGATGATAAATATTTATTAACTGTGGCTAAAGTGTTTGATGTAATAGATCTTAGTAAATATGTGACAGATCGGGTTGTGGATGTTTATACTACTAAAGATAAACAAATCCGCAATAAAGAAGATATCTTTAATGATATACTTGCTGGTATTAATCATGAATAAAGATGGGAAAAAGGTAATCGCTATACTTACAGACAGAAGCTTTTATGCACATAATATAGAAGTTCCTATCAATCATATATCCGATATACTTAAGGCTAATCATAAGGATACTATTTTTGTATATGGTATGAATAGCCGAGTTGATGATAGTGTAGAGAGATTTTGTGCTACATATAGAGTTCCGAAAGAGAATATGATTAAGTTCGAGTACAGTACGGACAATCCAACTATTGTATCAAAACAATTTGCTAATGTGATTACCTACAGTCCAGATAAGGTATATATTTTCAGAGATAATCCAAGTAGTGCCGATACTAATACTCTTATAAATAAATGCAAGCAGTATAATATACCAGTCGTTACTATAAATAGCCAGAACGAAGAGTGTATTATTGACAAACCGTTTGCTCATGATAATAAAATATATTATAAAAATAAAGGAGGATTTTAAATGAACTTTTTTTCAAAATTAATAGGTCTATTTAAAAAAGATAAAGCATTTGATAAGAAAGCAAAATTAATAGTAGACGAGTATGGAGATCTAAGCGTTAGTCTTATATCTTTTAGCGATGCATCGTATATGTCAAGCTTTGCTGCAAAAATGTGTGTCGGGGCTCCAGTAGAAGAGGATTATGATAAACGGTTAGGTCATATCTCTCGTGTAATTTCTAGAGGGCACGAATCTACTATTGCACATTCTAATATTATAATGCTTGTATTACTCGATAGTGCATTTAATTCTAAATTCATCGAGATAGCTCCAGCATTAAAATTTGCAGAGTATGTCACATCTGAGCAAGAAGATGGGTCTAATGCGATCTTAATTGGCGGTAGTGTTAGAGCATATAAATATTTTTTCCGTGAAGTAAAAGATTTGAGCAACCCTATTTGTAATGCAATTAAAGAAACGTTATATCAATCAGCTGAATCTGCTTTCTTTGAAGATTTTATTGCAGATGGGTTAATGGATAAAGCTAAGTTTCAGTTCTATCCAATTGCTAATACAAATGTTGTAAGCGAAGAAGTAGCTGATGCAGATGGGGAAAAATATATGCAAGATTATTGTGAAGCCACTGTCAAAGCTCAGAATATTTTAAAGGGTAAAGTATGTGATATTGCATATGCTGATGATGTATTAGGTATTTTGGATAAAGTTGAAGGATATGGTTTTACCCTTCGCGATATATTAAAACTCACAACTTGTACTGTTATTTTCCACGATATTTCTAGGATTATCTCTCAGCAACTTACTCGCCATCTTGCTGGTATTGCGCAAGAATCTCAACGATATGTAGATTACAGTACTGCTAAATTTATAGATCCTACTCAATTTAATAAAAAATATGATATGACTAAAAATTATAAAATTGAGATTGGTCTTAATAAATATGAAATGTCTTCTACTGAACTTGGTAAAATGCTTCTTTTAATATATCCTCAACTTGTCGCGCAGGGTATGCTTAAACAGGATGCTAGAGGATTCTTGGTGCAGAATGGAGAAACTAAACTTGTTATGACATTTACACTTTCTAACTTAATTCATTTTATCAAGGAAAGAAAACCTAATGTTGCACAGCCAGAGGCACAATATATCACAAATGATATGATCGAAGGGTTATACAAGTATGAAGCAACAACGTATCTATTTAGCAGTATTGGTGTTGATGGGCTAATCAATATTTGTGAAACTCCAGTATATAAAGCTAAAGAAGGAGAAGATTTAGCAGCGATAGAAAATTCTATTGACGAGATTATATCTGAGGAGGAAATATAATGACACCAGAGACTAGAACTAATTTAGAAACTGCACATAATAATCTAATCCCATCAAAGAGAAGAGTTTTACGACTCAAAGATGGAACTGAAAAATCTTTCATTGATCTTAAACCGAACGATATATTTCAAGTTATCGAGCCAGACGGTGTAGTTGATTCGTACGTAAGCGATGGAAAAACAGTAAGTTGGAACAAATGTGTAGATGAACCGTACCTCAATGCCGAAAGTGTTGTAACTGTAAAAGTAGAGCCTGTAATTTAAAATATATACACATCTCTACACTATATTGAACTAGAAAAGATCTACCTAAATAAAGGAGGAGATATAAAATGAACAATTTTAAACAATTTACTACATTTGAAGATGGTATAACAGAACTATGTAAACTAGTACCTGATGTCACAAAATACACTAAGTACACAAAAACTGAACAAGAGGTATCTAGTAAGTTAATGGAGTGCATTAAAGATAACTATCCTACTGTCTATAGTCCAGAATATCCTGCAACTTATTCGCTAAGTATAAGTGCTCGTGAGGTTGGATTTAAAACACGCAGTTTCTTTGCATTCGGTTGGAAAATTCTAATATCCCCTAAAGATAATACAGTTACATATGGTTTCCGTATTTCTTTTAGCGACTTTAAAAATATCTTTAATAATAAAACAGAAGAGCTTTTGGCAACCAATGGTTGGGCATCAATACCAACTATTAAAAGAGATATTAAAAAACCCGTTGCCACTAAAGTATGATGATATAATGCACTAGAGCAATTGCTCTAGTGCATTCTCTTGTTTACATACACTTAAAGGTGGTGATATTATATGGCAAGGAATCCTAATAATGTAATTAAAGTTGATTATAATGCTCTAAAATCAGAGGTAGTTAAAATTGAAAGCCTTCCAGAATTTGATATACCGGATTATGATTTAGCCAATCATAAAGAGTTTCCTAAATATATCTCGGCAATAGAAAAGATATGTAGAGGATCATTTGAGTATAAACAGTATGTAGGGTTTTTAAGAGATTATGTTGATATGAATAAATGTAGTTTTTATAAAAACGTTACTAATATGGACTCGTTTAAAATTAAGATCCACATACACCACGAACCCATAACACTATATGATATTGTGCTTGCAGTGTATAATAAACGATGCGCTTTCAGAGAATCCATTTCAGATGAAATGGTCGCTAAAGAAGTAATGTATAATCACTACAAGATGAATATAGGACTAATTCCATTATCTGAGACTGTTCATGAATTGGTTCATAATCAATATCTGTTCGTACCAACTACTGCAGTATTTGGGGTGTATAAAACATTTGTTGATATTTATAAAGATTTCATAGAAGAGGAAACTTTGGATAATCTAAGAAAAGCAGAAGAGGCTAGCACTCACTACAATTATACACAAGCTGAATCTTTACTAAACACTAATATGATATTCATTGACCCCTCAGGAGCATACAAATTACCCAAGTATGAAGATGTCATTTCTAGTATGAAAGCTAGAGTTGAAGAGTTAAAACTGCCAGCTAGCGCTCGATCGTAATACTATGATATCTTACTTATATATTATAAAGATGAGAATAATAAAAAGTGAGGTAATATAATATGACTAATGTTAAATATTTACTACTAAACGTGTCAAGACCTAAAGTTAGATTACCTAAGGTTTATCCTAGGATAATCAAATTCGCTATCAATTTTTATCAGAAATATTTCTTTCTATCTATATAAAGATAAGGCGGGTCTTCCCGCTTTATTTTTTGTTTGTGTGGAACATAATAGTAAAATTCTCTCTAACACAGGTGAATTAAATGTGGAGGTGTAGGTATGTCCTTATTCAAAAATAGTACACAACTTATTATTGAAATGACTAAAGGTGAAGGTGGAATTACTGATGATGATCTAGATATCAAACTTAATTCCATTAGTTTTGATGATGTATTGGCTGACATGCAGTCTATCCAAATGGGTGAACTTGGATATAAAGTTGAAATGGTTACTGTCCGTGAATGCAAACGTCTTGGCTATGATTTAGTAGAAATGGATGAACTTGCAAAATACATGGTAAGTAATAACATTCGCGACTTTAAAGAAGCGATTGAAAATGTTGCTGAATCGTGTGCTCGCGATTCTAAGAAATTTGCTATTGTTATTGATGAAGCTTCAATTAGAAATTCGATATATGAGGCAGAATGTAGTTCAAAATGCGCCGATGAAGTTTTCAAAAAGGCTAAAGTTAACAATGTTGCTGATACTAAGAAAGTATTAGATATCCTTTATGATAAAGGCTTAAATGTCGTCAAAAGGGGATAATATTACAATTAAATATATCGGATAGCCTTATTCGGCTATCCGATATATTGTGTCTTAATATTACTCCTAAATATATATTATATAGGTGATAAACTAATAAGGAGTGGATAAAATGAACTTAGAAAATCATGATAATATAAATACAATTTTAAAATATTTATTACAATGTCTAGCTATGGTAGATAAGGCATATATAGTTAGAAGCAATTTCATATCTAGTATACATACAGCAGATACTCTAGCTATAAAATTATTTGCGTTAAAACACAATCTATTAACCGATGAAGATTTTAAAGAATGGATTGACGAGGCATTATGCTATATGCATGATATTAAAAAAGATATACGAGCTAGAATAAGCAGAATGCCACAAAAAGAACTAATGATATTAATGAACGACGAATCCGCAACATTCAAATTTATAGAGAAATACCTAACTAAAGAGGAGGAATTAAAAAATGATCGCTTTTTTCAATGCAGTTAATACCTATACAGACGCATCAATAGTAAAAGATATTGATGGGAATTTCATATCATGCGCTGGGTTTGTAACCACGTTTCATGGTGAGATAATAGACAAAGGGACTAAAATAGTATACCAAACTACAAATAACTATGGAGAGATAATGGCTATATATTTGGGTATTCAAAGCTTATTATCTTTTAAAGAATATGATGCATTTCTCAATCTGTTTTCTGATTCTAAAATATCAGTATTCGGATTAAAGGAATGGATTTATGGTTGGTTAAGAAATATGGATAGCAGAACAAAAATGCTAATCAATTCTAGTGGGACCAACGTAGCCAATCAGGACATATTTTGTAACATTATAAATTTCATTGTACAAAATAATACACATCTATCTATTTATCATCAGCGGGGTCATCAGAATCCAGCTAATGTAACTCATATGGAAGTGGTAAGAAAATCATTTTTGGAAAATAATAATATTGAAATTACTGATGATATAATCCGAGAAATTTGCTATTATAATGACGTAGTTGATAATATGACTAGGGATGCATTGGTGCGTACAGTTGCAAAGGACGGGTTCAATCCACAGACTTGTAGAAAGCCTAAGATTGTAGCTACCAGAGTATTGAATTGGGATATGATGAAACAATATAAAACATTAATCGAAGGGAAGGGTTAAATATGGAAACTGTTAACGAAGCTACTGTAGTTACTACAGGGGGAAGATTTTATACAGATAAAATGAATTCGTGTTATGATGAATTTTTAAGGCTCAAACCAGATTTTAATGTTCTTGGTGAGGTATTCTTTGCACTACTACACGATGCAACAATATCGCTTATTAAATCTGCAGCTAAGAGCTGTGACAATGCAACGCTAAATGATAATACTGAGAGTATAGTTAATTTGACAGATAAGTATGCTAGATTATATTTTGCGCTACAACGAGAAGAGACAGCTTTACTAATGCTTAGGTCAGCGTTGTATGACATAATTCGTGGATATGATTATACAAATAACAAGTACGATGCATTAGCATTAAATTTATATGAACGTATTCGAAAGTTAATAACAGTTTAGAATATATATTATATAGATGAGCATGGATAAATTGTATTAAGAGAGAGAAAGGGAGATTAATATGGCTTGCAATAATTTAGAGCATAATTACAATTGTAATTGTGATAAAGATGGAAAAGTTATACTTATCGAGATATCAGATGATATCATTACTGGATACAACGGATTAATCGCTGCTATTCCAGACACAGATTCACTTCTAGCGGAATTTAATGGATATATCCAACAGTATGGTGGATTGGATAAGGTGTGCGAAATATTTCCTTATATCGATCTTGATCTTAACCGTTATGGTATATTCGTTCCTAAGAACATGAATCCATTTTCTAAGTTTTCTAATATGTATCATATTATGAAAGCTAGAAGACGAGACGAAGCTAAAGATTATGCCGCAATGGAGGCAAATAGGGTAACTAAAAATGAAAACGGCTCAGTATTTGGTAGTGGCTTTTCTGGACTTCCTATGATGCCACCTGAACAGCCAATGATGGGTGCCTATGTTCCAGCGAATGAATACGATCAATCTATGCAAATGGGATACAATCAACCTATGATGCAACAATCATCTATACCTGGATTCGTTCCAGCTAATGGGTATGCGCAAAATATGCAACAACCACAGCATATTAATATGGGTGGATATGTATCTGTCAATGGTCAATGCCAAATCAATTCTATGGATAGTTATACTTCATCTGCTCAGAACTATACAAATACAAGTCGAGAAGCTGAACAGTTTGCACTAGCTGCCGCTCAAGTGTTTGTTAGTAGAGAAGAAGAAAATCCAGCAGACAAAGAGCCAACTATAAGTTTTGGTTCTAATAAGTTTGTAGAAAATGAAAAGGAAACTGGCTATAGTTTCAATTGCAATAAAATAGGCGATATGGAGCCCGAAGGTGGTTTATTAAATTTTAACCCAGAATGGCATCCTAATGATCCTAGAAATTATGCACAAACCCAACCACAACAAATGGTAGGCGGTGCATTCGGTATGCCATTCGTTCCACAGACTAACTACTATCAAACTCCTGGATTTGTAAACGAGAACCGATCGGATAAGGAGACGTTCTTTTCGGTTGGTAAATTGGCTCAAGATAGGATGTTGCAACAGCCTAATCTTGATACAAATATTCCTTATATGAATGCACAAAATAAGAACTGGAAACCTAATCATCCAATTCTTAAAAATGCAGAATTTCCAGAGGGGATTGATGAATCCCACCCAGAGTTTGAAAGAGTTAGAAACCAGATGAAGTTCGAATGCTTCGGGCCAGAAGCTGAAATGGCTAGAGCATATACTCCAAGCATAGACCCTTCTATATTAAATAGAAATATTATCGACACTGGAGATCCAACTATGTTAGCTCCAGAAATGGATGAGGCTGAAGTTGAACATAGGTTATTGGATGAACAATTTGGTGAACGCAGAAGAATGAAAATATCGCAAGTTAATCAGGCAGAAAGCGATTTCGTTGCAATGATGCACCAACAACAACCACCTACAACAATGCCGCAGAATCTTGGAGGGAATCCATATTTTGCAAATAATCCTTGGCTACAAAATCATCAAGCCCAAATGGCTCGTATGAGCAATATGGGCATGGCAAATAGTGGTGGATATTATGGAGCAGTCCCAGGTATGAACATGATGCCTCCTGCTATTGGCATGATGCCTAACATGGGGATGATTCCTGGAGCGAACGCTCAGTATTTTCAGACAGATAATGAATGGATGCTTCCAACTGAAGAAGAAATAAAAACTGGAAAGGTGGCAATAGCTACAGTTGTCAGGGATGGTAAAATATCTGAGGACATCGTAGAGCCTGTAAGAAAAAGAGAAGAGGAGGATATTAAAGTCGCAATAGTGCGAAAACACACTGATGAAAATGGAGTTGAATATGACGAATTTCTATATGGAGATAGGGAGGCTGCTAACGAAAACCCAAATAAAGATTCATTAACCTACAAAGAAGCTGCTACAATTGCAAAGAGAAGTGAATTGGAGGAGGATACGTACGTACTTGCTAAAGAATTAGCTAGGTATAATACGTTATTATCTGATAGCTTAATATGGTATCAGAAGAATGTAGGTATGGACGAATTTATGGAAATAAGACGGGAGGCACAAAAACAGCTAATCCGATATAGGAATGAGGATAAATTATCAAATATTAAATCTACTGTATTTATTGCAGGAGATAAAACAGTGGTACGACCACCAAAACCTACAAATATGGAGGAGTTGGAAAAGATAGCTCGTAAAGAGTTATCTGGTCATCAAACCCAAAAGGATAAGGAGGATAGTATTGTTGATAGATATCGCAATGTAAACTCTGCTCTTAATACACAAAAGAGAGCAATTCTTAACGGAACCTCTGTTACTGAAATCATCACTAAACTTCAGGCGCTAACCGACATGCGGATAAATTGTGGTGATGCTGAAATTGAAATGAACGAAAGGATCGATCAGCGTATTAAATGCCTACCTCCAATTAAGATAGAAGAACGGGAAAATTATCTTATTTGGAAACGATTGATGAAGAGTGCTAAAGCATATACTGGTAGGGATATTAGTAATTTTGATGAGCAGTTTGATGAATGGTGGAACAAACCTAGGATAGTTACACCTGCACAAAAGAAAGAACAGTTTGAGAAGTATAGAACTCGTATGACTGAGCTATCTATTGAGCATCTTAACCGAATAGTATCAAACTCTCCAACTCCTGAACAGAGAGAAAAGACTTATATCGATGCGGTACTAAAATCATGGCGTGACTATGATAAAGGCTACATCACTCAAGATATGGGTTTGTATGAGCACTTTGATAAACTTGGTTTCTTGTTAACTCGAAATATTGAAGTCCAGATCGAAAGGGATTCCAATAAAGCGAGTAAATTGTATGATCCTTCCTCATATTTAGCTGAAGTCAGAAAGCATTCAGCTATAAGAAATATGCAAGAGGGTAAAGGTTATATTCCTACAATGGATCTCATGGATCAAAAAGTATATAACCGCAAAAGACAAGATTTCATTAATCAAATATTCAAAAAAGCTAATAGGGGGACGATAACCTAATGGCTAGAATAGATATTCTAAAAGAGATATACTGCAAGAAAAGGCTTATCAAGGATTTTGACTTTGATAAGCTTTTTCATTATCCTATATCATATTATCTAAATGCAAATGATATAATTAGATTACGCTACCTTGCAACCTCGGCTAAATGGTCGTCTAAACAAAAGAAAGATAAAATTGCAGAGATTAATAGCGTAATGAACCCAAGAGGGTTTAAATGGTTTGCCACAGGAACTAATAGAATCATTTACAAGAATGAATACGACCAGTCATTCTTAATAAAAGTTGCATTTGATAGTGTTGGTATGAAAGACAATCCAGACGAATTCTACAATCAAGGATTTGTAAAGCCATTTGTTGCAAAGACGTTTGATGTGTCTCCATGTGGGACAGTCAGTTTAGTCGAAAGAGTAAATCCAATTGCTAATAGGTTTGAATTTGAAGATATTGCAGGAGAGATCTTTGATATACTTCATAACTTCTTTGTCGGTAAATATATTTTAGAAGATATAGGAACTGACTTCTTTAAGAATTGGGGAATCAGGGACGGGTTTGGCCCCGTCCTATTAGATTTCCCATATCTATATGAAACAGATGGGGATAAGCTGCAATGTATAGCTATATACCCGAATGGGCAACATTGCGATGGTATAATTGATTATGATAATGGCTTAAACACACTAGTATGTGAGAAGTGTAATAAACGCTACTCGGCTAGAAGTTTAGGTAAAGTTAATCATATAAAGTCTATTAAAAATAAAATTATTGAGGAGGATTCTAATATGGAAAGCGAAATTTTAGTATCTGTTGTTAAAAATGGTAAGGAATACAAGTTGTACAGTGAATCTGATTGTATAGCACCCAATGCGTATAAGCAAAGAAAGCGTATCGTTGGTGAGGATAATCTCACTGCATGTGTAATCGGTGGGTATATTAAGAAAGCAGAACCAACTAAGACTGACAACTCTCATATTAGCGATATTGTTAAGAAGCAATTGAAAGAATTTCAAATTCAGACTGATACTGTTGTAAGCGTGACAGTTCAAAGCCCTGATGTGATCGAACAGACTGAGTTTGTTGAAGTGCCACCAAAGCATTTCAAGAGTCCAGACAAAAATTCTGAACTTGAATTTCAAGACGAATCAATCGAAAAAGATTTCGCGGATGAAGCTAAAAAGGAACAGCAAGAGCTGGAAGATAATGAAGCTAAAGCAGTTCCAGTAGTAAACGCTAAAGAAAGAGCGCTTATGAATAGATTCATGACAACTCAAATGAAAAAATTTCAGTTTGGTGATTATACAGAACCATCTCAAACTCAACGTACTGATATGATCGATTATTTGATAGTAGCTGTAACTGCAAAATATACACTCGATCCTGAAATTGCAGTTATGGCTGTATCTGAATTTGTCGATACCCAGTATCATTTTGAAGCTGAGAAGACTGATATTGCTAAAGCTGAAGATTTGGCTAAAAAATACTATGGCGATAAATCATATGAATGTGAAGACTCAATAGAACCTATGGCTAAACGTAGTATTTCTAAAGAATTCTAAAAGGGGGTTGAGCTAAATGAATGGTAAGTTATATATCAGTAGCGACTTTGGCGATGTACGTAATGTTATCGCCAATGGCACTACTGTAGTAGCTCTTGTTGATGATGCTGAAAAGTACCGTTACATAAATTGCGTTATTATGGGCAACTTACTGCCGCCATATGAATCACTGAGTGCGGAAATAGATGGCGATACTCAAACATCTGCAGCCATCTATTATTCATATTTGATGTCTAAGATAAACGTTATCGCCAATATCTTAGCAGCATTGAATATGGGTAAGAATATATTACTATTCGTTCCAGAAGAGGAATCTATGAACTTTGGGTTTGTAAATGTGCTTATTAGCTTCTTCTTAAACGTGTTCGGTATTAAGATCCAATGTAGGTTTAATGATTATTATGAAATTAGCAACGAACCTATATTTGTTGCTAGAAGAGCAGATGCATTGTTTGTAAATGAGCTAATACAATTTGACGTTTATTGCGCTATGATGCCACAAGGTGTTCTGCCATCTGAAGAAGCATGTGGTAGAATGATGAGATCAATAAATTATAATTTCTCCACTATGGGAGAGTGTGTAAATTATTGTAATCAATACATTGAGTCAGTACGACAGCAAAAAGCTGGAGTGTTCACTCCTGTATTTAGAGTGACATCATGATTGTATTTGGTAATAACAATATCGTTCCCTATCTTTTGATAGATAGGGAACGATACTTTGTACTTAATTTTTTTAATCCAACAAATCTAGGAGATAGATTAAATACTCTATGGGCACCTCCTATAATATTTCAAACATGTCCATTAGATTCTGCTGAGTTTGATATGGCGTACGCTAATTATATATTAACTAACGATGATGCATTTATAGATTTCATGGAAATCATGATGTGTATGTATTATAATGAGGATGTGTTTATCTTAACAGATTTAGACTCCCCTCCAGTTGTATCTATGTGCGAGTCAATCCTTAAGTTAATTCAACAGCGATACGGATACAACTGTTATATAGCAAACGAACCGGAAGATATATTTAGTATGCCAATGTCAGAAATATCCGAAATGGGCTCTCAAGTGTTCATTCAGGATAAAGAAAGATATGCATACCTAACCGTAGATGCAAAGGAACTGATGAAAAATATAGAAACAGTTGGTGGTGAAAGTGACAAGTGCGTATGAGGTAGATAAATATACCATGCCTGTCAATTATATCATATCTGAATATATACGAGAGTATGATATAAGCAAAGCCAATATAAATATTTTATTGTATAAGGGGCTGATATCTCAGCCCCAATATAATTATTTATACTCATTACCTGGAGAGCAAAGAAAGATCAAAGTTGGGCTAATGCAACGAGACAGCCCTGTAATAAATAAAGGATTAAGCTCAGGGTTTGGTGAAGCAAGGAAGATGTTCTATGAAGCTAATAATATTCAGGAACATGAAATCCTTGCGGTTAAGAAGGACGCTATCTTTCTAATGAATAAGATACCGTCCGTTACCAAGTTTGGCAATATAGAATTTGTCGAAAAGAACCTTTATACATCCTTTTATCAATTGGCTGGATTAGAATTGTACTACTACTATAACTCTAATACAAACCAAGAGAAACTTGATATAAAGGGCATGAGTGATGATGTCATAGCGTTACACAAACCGTATATGATTGATTTGCTCATGTATATATTTGGAACTGCCCAAGAAAGTCCGTCACGAGATGTGGTGGGTCTCGTATCCAATATACGTGATCGTTACATAAGTGGTGAACTTGGAGTTAACTATTTTAGAGAATTTAATAATAGATCCTTATTTAGAACGAAGATAGATATCATGGGGGAGAGAATGTATCTCACTTGTTTGGACCGAAACGTCCAAGTAAAAGATATAGACCCTGCACATAATTACTCTCTGCTCCAAGAAGTGTATCGGATTTTTGTTGGGCAGTATCTAAAAACAGCACAGAATAAAAGGTAAGCTTAATCGCTTACCTTTTATTTTTTTAGTTATATATTATATAAATGAGCAATAAAACAATTGCATCTTAAGGAGGAATTTATTATGAGAAACAGTGTAATGGATGATATGCTTGATTGTACGGTAGATAAGAATATAATTGCGTCGCATCAATTTTGTATACGTAATGATCTAGAAGGATTGAAACGTTTGGAAAAAGAACTAGATATAAGTGAGTTGCTTTATAAAACTAGTTCTTATTTCGCAGCACATTCATATTCAGAAACTCCTATGAATATAGCAGCCAGTAATGGATATATCGAATTGTTCGATTATTTATTTAACAACTATGGACAGAAAACAGGTAGGCTTTATAAGATGGATATAAGGTGTGCTGTAGAGAGTGCATGTATGTTAGGGCAATTGGAAATATTGAAATACATTACCAGTCAAGGAATAAGTTTATGGAAATACTGTCTAGTGTATGCTATAAGAGATTGTCATTTAGAAATAGTTAAATATTTAATAGAAGAGTGTGGATTAAATGTTAATGAAACTTTATCATACCGTGACACTCCGGTGAAAACTAATTTAATAACTTTTACATTAGCAAATAAACAATTGAATCCTATACCTGAAGATAAAGCGTTGGAAGTTATTAAATATTTAATAGAAACACAAAATGCAGATCCAACAGCCAGTGATAATTTTCTACTAAAGGCTGCGAAAGAATTAGGTTTTAAAAGTATTATATCCTATCTAGAATCTAAATAGGTATTAAAGGTAAGCTCAAATGAGCTTACCTTATATTTTTTATAATATATTAGTTGATTCGCTTTCTTTTTTCCTTTTGGCAGACAAGAGTTCTAGATTATTAGACTCTTCCATTCTATTATTATGAATAGAATAGTTCATTACAACCATATATATCTTCTCGGTTAATACACTTTCAACTAACTCTTCATTGTAATATGATCGCATTTTATATAGTGTAACTTTAGACATTCTGGTTAGTACACTTTCTATGAGAATAGATATTATTTTTTTCTCGTCTTCTTCACTAATGTACTCTTTATCCTTCCATCCACTGTTTAATGCAATATATTCATTAAAACATTCAGTTATTATAAGATCGATTATAGCTGGTGTTGTTGGATCGAATAGACTTTGTTCACATATGGTTTTTGTTATTTCCGTTCTACGATTAAGAATAATCATCCCATATAATACCGAACACCAAAAGAATGATTGATTGGGGTCCTCCCAAATAATTGCACTAAGTAGTGCAACCGCTAATACATAAAATCCTGGTTTTGTCAACATTTGTGATAATTTCATTTTACTATAAGAAACGTTCATTATATTCACTCCAATTCAAAATATTATCCCTAATACTTAGTAGTTGCAGTGTATTTAGTTCATTAGTTTCACTGGATGCAGATTCTTTTTTTAGCATAAATAATATCTTCATAGCAATATCTCTAGTAATGCCAGTTCTGTATTTAGATAAGAATGTATACCAATCGCCGAATCCCATAAATGTAGGAACATAGAAATTTGGATCGTTATGATGCATTTGGTGGCATGTTTTACATAGCATTACTGTACATATATCATGCTTGGTATGTTCTATCTTAAGAACTTCTACTAAATCAAACGTAGTAATAGCACCATACGTATTTAAAACATGCTCGGTTATAATTAGAGCAATATCAAATATAGTTAAAATATGATGATGCATTTCAATAGTTGCCATTTCTTCATCTTCACTTGAGTGAATATTAGAGTGGAAATGACAACGATTCAACCCCATATCCATAAGATGACTTTTATAATGCTTATAAGTTTTTCCTTGTCTAAATCGTTTAATTGCATTGTCTAAGAAACTTTTATAAGTTTCTACGTCTAATAGGGTTTCCCTTGTTTGTGCAAATGGAACTTCAAAGGGAGAATTTGGTGACATTAATGTGGGATTTTCTTCATTATATATAAAAATATCTGGATAATTTGTTTGTTGCATCGTTTGTGGTAACATTTTCATTCCTCCTAGTTTTTAAAATACTTTCACATCTGTTAATGCCATCTTCCAGCATTATAGAAAAGTATTTTTGATCGCCAAAAAATTTATACTTCTCTTCAAAGTTTCTTCTGCTACCTAGATGATCTATCGAGTCTAGGAAGCATCCTATAAAAAATGATGCATTTATTGAGTAGGTTATTATTGATAATAATACACAAATATGTGGTTCTTTATTACGATCAAATTCATCTAAATGAATTTTATCGCGAACTTTCTTTCCCTCATCCCTACCACTCAATATTCTTTCTTGTGGTAGTAATATAGTCATAGGCATAATCATACCCCCTCCTTAATACTATGTTTTAGGATACAATTAAATGTGAGTTACATAGTAATAATACAATTGGGCATAGGGAGATGTTTAAATTGGAAATTAAAAAAATATATACAGAGAACCCGTTTGTTGATTCTCTGCTATACTGTGTTAAATTGCTAGCTTTTGGTTCGATAGTTAAATTCGCAGAAATTGCGGATAACGACGAAACCGAAAACAGTATTAAACAATCTGACTTATATATAGCCTCTATAGAAAATAGAGGTATATTTGATTTGTTTAATTATACTACAAATATACTAAATAAAAGTTCACTCCCTAAAGAGAATATGTCAGATTATTTAAAAGATAAATATCTGATACCCGAGGCTTATAGGGACGAGGTCACTGCACTTGCTATGGCGGATTGCATCGCGAATTATAATGAAGAAAATGAATACTATAGAACGCTTTGTGGTCTACCACCAAATGGGGAGTATGGTATTCCTTTAAAAAGCTATGAATATCTTATACCAGATGGTAACGCAAGCACCGCTACATATGTGCACGAACTCGGCACTGATGGTGCAAAAATGCTTGAGTTGTATGGTATACTAGATATAATAAAAGCAGACTATCCTGATGATGCGTATTTAAATTATCTAACTTATGGTATTACGATATATAAGGCTAGAAAGGCAATGGACTATCAAATTTTATACATGCCAACCACATCTATTTTAGAAATAGATGATAAATTTATGTCTAAATATGAACTCAATCGTGCATTTACAATAAGATCTATTTATTCAGATGCTTTTAAAACAAAATCTGATTATTATAATAATTTTATTGGTTTGCTCATAATGATAATGACAATGACTGATATGCTTACCGAGGTACAAGAGCATATAATCAAGAAAGATATATTAGATTCTAGATGTATTGAGTATATCTTTTCTATGTATGGACTACCATATTATCACTCTATTCCATTGAAATATCAAACTAATATGTGCAAAAATATTAATGCTTTAGTTAAGTATAAATCTTGCGAGCAGGGTATGCTTAATCTTATAACTTTATTTGGAATGGATAATATTGAAGTTTTTAAATATTTCATACTCAGAGATAGAAAGACTGATAACTGGGGAGAATTTATTTATAATACAACAATAGATATCACATCTAAAGAAAATGATATAATAATACATGAGCAGGTAACTAAACCCATCAGTGATGACACCGTGCCATTTCTATTCAACTATTTTCTTCAGAAAGGGAATGTAATGTTTGTATGGTTAGATGGATATAAACTAAAAGATACTATTGATTATGAGGTATATAATTACGATAAGATTGCATTTAAGAATGGGGTAACTTCTGGTAAAAATAATATAACGTACGATTTCTACTATGATAAAAATACAGTTAATTCTGAATTTAAACCAGATGCAGAGAATGGTATTACTATGATTACAGATACCTTTACAAATGCGACAGATATTAACACGTTTGCTTTTACTCCACCATACCCAGAATATTTCATTGATAAAAACTGTATGATAGTATCTATGGGTGGGGTATTCATTGATAGTAGTGCTTATGTATTGGATCTCAGTGTCAATACAATTACCATCAATGGGGAATATAACACTAAAGGCAAACAGCTAACATTTATCTATCTATATGGTAAGAAATTAACTACTATATTTAAATGCTATAAAGTTCCAACTACAGTAAATGGTCAGGCTAGATTTACTGTACCGGAACCTTTTACAAATTATATAGATAATGGAAATGATTTCTTTGTAACTATAGGGTCTACATATATAGATCCTAGACGATACACTACCGAAGATGGGCAAATTGTATTTAGCGATTTATCGCTAGATATAGGTAGAGATGTATCATTTAATTTTGTATATTCTGCAGCAGCTATCTATGCAAATGTGGATATAACACAAACTATTAAAACAATCACTGCAACCAAATACTATCAATATGAGTTTACCGTAGATTTTCCAATAGATGATTATTTAAAATTTGGATATAAGATCTATATTAAACTTAGAGGGTGGTATTTATCCGATGATTATTATGACGTATATTCAAATAAACTTGTATTCAGAGATAGGGCTATTGCATTGCAACCTGGTGAAACAATAGAGCTATGTTTTGTATATGGGCCAACAGCTAGAAATATAATAGTTTATAAAGACCATATGGTTGCTGAAACTGCATATCAAGATACATTTGATATTGCATATCCTTTAAGTAACTTCTTTCTTAGAGGTAATAAAGTAATTATAGATTGTGATGGAGCATTATTAACAGAAGGTGCCGAGTTTAATTTCAATGGGGATAAAAGTAAAATCACAATTATAAATAAAGATTACTTACCATATGCTGGACAAAAGATAAATTATACCTTTGTTTATAACTTAGAGTCTGATTATGCTATTAAGCTTGAGCAGCAAGTAATAATAGCAACAGAAGATGATCAACAAACATTTTATCTTAATTTCCCATTCTATCCATATACTGAAACGACTCAAGGATTTATACTTATGCATAATAGCTTAATTATAGATTCTAATCTTATAACTGTGAATAAGTATGATTGTGGCATTCCGCTTGATGATGTTAAAATTGGAGATGAAATCGTTGTTCTTTACATCTTCAACAATAAATATCTTATCAGTAAGGATGAGTTACTTACGGTTGAAGAGAAGACAATTACTACTAGTTTAAGTATTGATGATGATCTTTTTATAGATATTCCTATCCCATTTAATGATTATATCGAGAATAGATGGGATTACTTTGTTGATTATACTCGTAATAGATTGCTAGATGAGTATGAAGTAATAGGTAATGGATTACTGTTTCTCGATCCTAAAAAGATACTCAACTATAATTCATTAACATTTACATTTATCTATAAAGAGTCATATTTAACTAGATCTGAGGATGAAGACTATTCTAAAGATATTGCTCTTAAATTTGTTAAGATTCCTCTTAACGCCGCAACCAATACTGACTATTTAAAAAAGGAAACCAATACTAGATCATATGATAGCATCACATTAAATGATAAATTTTGGGATGGAGATTGCAATCAGGATAATGCACATGCTGCAATTAAAACTAGCATTCTTAAAGAACAATTTAATTTTGCTAGAACTAAATATATGACATTGGAATATTTAGTTGAGTTGACTGATATGTCGTTTGAACTATCATATTTCTACAATATATTATATGATGATGTATTTAAAGAGGATCTTTTGACAATTAAAGTCCCTACTATTTCTCCTAATAAAAACTTTAAACTTAGCCATATATTTTGCTATATGACATCACTTGCCTACTTATATAGTGGTATCAGCGATACGATTATGGATACTCCTACAAAGGTATTGTATGTAAAAGGGTTTAATTTTAAGACTGATTTGACTTCTCTTAGAAATTATATCTTAGAACAGCGCCGTTTACCTGGGGATTTTGATGTGTTTAATTTCATCAATCCAGCTGAACAGATTCCATCTATAGATGAGTTTATCAATATTTATACAACTAATAAAGAAGTGTGGAAAACTATATGTGCAGGTATGACTGAGGCTAAGAACTACGATATATATAAGATATGGAAGAAACTATATGATGGGTTAATGATTTGCCAGTTTAATTTAGAATTCTTCAAATTATCTAATGGGAATGTAGCTCCAACCTTTACTGATTTCTTAAAAGAAAAAGATAACGTTCTCTATGTATCGCTAAAGACAATATCTGCTATTTCTGATCAAGAAACAAGAGATAATGAAATCATAACCATGATATCAGATATAGTCTATATACTCGAAGAATATATCGATGCCAAAGAGTTCAAATACGTCTACAGTCAGTTTCCTGGAGTGTCTGGAGAGTATGTACTACAATACTTATTTACTATGATTAATTTCTTTAAATCATATAAAGTTGTATTGAATCAAATGAATATTCAGTATATCTGTAATAATAAAACACAAAATACATTACGTCCATACGATACCCAATCTATGCAGATACATTTGGACAAACCAGACTATATAAATATAATAGAGACTAAAGATTCTGGTATTAATCTTATTAAGACAGATAATATAGGAATTAAAGAGAAATTATCCTTCTCGTACTACCAGGAGGATGGGGATATGATCTGATTGGACAACATATTATTAAATTGGTAGCGGAAGGAGAATAGCATACAATGAGTCTTGATTATTTAAAAGTACTCTTACCTCTAACAGATACAGTTGGAATAAGAGATGAAAAGCATTTCAATATAAGAACTAAAGTCGTTGTTAAATGCCAAGAAACTGGCGAGACTATATTTACTGAATCGAATAAACTAATTCTTCCAGGTGCAGGATTCTTGGCAAGGGCTATGTTTGATTTGGTTGGGAGTGAAATAACTCCAAGTTATAATACCGCTTTAGATCTAGACAATACAGTCTACGCCTCAATCCCTACTAGTGTGAATAAAGTAAGTTTATTCTGCGTTGGAACTGATGGATGTGGCAGAGAAAACTCTCAAGTTTTTGAAGAGGATTATCGTAAATGGATAGATCCAATAACTGGGCTTGTACCATTTCAGTATAGACCATTGGCTAAGGATATAACCGATTCTGCCAGAAAAGAAGTATATTTTGGTAGAAAAACATTAGATGCGTATTATGCATATTATTTTAAGAAGTTTGATTCAGACCCACAATTTACCCAGCAATTTACCGATGGTACTCCTATTGATAGTTCAATTTATTCTACAACTTCAACTTTACCAGTAGAGACAATTGTAAATATGCAAATGTCTGTTACCCCAGCAGATTGTAGAGATAATTTTATTGCCAGTACTGGTATTAACGATGCTAAGATTAATACTATCTCATTATGTACGGCATGGGCTAAAGTTATAGATGGATACAATGTATATCAAGATATTAGACCTGTCACCAAGCTCAATTTCCCTAACGAATGTTTGATTGACCTAAAAAAAGGTATTGATATCGATTACAGCGTTTATTTCTAATATATAAGCAGAGTAGTTTATCTACTCTGCTATATTTTCACATAAAATACATTAAACTAAGGGGTGATATCATGAAGCGAAAAAGTAATACTATTACTAAGAAAGAAGATATAGACTATTTTTGCTCTTTAGACCTGGAAACGCTAACTAGCTTATCTTTTATTATGGAACTCTTTGGCGAGTTTGGTAATAAACGTAGATTTAATCCGTATGATATAGTTACAATTCCAGCAGATTCCTACGGTCCCGAAGGTAAACGTAATAAGAAACCTTTCACAACAACTGTAGGACTATGGATATTTAATAAAGCATTTATAGAGCCGGAGTTGTTTGATTTATTAGGATATATATCAGATCCAATAACAAAAAAAGTTGCAAGCAAGATAAATTCAAAAATCGGGTATGCTGTATTAGAAGATAAAATTCCTTTAGAAGCGATGAAAAATTATATAATGACAACTCAAAAGTTCCAACCATATTCTAATATTCTTTGTCCTAGTTTTACAATGAATATGCTTCTCATAACAGATAAGCTAGCTTCTAGAAAAAAAGCTCTTTTGGATAAATATAAAGTTCAGATATCTGCAGGTGACGAAAAAGTAGTATCTATTATAGAAAAGGATCTACTGGATTATTCTAAAGACTTATTAGATGATGACCCATCTATGGATCTTTATAAGTCTGGTGCTAAAGGGTCTTTTGGTAATAACTTTAAGAATCTATTTGTCATGCGCGGAGCAATTAAAGATCCAGATCCTACTAAAGGATACGATATTGTGACAGATAGTTATATTGATGGTATTAAGAAAGAAAACTATAGCGCTATGGCTAAGTCACTATCCGCTGGTCCTTATGCTAGAGCAAAGAAAACTGCATATGGTGGTTATTGGGAGAAACTTTTCTTAAGAGCATTTCAACACATAGTTTTGTTACCAATCGGATCAGATTGCGAAACAAAGAGAACAATCAATGTAACAATAAGCGATAAAAATATTAGTATGCTTATGTATAACTATATACTAGAAGGAAGTAGATTAATAGAGCTAACTTCTGATAATACCGATCAGTATATGGGCAAAACTGTTAAGATGCGTTTCTCTTCTTTATGTGAAGATAAGAAAGGTATCTGCAACAAATGTGCTGGCAACCTATTCTATAGATTAGGTATACAAAATGTCGGGGTAGCCACACCACAGCTTGCATCTAGGCTGAAGGTTATTTCATTAAAGGCGTTCCATGATAGTCAAGTACAGTTACAAGAAATAGATGTGGCTAAAGCGTTTGGAATATAATTTTAGGAGGGTTTGATCATGGTATTGACAGATAAAGAAAAATTAGCGTTACTTGAAGTGGCATACGAGCCAGATGAAGGAGAAAATATCCATATAGTATTTGAGAAAGTGGGCTGGAGTGTACATCCTAGAATTTTGGGTGTATTTACAGACGAACAACATTCTCAGGCAAATGTATTATCTAAAGTGGAATGCAGATCTATCATTACAATTAAAGCAAATACATTAATAGATGGAGGGGTTAAATTTGAAGATTGAAATGGTAAGAGTCAACGATTCTGGACGTTTTAAACTTCCAGACGAATACGAAGCGAAATGTGCCAAAATCAATAGACTCTCTATTGATAATAATACCCTCCCTCCAAGTACATATGCATTGATCGGCCCTCGTAAAGCAGATATTACTATTCTCATTCCTAAAGAAACTGTAGTATATGCTGATATTGACCAACTATAATTAATATACCAGAGTAGGTAAACTACTCTGGTATATATTATTTTTTACATCATAATCAACCCTTTAATAACCTGGTTACTAACCAATTTATAGTTCAGGTATATATTATATAAGTGGTAAAGGGCATTTACTATTTTATGAGGAGGATTTGTATTTATGAAACTAAACGTAAAATTACAGTATCCGTTTAATGTAGACTACGAGTTTAGAACTAGATTAGAGCGAATCAATCTAGACAAAGAAATGGAAGCAGATATCGCTGCTAATAAAGGGTTCTTTATTAAAGAACCACAGGCTATTAATAAGACCTTGAAGAGTTCAGATTCTATTTATTCTGAACGCTTTATGAAAACGCTGCAAGACCCAGATGCATTTACCGATAGGTATAGTTGCAAGGATCATTGCACAGAAGGAAGAGATAATAAGGGTATGACTTGCCCAATATGTCATACCGAAGTAAAATTTGTTGGTGATGATTTTGAAATATTCGGGTGGATTAGAATTAAGGAGCCATATGCTATCATCCATCCAAACTTGTACAAATCTATTGCATATTTTATCGGCGTGGGAACTCTCGAAAATATTATCGAGCCAGAGATAGAATTGGATTATAATGGATTACCAGTAAGTGGATATGACAAAAGGGTTAATAAAAAGAAAGCAAAAAGAAGATATAGCAAACGAACCGGTAAGATAGATGAAACATTTGCCGGTATTGGCATGATGGAATTCAGAGAAAGATTTGATGAGATCATGGATTACTTCTTGACTAAAAATAAAGGTAACAAACGTGAGTATTATGATGATATCATGGCAAATCGTGATATTATATTCATGCACAACGTTCCGGTTTATTCCACTGGATTGAGACCATTCAAGACAGAAGGGAAAAGATTTACATTCGAAGGCACTAATGCCATATTTAATATCATGGCAAAGATTGCCGCTAAAATAAACAATGATGAGCTGAGCATCTATCGTAATAAAAAGTATAGAAATACTTTATTATGGGATATGCAAGAAAAGTATAATAAACTCTATGCGGAAATAGAGAATATTTGTTCAAACAAAAAGGGTTCTGTAAGAATGCTAGTTGGAGGTAGATGTAGTTTTACCTCTAGACTAGTTATCATTCCAGATCCTCTATTAAGAATGGATGAAATTAAGATATCATATTATAGCTTAGTAGAATTATTACAGCAAACTATAATAAATATCTTAGCTAGTTCTTTTAACACATCATATGCTAAAGCATATATGATGTGGTGGCGTAGTCAGATCACACCTAGCCCACGAGTAAGAGAAATTATTGAAAATCTCATACAAGCTAGTGGTGGTATAAATGTATTAATTAATCGGAATTCAGTGGAGTTCCCCAACATGGCGACATGTTGTTAAGGCTACCTTTTGAATTGCTGGGAAGTGCTAAAGCTTAGAACAGCTACAACGTAATCTTAACGGATAAGCGTGAATGCCGTCGAAAGACAGAAAAAATGTTTTAAGATGTCCTACGCTGAGAAAAAGGCATACTGTAGAGTATGCCGCTAAGGGATATAAACAATGTGCAATCAGCAGCGAAGCTCGTTAAATACGAGAACGTTCAACGATCATCGAAAACGCGGTTATTTGTCTTGTACGATAACTGGAAGTGAGTAGAGTAGCCTCCAAGCGGAGTGCGAAGTGAAAGGCATCTTTCTGAGATGAAGATATGATCTGGTATCCTATTATAATGATAGGGAAGTTCATAAAGAGAACTGCACTGATTAGCGCCCAGTGTGAACGTACGCCAACAATAAACTATGGATCTATTATGGCTATGCGAATCGTAGGCATTAATGATGACTATACTATGAGTTTACCATTGCAAATATTAACTCCATTTGCAGCTGACTTTGATTTGGCTGCTTAGCAGCCTAAGTCCCACTATATAGTAATATAGAGTGGTATCCTTTTTAATTGCTGGAAAGCGCTAGTGTTTCTAAAGCTACAACGTAGAGAGTGATCTCAAGCGTGAATGCCACCGAAAGGTAGAAAAAATTTAGAAGACGGAATATGGCGAAAGTCTAAGTTCCATCAGACGAAATGTGTTCCCAGCAGCGAAGTGTCAAAAAGATATAATGTATTGGCTTTGATAATGAAAGGGTGCGATATTAATGAATCAACAAGATATCGTTTATGCAAATTATTATAGATCAAAGCTTACACAGATCGTCGCTAGAGCTGACGAGGTATTTCTTGATATAAATTTTCCTGATTGTATTGGTTATATGGTAAGCAATTATGGAAGAGTGTATAGTAAACCAAGCGATATAATGGTTACTCAATTTCAGAATAGAAATGGTTATATGGAGTGTAAAATATATGAGGTGAATAAACTTATACACCGATTAGTATTTCAAACATTCCACCCTATTCCAAATCCAGAAGATTATGACGTTAACCACATAGATACATGTAAACAAAATAATCTTGATTGGAATTTAGAATGGATGACTAGATCTGAAAATTGTATACACGCTTTTAATAATGGGTTATCTAAGCAAGGAGAGCTCCACCCAAATTCTAAATATAGCAACGAGCAAATTCATACAATATGCAAATGTTTAGAAGATGGTATGGGGTATATGGGCCTGTGTGCATTCTTAGGGATAGAATACAATCATAATACCTGCACACTTTTACATAAAATAAAATCAGGACGTAGTTGGAAACAAATATCAAGTCAATACAAAATAAGATCTTTTTGATGAACGTTCAACGACTATCGAAAACGCGGTTATTCGTCTTGTACGATAACTGGAAGTGAGTAGAGTAGCGCCAAGTGGTGGGGAAACCCTTAAAGCGAAACGGAAGGCATCCTTAACGGGATGGTGATATAGTCTACTATCCAACTGTAATTGTTGGGAAGTTCATAAGAGAACTGCACAGATTAACGACCTGTGTGAATGTAAGGGGTGATTGTCTGAATATCCTGTACATACCGAATAAGGCTTTCTGGGAATCTGCAATATTCTGCTTCAATCCTAGAAACTCAATGTTGATTTCTAAGAACGATGGCAGATTTAATAATCAAGTTAACGTGTTTAAAGATATCATAATCAATGCTAACGGTATAATCAATCTTGCAAGAGATAATTATACTAAAGAGCAACTGGATAGGATAGAAGCTATCAAAGCTAAATACTCAGTATAAATATATAATAAGAACGGCATATGCCGTTCTTATTTATTTAAATTTAAGGGGTGAGTTATATTGAAAGATGATTACCGTAAAAGAGCGGCGATTTATGGAAATCCGCCACGTATTGGAGAAAATATTACTATTAGGAATACTATCAGTGGAAATCTTCAAATATTACGAGCCACTACACAAATAAAAGATCCGTTTATCAAAAATCTGTGGCATATTGGATTTACAAGTTCAAATCCAGCCGAAAATACATTTGATATAGGTGATAGTATAAACGGGTGCTTAATCAAATCATATAGAAAAATAATATGCTCGTCTTCAAAACCTAGTAGGAACGAGTATATTACTGTGGAAAATAGCAATGATGATATTATTGGAAGGATAGTAACTAGTATGTGTGTAGCAAAGGGTGAGTTATAATGCAAATTGAAGATGGAGTCTCTATAAACGAGACTCCTCCCCTTATTGGGGAGCATGTATTTATTAAAAATGGTAGCGGTAAAATTGAAAAGGTAAGAGTGGCTATGCATCTAAAAAATAAGGTGTATGAAAATGTTACTCATGTATTCTTTGCTAGTCTAAACCAAGATGACAATATCTATAAAGAAAATGGAGTGCCGTTTTGTGTAATGCAAACGTATGGTAGAATTAAAAGCACTCTGGCTATGAAAGATGAATTCTTATTTAAAAGAATATTACGTACTACTGATAAAAAGCATATTGCACTATTATGGACTAAGGAGTGATTTATAATGTTAGTTGCTGATATTAAAAGTCTCCCTGCTATTGGGGAAAGAGTTATTATGGAGAATAGTGTCCATGGAGAAATGGAAGATTTAAAAGTAGTTGGGCACTTACCGGACGATGAATTACTTAACACTGTTCATGTATTCTTCGCTAGCGATGATCCTGCAGATAATGTTAATATCGAAAATGGAATAGCTTACTATTCTATTAGAACATATATGCCTGTACCTGAAGGGGTATAGGCGCATTATATATGATATGGATAATATTTTAAAGTGGAGGGGAATAAATAATGACGTGTGAAAGTAAACGTGGAGATAAACGGGAAGGTGCAGGAAGGAAATCAACTGGTCTGGGAAGGGAAGTTTATTACGTTACACCAGAAGAGGGTATTAAGTTACGTGAACTTCTCGATGAACTTCGTAAATCCGCTCAAATAGATAGTCCGCCTCCGACGACTACTATTATATTTAATGCGCTTAATGTCTTAATTGAAAACGAAGATATAATATCTATGTACGTCGAAGGGTATAATGTGCTAGAAATAAAAGAAAAGTTAATGCTACCCAATCTTGAAAGTATTACTAAGCTTCTTAAAGAAAACGGATATACTATACCTAGATCGGCTATAAGGTATTTAACCAAAAAACAAAAAGATAGAATAGTAGAAATGTTTATAAATGAATATAGCTGGCGTAAAATTGGAATGGAATCAGGTTTATCTAGAAGCACTATAAATAAATTACTAAGTGATAAAGGTCTTTTATAAAAACTAGTATTTTAAAGTGGAGGGGTAATAAATAATGATAGATGGTATTAGAGATATTAATGGTAAACTAATCTATGAAAATATTAAGCTAGAGCCTAATATGGTAGAATGGAAAAATAGAGCATCTATGGATGAGGTCCTTAATGAATATGGATTTGATGCGCTTAAAGCATTAGGCTTGGTAAATATTGATGATCCGCAAATAATATACACGTTGTTAAGTGGTATAGGCGAACATATACTAGCGCCAGTACATCTCTTAACTGGTCTGATAATTAGAACGAGTAATGCGTTTTATGTATTAAAATCTTTAGAAAAAATAATATCGGTTAATGATATATTATACAATCCTAGATGGGAATTTATCAATAAGCGGGTATTCCAATGCGGTATTCATCGCACAGGACCATTCACCCCACCAAAAATTGATAAAGAGTTTTACGAAGGTAAATATTTTATTATCGATATCTCTAGGTTTATTATTAGAAAAGAAAGTAATGCTGATAGTGGATATATGGTTTTATCTAAAGGTATGATGCAAAGTTAAGAATATAAAGGGGGAGAATTTAAATGAATACTCAAAAAAATAATAAGAAATATCCAACTGTAAAACAAAAGGATATGATTGTAGAAAAGTATAACACTGGATCTAGTTTAAGTAAATTAGAAACGGAATTTGGATTTCCTCAAGATGTTATACGTAGAGTAATTGTCATTCGTGGTCTAGAAAAATAGAAGAAATAAACCTTTACCCAAACATACGGGTAAAGGTTTATTTTTTATAAGAGGGGTGATTATATGCGTAAAGAAGACAGACCACTAATTTATATGCCTATTGAAAAGCCGATAGAATGTATACGGGAATTCAATAAAGCGTTAAATGTTAGTTTATGCGTTCCTTCAGTTTCTAATTCATACTCTATGTGTGTAGAGTATATAACTGGGTGGATTGAATCTAAATTCCAATCAGATTATTTTAAAAGTACTCATATCGAAGGTATGAATATACTATCTGATTTTAGATCACATGATAAAAATGAGTTGGTTAAACGTTTAAAACCAGCTCTTTCTATCGTACCGCAAATAGATAATGAGTTTGATAGAGAGCATTTAGATCTATATAATTATGGGACTAATCTTCTCTATAATAAATGTAGTTATAAAGATGCGTTCTTTAAAGATCTAGGAAAGAAAAACTTTATATCTATAGCAATGGAAGTCTTACAAATGAACTTTAGTATTAGAATTAAAGTATCATCTAAAGCTCATGCATTAGATCTTGCTAAGTTTATTCAAATGGCTTTCAGATCTAATGGGACGCAAGGAAAGTATGTGGATATGGATTTTCATATTCCTACAGAATTAATGATGAAAGTTGCAATAGATAGCGGATTTGAAATAAGTAATAACGAAGTTACTGATATGCCTGGATTCTTGTATTATCTTAATAGACACTCTCAGTTGCCATTCATGTATAAACTGAGATCTATAAAGGGTAAGTATGAATACTTTATTAAAATGAGCGAGATGTATATTCATACTAGAACTAATAATGTTTCAGTAGATGATGGAGAGCGCGAAGGTCAATTGATAAATAACTTTATTGTTGATTTTGATTGCGTTGTAAGATTTCCAGTTCCTAAGTTCTATGCATATTATTCATTAGAACAGCATGAGCTAATAAGAGGACAAAAGATGGATGGAACATACACAGTTTACGACCTTTGTATGACTAATATTCCTCAAGTTAATTCTAAAGGTTGGAATCAATATATGACAACCGAATATTTAGATGATGACGCTAACTATAAAGCCAAGACTCCAGTAGAAATTAGTCTGGAAGATCTATTCAGTGGAACAGGAAAAGGGCGGCTAAAGGAGATTGCTGATTACACTAAGTCACTATACCTGTCTCCATCAGTATTTATCGAAATAAAGCTTTTCAATGACACTAAAGAGGTTGAAACGGAGATAGACTGGACTAACTATACATTAAAATCTAAGATCGCTATGGTTAATATTAAGTCATTTATAGTTATTTACACAGATCTGGGGTATATAAACGAACAGCAAATAGCTATAAACAAATACAAGGATTCTAGAATTAAATAAGATAAAGGATAATATTATGAATAAAACAGAATATCTACTATCATGCCTAATTGAAGAAAGTTCTGAGGTAATAAAAGCCACAACTAAATCTTTACGTTTTGGGTTGAATGGGACTTATTGTGGCAGCGCAACAAACGCACAAGATATAGAAAAAGAATATCATGAACTAGTCGCAATAATTGAGATGTTGGAGGCTCACGGAATAATCACCCTATCTAATCGTAATATCCAAATAAGAGAGAAGAAAGAAAAATTACTTTTATATATGGAGCACTCTAAAAATCTCGGTACGTTAATTGAATAAATTATACACCCCTATACTATTTCTAGTATAGGGGTGTATAATTTGTCTTTTTATATTTTGCCATATGTAGATTTAGTAACAGTCTTGAACATTACAAATCTTTTTATTAGGATGACTAATAAAATATTACTATCCCATAATAAAGTTACGTTACTTAAATTAGGTATTAACGTAGGAGTAGTGCGAGTTGTTACATCACCTAAACCTAATTGACCATTATCATTAATACCAAATCCTTTTACTGTACCATCGTTTAGGAGAACTAAAGAATGACTATATCCGTCAGATATTTGTTTTACATTAGTTAGACTGGGTATTAACGTAGGTGTAGTAATTGGCGTTGTAGTATTACCTAACCCTAATCGACCATCGCCATTATAACCAAATGCTTTTACTGTACCACCGTTTAGTAAAACTAAAGAACGAATATTACCACATGATATTTGTTTTACATTAGTTAGACTGGGTATTAATGTAGGTGTAGTAATTGACGTTGTAGTATTACCTAATCCTAATTGACCATAGCCATTATACCCAAATGCTTTTACTGTACCACCGTTTAGTAATACTAATGAATAATTTTGTCCACCTGATATTTGGGTTACGTTAGTTAGACTAGGTATTAACGTAGGAGTGGTATATGGAGAAGTAGTATTACCTAAACCTAATTGTCCATTATTATTATACCCAAATGCTTTTACTGTACCATCATTTAGTAAAACTAAAGAATGACTACTACCACATGCTATTTGGTTTACATTACTTAAACTAGATATCAGTGTAGGGCTGTGTTGATCTGTAGTATTTCCTAAACCTAATTGACCAATATTATTACCAAATCCATATACAGTACCATCGTTTAGTAAAACTAATGAATGATTACTACCACATGATATTTGCTTTACGTTAGTTAGACTAGGTATTACTATAGGACTAGTATATGGAGTAGTATTACCTAAACCTAATTGACCACTAGTATTATAACCAAATGCTTTTACTGTACCATCGTTTAGTAAAACTAAAGAATGACCATTACCACATGCTATTTGTTTTACGTTACTTAGACCAGGTATTAATGTAGGAGTAGTAATTGGAGTAGTTGTATTACCTAAGCCTAATTGCCCACTAGTATTATCGCCAAATGCTTTTACTGTACCATCGTTTAGTAAAGCTAAAGAATGCATATTTTGTCCCATTATAAACACCTCTTATTCTTTTATATTTAATCATGTGTTGTATAGCTATGAGTTAAACAATATCTCTATACTAGAGATAGTATAGGGATATGCTCTGTTTGTAATAGTGGTATATCTTGATGATATATTATAAAAGTGAGAATAAATAAAATAATTATAATATAAGGGGAGATTTTATTATGTATAAAGTTGTAGAAAATACTATGGTAGTTAACGAGGATAACATTATGCGTGGGGTATTAGCTTTGACTAATGAGACTGAAGATTCAAGTGTTATCTTTGAAGGTTCTGATTCGTTGGACGATGACAATATTGATTGTCTAGAAAAGATGAAGATCGTATTTCAGAACTTGCCTAAAGATATTAAGGTATTACAATTTGAAAAGTATTCAGTTACGCTTGAAGGCGATACCGCATTAGAATTAATGGTTGATATTGTCGAAAATACTATCAAAGCAGTTAAAGCCAGACTTAATTAATAAGGAACTTCGGTTCTTTATTTTTTCTCAAAATAGAGAGGATAGCATTTAGCTATCCCTCTTATCTATTTATTTAGATATTGTAGATGCGGCATAACCTACGCCAACACCTATGAGTGTTCCCCATACTGTTTGTTGAGTTTTCTGTCGTTTAAGAACAGCTTGTTCATGCTCCATGCCTAATACAGTATTAGCAATTTCTCGTTTAACAATAGAATCGATATCTAATGTAGATGTGGTTTCTTGTGTTATAACAGTCTTACCATCCACAATTGCTGTACCGTCTAAATTTGTAGTTGGCAGTTCTTGTTTTTTGCCATTATAAGAAACAACAATTGGATTTACTTTATTAGTAACTTCAATACTAGCATCATTTTTAGTTGCCTTTTCTACGTATTCTGTCTTAACAATAGTATCACCTTTTATGTATTCCTTTAATGGAACACCTGCAGCTTTTTCTGCTTTAGCTACAGCAATAACAGCTTTTTCTTTATCATCTATTACTGTAGCATACGTGGCTTTAAAAGTGTTATACTCTAAGTTTAGAGCATCCAATTTTCCCTGATAATATTTGGCGGTGTATTGATATGTTGCTATTGAGCATACAAGGGCAATTATAATAATTGCCGCTATGTTCTTAACTGAAGCCTTTTGAGAATCGGTTAACACAATGTTCATTTAACTTTCCCCCCTTATTATTATAAGATATAAACGTATGAAGATCCTTTAGCTTGCACTAAAATGTCCCCATCTATATCTTTATGAGTTTCTACCATAACTATTATATCTCCAACAATATCCGCATTTATGGGCATTTCTACAGAAATATTCCCATCAATAAATGAAGTACATTTTTGCATAGCTATAATATCACCATTAATATCGGTTGATATATTTTGATATACAGTTATATCACCATTAATATCTTCAACCACCCCAGGTATTACGTTAATATCGCCATCGATATCTACAGGATCTGCTGGAAGTTCTACGAATAAATATCCTGATACTTCCTTTGCAATCGGTTGAGATACTGACACCTCACCATTAATATCAGTGATACTATCCTCTTTATTAATAACTAGATCACCAGTAATATCAACAAGAGTATATCCTTTAAGCGACACCTCACCAGTTATCTCGGCGCTAATATCTTCTTTATCAATGACCAAATCACCAGTAATATCGATAGGGTCTGTTTTAACTGCAGCATCGATATCACCATTAATATCATTAGATTGAATTGGCTCTAGGTTAATAACTAGATCTCCATCAATA